TTATTATTATTATTATTATTATTATTATTATTATTATTTCTCTTAATATTGTCTTATAATCTTCTTAATATTTTCTTATACTATAAATTATTATAAAAAATACTAACTATACTATTTAATTAGTATAATTAGTATTTTCTTAATTATTTAATTAGTATTTCTCTCTCAATTACGATAAGAAGTGACGAGATAATTCTTCTCCTCAACTTTTTTGTTACGAATATGACCAAGAAATCAAAAACTCCAAAGAATATAAATTAGTAATTGTCCTTACTTCAAACCCTTACTTAGTATCTTCTTAATATCACTAACTTGCGCGCCTGTCAATCCTTTCTGATAATCACCATAACGAACATAAGGACAAGATAAGCTAAGTCCATAAGTTCCGAACATAGTTTCTACAGTATACTCTGGCATACAGCGGCAAATTTCTTCGTTATACTCAGTATATTTAAGAAAATCAGTAAGAATAATAGCTTCGTTTCTATACAAGTGAATTATTGTTTCTTCTTTTAAACCTGGAACCCAAACAGAAATTGACATATTGCCGCAAGCATAAGTTTCCTCATCAACTTCTAAAGAAGGATATTCAGCAGTATCAAAATCAGTATCAAAATCAGTAACAGCAGTTATATTGCTATTCTCTCTGGGAGTGTTATTATAACTCTTTGGTATCTCCCATATTACCATAGCAAAACATATACTATAAAAAATTATAAAAATTATGGCAACGATTATAGTGAAAATTCTTAGAATTTTCTTAACCATTAATAACCTCACCTCCTAGGCTGCGGCCGCACTTATATTATCTTTTAAAATAAATATCAATAAGAACATCATAAAGGTCTTCTGCCGAATAAAAAGGATATTCCTTACCATTTATCATTATATTATCCTCTTCATACTGTCTCCCGAAATCTCTATCCCAACAAAAATAAGAAATTAAAGGTTGACACTCGTTAAAATCAGCAAAGCCTTTATCTTTCATAACTAAAGAAAGTGTTTCTTCATATGAATCCATGATATTGGTTACTGGATCACCATAAAATTCTACTTCTAAAATATCTTCAATTTTATTAATATTATCCCAATATTCTTTTATGCTATTAATTGCATTACAAAATTCTTCTTTTGACAAGGGGCAATTCATTTTGTCTCCCTCCATTTTATAATAATAGGCTCACTGCGATGGAACAAAGATTTTATTTTATTAATTACCATATAAATTTTCTGAATTACTTTCATAGGACTCTCCTTCCAAATACTCTTCAATTGACACTTTGTTTTCTCTACTATAATTCTTAGAACAATCTTCACAATATGGAGAAATCCAATTCAAAGTTATTTTAGTAGCTGGCTTACCGCAATCAATACAAGTTCTTATACTAGTATCTTCGTATTTATAGATAATATCATCTAATTCTTTAGTCGACCAATTGGTATACCATCTAAGTCTTCCATATTTTTCTTTAATTTGAAGAATACGGTAATTGGAAGAAACTTTATAAGAGTGAACTTCATCAATTTTATCAAGGACTTCCTTTATTTCTTTACACAGATTCTCTCCAAAAGACTTCCTCCATCCTTCTGGCATACTATCTAATTCAGTCCAAGTATAATCATAATCTTTAACAATATCCCCTGTCCACCTATTAGTTGGAATCAAAAAGTGATATTTCTTGCATAGCTCTTTATTTTTCTCAATCTTACTCATTAAGCTATTCCTCTCTCACGAAACCATTAAAAAAATCCTGAGGATTTACTTGCGGCGGAAGCTCAGTCTCCTCAACATCTTTCCACTCATATTCAAGTGGCGGCGGGCTGACTGAAGAAATCAATTCATCGAAAGTCACTCCATTGCTTATCTTGTCACTCAAAGAAACTACAAAGAGTTGTAATTCTTTTCTTCTTTGGGCACAGAAGCAAATAGCATACTTATCTTTTCTTATATAAGCTCCACAATCCTCAATTATAATAGCATGATTATCTGCAAATTTAAGAATCTTTTGAATACTTGCGTTAAGAAAAGACTCTACATCATTTTGTTTTAAACTAGAATCTATCCATATTTTCATTTATATCATTCCAAACATAGTAATAACACGACCAAATCCTATGAGAGCAACAGCGAGAAACAGACCTCCCAGGTAAATTCTCATTCTAATTTCTTTCAAGGATAAATTATCCATTCTATTTTGAGCCGCCTGCTTACCCTTCTCATTCCAATAGTCACACAAACCATAGTAAATATAAATAAAGCCAGTAAGAACAAAGCATAAAGAAGCAATGCTCATACAAGTCAGCTCAAATTCCATTATACTCCCTCCATTTTTCCAAGTTATTTTCCATCTTCTGTTTAAAAACCTCTCCATTATTTTCTAACCCAAAAGCTTCCATTACTTCCCTATAGCAAGTCCTATTGGGAGTAAAACGACTGTCGTTAAAAATAAAACTATCATCATTATTCAAAGCCATTCCAATAGCCGCAGCCACCCCAGCAGAACGACTAATTCCCGCTTCACAATGAACAACAGCACAATCGACTCTATCCTTAAAATCATTTACTGCCACCGCAATATCCCTAGCTTGATTATCACTAATAAGAATTCCTCTCGTATCCCCTTCTTCAACATCATCAAACTCAAAATAGAAGATAACAAGATTTCTTTTACAAAATGAGGAATGCGACTTCCATTATCACGAATAGAGATCATAAGAGTTTTCGGATGATTGCTATAAGAATAGCGAATCGCCTGCTCTCTATTCATAACTCTAATAGGAATCATATTACCACATCTCCTCATATCTATTCCTTGTTATTGTCAATCTGATTCTTTCGCAGATTTCTTCACTTTCTTCTTCACTCTCTTCTTCGTCATATTGAAGCTTAGGCTGATTATCTCTATAATCGCCATATCCAAATTCTCTGGCGTCAAGGCGACCTTCATCAATTAGATCAAGGTAAGTTTGGCGAAGCATATATTTGACAGTTTTTCCTCTTACTGTTCCTTTAACCACCATTCCAGATTCAATCAATTTTTTTAGTTCCTGAGCAATTTTTTGAGAAGTTACTCCTGAAAGAGCAAAACAATAAGGGGAAGTTTCCTTAATAGTATTTATATCAATTCCGTTAAAAGTAGCCAATTCTTGAAGTGCAGCCAAGATATTATAGCGAATCTCACTTTCTTTTTGCTTAGAATACTTTCCCGCAGTATATCTTGCTCCCATCTTTATTTCCCCTTTCTTACTTTCTATAATAATTATACCATACTTTCTGAAATTTGTCAATAAGAAAAGAGAGGCTATTAAGCCTCTCTTGATTATTCCGCGGCCGAACCAGTATAAGTTCCTTCTATTCCGCAAATAATTTCTCCTACTTTGATTTTATCAGGTGTTAATCCAATTACTTGAGCAAGCAGTTCATTAGTAATATTCATTTCTACAATAGAACCTGTTTCATAGAATTTGGAGCTAGTATTAGCAACTCCAAAAAACTTATATCCAATATCGTTATTGCCTTCTCCACTTTCTGCGTTCTCAAGATCATAATCACCAGAAGAAATAGTTTCATCAGGAATAATTCCAGCTTGCGCGGCATTAACAGTTACTTTTGATAAGAACTTGCCAACAGAAGGAAAAACTTCTTGAATTTCAGAACTTGGAGTAACGGTTTTTTCTTCTGTTGGAACTGCTGCAATAGTTTGCGCCCCAGCTAAATACTGACCAGCAGCGATAGTCTGAGCAGAAGTTGCAGGGGTGTAAGTTTGAGCAGCTTTAGAAGAAATAGTTCCTGTTATTTTTGCTCCATCTACATAAGCTGTCTTTCCATTAAGAATATCACTTGCCGCGGCAGTTCCATCAGAAGTATCAAGCTCTTTAAGAGTTCCAGTTACTTTTCCGCCAGCAATATAAGCGGTTTTACCTTCTTTAATATCTTCCGCAGTAGCAGTAGCGTCTTCTGTGTCATCACTAGCATCGGCAATGGCTAATGACACTGCAACGTTAGGATTCATCGTTGGGACGTTTTTCAAGTATTTATATAAATTTTCCATAGGATAACCTCCTTAAAATAATCTCCTACTATTAAGTAATTTTTTATTTTAAGTTCTTTAAATAAAGGAAAAAGCTAAAAGAATAGAATCTTTTAGCTTATAAAAGGAAAGGAGATTACTTATCTATCACTCTGCGTTTATAGAGGCTTGTGACTCTCGCATTACGGCGGCCGCATTAGAAACAGAGTAGACCTACCGCTGGCCATCTCGCTCCTCTCGGAGCTGACGAGGACTCGACCCTCTACTCTATCTTTACTAGACTAAAGTGCATCCATCTAGCAGCTTCTCCGAGACTTTCGGCCACGGAAGCCGGAACACTTTTCGTATGTTCAATATACGGGAAGTTTAAACGGCCCCTTCCAAGTAAATAATATTGAGAAGTAAGTTTCCGAGGCTTACTTCGTTACGCCGCTGGCACGGCGCCACCAGTAGTGCCAGCTACTGGAATTTTATTCCCTACCATGCTTCCCTTCCGCCCAACCAACCGTTTTGATATCAAGGTGTCGGTTTGCACCAGACGAGGCAAGGCTCTTTCATCCTTGCACATAGAGGTATGGATTGCTTCCCATTCAGAAGACTTATGTTCCCTTACTCTCGCTATTGTCTTACTGCCTTTTATTTGGCTACTCGTCACAGTTGACCTCCCACTGCAAGGGCCTATTCACGACGTATATAGACCTATGCCGATCTGGGAATTTACCTTTAAGGAGGGTTTTACCAGATTTTACTTACCCAAGCTTTCTATATTTATTATATCATACTAAGAGTAAAAAGTCAATATATTTAACGAATCCAGAAAGCAGAAATATCTTCAACGCGAAGAATCAGTTTTCCAATTTGAATAGTTCCTTTTAGTTCTTCTTTCATACCTTCTTTTAGACAACTTTGAAAATTAATTTTAGTTTCTTTGTCTTCTACAAGATGTCGGCTTTTCAGAACTTTTCCGTTTTTAAGGATGATTTTTTGCACGAAGAATCTTCTTCATATTTTCTCTTCCTTTCTTAACTTTCTATAAATATTATAGCATACTAGAGAATAAAAGTCAAGATTTCTAATTATTTCTATCGAATGTTTCCCTCATATCAGCAGCAATAATAAAATTAGCCATAATTATTCTTCCTTTCTGCTATCCTGATTTAATGAAAAGTTAGAGAAGAATTTTCTTAAAGAAAGATAAAATTTAACTATTCTAATAGCTTTCAATTCAGCTAAACTCTTTTTAAGGTCTTTATTTTGTTGTTCTAATTTAGAGATATAATCTTTTTGATTAGATATCTTCTTTTTCATTTCAACAACGCATTTTGATATTTCATTATTCTGAGAAATATTACCTTTTAGCCTATTGCAAACTTCACAACAAGTTTGATAATTATTAAATCTATCATGACCGCCCTTAGATTTTGGTTTTTTATGATCTTTCGTGAAAAGAATTAACTTTCCATTCTTTTCTGTAAAAAATTTAATTCCTATCCTTCCATTCCCATTGTCTATGGCGAATGCTTTAACTGCTTCTGCGCCGCAAAAGCAGCATTTTGGATTTTTTGCGATAACCTTCATAGTATCAGAAATAAAAATCTCTTTCATTTCTCCTTTATAAAGATAAGAAAATTTTCTGCTAATAGACATATTTATTTTCCCTATTGCAATCTGAACAGGAATTTCAAAAAGGATCTTTTCCAAAGAGATTCTCCTTTCTTCTCTCTTTTACATTTATATTATACCATATATTTTATAAATAGTCAATAGTTTTAACTATAAAGAGTATCAATAGATAAATTACCATGCACATCAGCTCTAATTTCATAAACTTCCTTATCTTTAGACATTGAAGAATTTTTTATCATAGAAAGTGTTAAAGTAATTGGAGCAGAATCTTGTGTTTCAACATATTGAATATTACTGTCTAAAGAATCAACTACATCACTATAATACTTACCATTACCTTCTAAGATTTTCCCTTCATCAGAATAATAATGATTAAATGATTTTCCATTTATCTTAACCATTTCTTTTACTACCATTTTTATCCTCCTCAATTTTCAGTATAATCCTCTAATGGTTTAAAACTATCAGATAAAACAGTCCAATTTGGAGAACTTTTATATGATTCGATTAAATTGGATGGAACGTAAATAAAACCATTCCCGTTAAAAATAGGTGTTTCGGCAAAAGCTCCGATATCAGATAATTCACAAACTTGTCCGGAAGATAAAATTAAAGTTTCTAATGGACAGTAAGCAAAAGAAGAGCTCCCTATTTTAGTTAATTCCGAAAAAGATATTTTTTTCAAATTTGTACATTTATAAAAAGAGTAAATATCAATTTCTTTTATTTTGGGGAAATCTGCTTCTGAAAATCCACACTCTGAAAAAGCATAGCTCCCTATATATATCGCTTTAGGAAAATTAATATTTTTTAAGTTAGTACAGCCATTAAACGAATAGCTTCCTATGATCAATACTTCTGGAAAATTTGCAGATTCAAGAGAATCACAATTTTCAAAAACTCCTTCACCGATATTTTCTACATCGTTAGTTATTTGAACAATGCTTTTATCAATAATTTTATTTATATCTCCACCAGTAAGTTCCTCTTCATAACTACTTAACATTAAGCAAAGAATTTGCCTATTAACATTATAAGGAGTATACATAACATAATCAAGAATTTCTTTTTTTGTCATTTAATCACCTCTAATTAAATGTAAAAAAATAGAAACTAAAATCTATTTTAATAAGAAAAAGAGCGACAATGTTGCCGCTCTTCTCCTTTAGATATATCTTAAACAGACTCTTAAACGCCCACTTAGTGGGAAGAGTCTGATTTTAACGATCCCAGGCCCGAAGGAACTGGAGATTAAACTGGCATTAGCCAATAACTTTACTCCTTGAAAGTTTAAGTCAAACGTCTTGTTATTTTAAGTGCAAGATCGTTGTTGCACTATGGCGGGCTAGGCGTGACTTGAACACGCGACATCCAGTTTAACAGACTGACGCTCTAGCCTTCTGAGCTACTAGCCCTCCTTTTATGGTAGGGATGGTGAGAATCGAACTCACTTGATGTCCAGTTCCCAAAACTGGCGGCTGACCTTTAGCCCACATCCCTATATGTGGCTTCCTTTCTTCCGCAGGAGCGAAGCCAATTCTCTCTGGCCTTAGTTGTAGTTTAAAGTCAACACTAAATTAAGCGCGGACGAATCCTTTCTTGACTATTCTAGTTAGGTGGAGTATCCTCCAAACCGCAGGAATTCGATTTACTCATAAAATCTTCCTCCTTTCACTAGATTTAGCTTTAAGGTCAGCTAACCACACATTGAATAACGCTTTTCTCTGCGTAGGAATTTGTTTTCCTTGGATGCGGGTCCGGTAACACTCACGGACTCCAAGGTAATGACCTTAGCAGATTACTTAATCTTATACCCGCCAAATGGGTGCAGGTCCCGGCTCCGCCCCGGGGATCTCAAGGTAATGACCCTTGCGACTTAAACTGACTTGTCCAACCTGCGATATAGAAGTGAGTATAGTGCCCTCACTTACGGCTTAAAATCAATCAGAATATTCTTTTTTCCATTTGAACCCATAAGCAGAAGCTTTAACACCTCTTGCGGCATCGGAAATATGTTTGGCTTTTTGAGCTTGCTCTTTTTCTTCTAAGTCTGGAAATATCTCCACCGCGGCAGCTTTGGCTGTCTTAAAGGTTTTTATAAACTTTCCATCTTTAGAAAATTGTTTTAAAACTAAAATACCTTTTATACTATCCTGACTTTCTTCACTTGGTGGTTTTGCTCCATTGTATCCGTGCTCTAATGAGTCAAAATAATTTATCCAATAAAGTTCTCTCTCATTTAACAGTTCGTCTTGAACCGTTTCGATTACTTGAAATCTGAAGAAATTTATTCCTAATTCTTTAATATCTCGATAAAGAGGAATATCTCTTCTGTCGATATCTAAAAGATGTCCTGCAAAACGCTTATAGGGTTCTTGCGTAGTCTGTCCAACGTAGATTTTATTAGACAGCTCATTTTTTATAATATAAACATATCCCATATCACTCACCTCTAATTGTAAGTGATTTTTCTAAGCTTATATTATAAAATTTTGGGTAAGAATTCGGCTTATTCAGCCGAATTCTCCTCTTTCTTTGCTTTCTTCTCAGCCTTTTCCGCCTTAATTCTCGCAGCCTCAGCTCGCTTCTGTGCCAGTTCTGCCTGCTTTGCCAGCTTCTCCTGATACTCAGCACGAGTAGCTTCGAGATCAAACTTAGTTGCATCACACACAGAAATCTTCAGCTTTGCAAACTGCCCATCTCCCAAATGAATCAAAGCGCCATCAGCGATAACCTCAGTCTCCTTACCATCCTGAACAATAGCATTCAGAGCAACCTCATACAGATGAGAACGAACAATAGCCTGATCCTTAACACTCATTTTTTCCGCCATACTTGACACCTAATCCTTTCACTCATAAAATATTGTTTATTTTGAAAGAGGATTTTCTCTCTTTCACTATATTTATTATACCATAACTATTTATAAAAGTCAATACTTAAAGCTGGTTAGAAAGTGTTTTATCAAAACGATAATCTGCGTAGTCAATTCGAGACCCAATTTCTTCTACAATATTCTGCAAGATATTCTCCGCCCTCATCAGAGCCATTGACCGTGCGCGATAATAATTTGCTAGCATTCTGTTTCGAGCAAGCTTCATTCCATATTCTTCATCCCACTCATCTTCAGGCGAACACTTGGCTTTTCCTCTATAAATAGGATTCATCATAAACTTATCCATCCTATATCCGTCACGGTAAATGTTACGGATACCCATCTTTTGAAGAACGTCAATAGCATCATATTCACATTCTCTCATAATTGCCACAATCGTTCTCTTTTCCTCATCAATGTAGTAAATAATTTTACTTTTACTTTCCTCATTATTATCCATAATTTTAGAATAGTGAGTGGCGTAATCTCCTAGATCAAATTTCTTTGACATAACAATCTCCTTCATTTATTTTCTATATTTATTATAGCATAATAATTTAAAAAAGTCAATACTTATGACTCTTTATTCTTATCATAAGGACAGGTTTTATTCGCACCAAAATTAAAACCATTATTAGATATTAGCATAAGAGGAAGAATATCTCCCATGTCGCCTTTATTATCCATTAGCATACACATAAGCCAAGGATTATTCTGGAAATCCATAGCTCCTCCATTCAGATAGGTCATAAGCATAAAAGTTTTTGCATCAAATCCATCATTATTCTTATCTCCCATCATTAGGAAGAAAGGAAGCATATTACCGAAAGGATTGCTCTCATCAATAGTACCCAAAGCTCCCTCTCCCATCAATGAAACAACTTTAGTGTAGAAATCGAAACCGAAAATATTCCGCAGAGGCAGAATATTTTTAACTTCATTGCTTCTAGGTTCAATAACTTCGAGAAAATTTCCACCCGAAATATCTTTTACGATAACATACGAATCTCCATGACGGACGATATCTCCAACTCTAATATCTTTAATCGCAACAGGAAATAGGTACAACAGACCGTCCATATCAAAAGTAAAGTCAGTGACATCAGTAATAGTCAGCTTACTTTATCATAAGCAACATATTTATTATTATCAGTGCGATAAGCAAGACCGCCAATAGACATTTTAATATCATTACCAGTATATCTGCCAAACTCAACATTACCAAAAATCTTATTCATGGGTTTTATCTCCTTTTTCTTCATTCTAATAGACTGAGTATCTAAAATAATATCGTCAATACAAGAGTAAAAAAGATAATTATATAAAATAGGAATTTCAAGAGATTTATCTGTATTAGCTTTGATAGAATCTTGCAGAGCATCTGCCTTTAAATTTTTTCCGAACCAAACTAATTCAACTAATCTCTTAGGTGTGATCCCACTGGTAGGGGAATCATACTTGTTATATAGTTTATTGTCATAAATTATTTGTTCAACGTCTGTTATATATTTTCCAGTTATTTCAACTACAGCATTATTATAAGTATACCCATCAGAATTTCTTATTTTATAATGATATCCAATTTTTGCTAATCTAAAATTTTTTTCATCTACAGTATAAGCATATGGTTTACCAGTCAACAAATTGTTATTAAAAAATTTACATACTAAATAATAATACATATCTTGCTCCTTTCTTAATTATATTATACCATATTAATAAGAAAAAGTCAAGTTACTTAAAACTTAACTATAATTTCACATCCACTGTTTCCTCTTTTTAGTACAATCTTTCCAACTTTTAGAGGAACTTCTCCAAATATCATCATAGAGATCGGGAAGATTGTTGCTGCGGCGCGCAGGTCTGATATACTTATAAATTTCTGGATTTGAATTTGATTTTTTCTCTCGAAAAGTTTTTACTGCTCTAATACCATAGCATCTGCGGAGTTTACCAGTTCCAGGAACAGGTCCTCTTCTAAATTCAGGAAGGTTACAAGGTTTTCTCCACCAACGCCAGCCATAAGTTCTTTTAGGATATTTAAAGTTCAAAATTTCATCTTTGAACTTTCGAATATCAATAATACGGAAAAGACCGTCAAAAAACATATACTGACGAGTAAAATACTCAACCTTATACTCACGAGGCCCTGTCCAAGCAATTTGTCTATACGTATCATTCTTATTCATACTAATTTGAAAAAACTTAGGATTGATACGAGTGGCACAATACTCAATGAGTTTACTCTTATCCCCAATCTTCCAATATTTATTAGTATAAATATCAAGACAAAAATATTCGGTTGACTTATCAAAAGTTTTATACATTATTAAATACCTCCTTAAAGATATTTAATAATCAGTCCACTTCCTCATAATTTCACCTTCTTATTTTAATGGACCAGCAGACGGGACTCGAACCCGCAAGCGTCCGCCTTGGAAGGGCGGCATTCTAGCCATTTGAATTACTGCTGGATTTATATAAAGTAGGTATTGCTAAATAGCCAATTACGCACTAGTAACCTCGGACTTATCTGGGGTTTGCCTTGTTAGCAAGGAATAAAAAGACTATCAAAAAGTTAAATGTTTCCCGCTATTTTTAAAATAGCAACTCTATGTAAAAGCAATACCTACTTTCTTTTATTCTTCTGCTATTATTCCAGTTCTTTTTCTTATCATCCTAGAAAGAATTTCGCTATGTTTTAATTCTTCTGAAATAATTTCTTCAAAATCCTCCATTTCAGATTTAGATAATAAACTAGCATATCTTTCTATTAGTTCATAATAGAACATTCTAGCTTTTGCTTCTTCTGAAATATTAAATTCAAGAAGAGCACATAAACCTGTTTCATCCCTAGAAATTCTCATTGCTCTCACCCTAAATAAAGTGAAAATTGGGAAAAATTTATCTACTTTTCCCAGAAATCAATATTCAATTTAGATTTTAAAGAATTTTTATAATTATTTAAAAGTTCATTTATTGTGGTACTCAAAGGATAATCATTGTTTGGTACGCCATAAAGACAATTGTCACACCAGAATCCAATTCCGCCATTGTCTAAGCTTCTAATAAAAACTTTCTCTTCTCCGCATACTGGACAAAAAGGATATTCAGATATACGAGTTTTTCCTTTGAGATAGATATTATTTACTTGTACCATAATAACTCCTTTCTTATTGGTGCTTCCGGATAGAATTGAACTATCGACACGGAGATTTTCAGTCTCCTGCTACTACCAACTGAGCTACAGAAGCAAATATATTGCAGTTTTGTCTAGTTAATAGGATAACTGCAAACCTATTGCTTAAGCTGGTGACCCTAACCGGATTTGAACCGATGTTACAAGAATGAAAATCTTGTGTCCTAACCAGGCTAGACGATAGGGCCATATAGTGGCGGTTGATGCTTATTTTTATTTTTATTCGGCGTCCGCCAACCCGAACCTTCTTGCCTCGATCTATTTATAGACTCTCGTGGAATGAAGAAAACCCAAGTTTTTGATGCGCCGCCTTGGAGTCGAACCAAGTTGACACACATATATGTTGTTTAATATCTCTTAACTTTCTATAAATATTATAGCATACTAAAGAATAAAAGTCAAGAGTGGTAGGAATAGATGGAGTCGAACCATCACTTCTTCGGCCACAACGAAGCGTTTTACCGTTAAACTATAAACCTCAAATGGATTCGCCGTGTGCGTCCGGACGCTTCTATTCTTATCGCGCAATCAGAATATAGGGGCACGGCTACTCTACTCCCTAAGATAGACTTTTAATTTCACCGCCTATCAGGGTGATGGCGGAGACGACTAGACTTGAACTAGCACACCAATTACTCAGCTACTGGCGGTTTAGCAAACCGCTGCCTTACCAATTAGGCTTACGTCTCCTTATTCCCAGCCTCCGTAATCAATCCAAGTTATACCATTAGATTCACAGAACTCTAAGGCTTCTTCTTGATTATGAAAGATAAAAGCTCCAAATATAGTAAAAACTACACTCATAAAAGACCTTCTTAAAAAGAAATAAGTGAGTATTGCGAATGTGCCCTCACTTACGGCGTCCCTCGATTTTGTATTTCGCTATGCGCCCTACAGCGGCCACCCGGCGCAGAGGTTAGTTTAGGGTTAAAGTCGCGGATAACTAACAAATTCGACTTTGGCGGGAGAGGGGAGTCTCGAAATCCCACACCGCTTGCACGGCTACTCACGCTTTTCAAGAGCGTTCCCTTGCCTTTAGGGTTACTCTCCCACATATAAACTAGGCCGTCATACCCAGTATATACCTTATGATTTCTCTACCCGATGACGCAGGTGCGTAAGTATCTCGGTTTTCAAGACTAAGGCTTGGTGCCAACAGATAGAATTGAACTATCTTGCAATCGCTTATGAAGCGACGCCGCATACCTATGCTTGCTGGCAGATTAAGATAGGCCCACCCATTCACTCCTATCTTAATGAGAAGTCTCATACCGAAAACTACTTCTCTCCACAATTAACAAAGTTATTATATATCGTCATAATTTGAGAAGTTTTTAAATGTTCAAGAGGAACAATAGCCTTATCCTTTTCTCCTCTCCGAATCCCATTTTTCTTCAAAATCTGAATCATTTTCCCTTTTGTCATAAGCATAGATAAAATTCCCCTTTCAAAATGGTAGGACGTTCGGGACTCGAACCCGAGTAAAACCTTGTTAGGGCCTCCGGTTTATAAGACCTTGGCTCTCACCACCTGAGCTAACGTCCAATATTCTGGAGGAGCGGGCCAGATTTGAACTGGCGAATAGTGGTTTTGCAGACCACGACGTTTGCCTCTTCGCCACCGCTCCGTTTTATATGGTGGGTGTGAGGAGATTCGAACTCCTGACTCCAAAATTAAAAGTTTTGTACTCTTCCATCTGAGTTACACACCCCTATGAGAGTTTACCTAATAGTAAACTCATCACCATTCCATTGCTGACTAAAAAGAAAACCACTCAAAAACATTTCATAAGCAATTTTCTTTTCCTTTTCTGTGAAAAATCTTTTATTTCTCTGCTCGATTTGAGCAATTTTATCTGAAATCTTTGTTGTTAAATCAAAGCTTTCTAAAATCTGTTTCATATTAATTCCTTTCTGTATTAAAAGAATTTACCATTATTACAGACAGCACAATTGTAGTAATTGCCGCGCCAATAAAACATCCAACGATTACTCCACCCAGAAACATTTTTAAGCTCCTTTCTTAACTTTCTATAAATATTATAGCATACTAAAGAATAAAAGTCAAGATAAATAAAAAGTGATCTAATAAATCTGCTTATTATATCACTTTAACTTAATGGCACCCCTACTAGGAATCAAACCTAGATTAAGAGAGTAGAAATCTCTTGTGCTATTCATTACACCATAGGGGCATTTTATTATTACTTACCGGCTTTTTGTTTCGCTTTTCTTGCTTCCTCAAGAGCAATTGCTTGCGCTTGTTTTGGAGAATAACCAGCCGCGATAAGTTCTTTAATATTCTCTTCAATAGTTTTTGGGCTATAACCCTTCTTTAATGGCATTTTTCTTCTCCTCATAACCTTTTATTTTGGGGAAAACTGATTAGAGGCTTTCCACCTCATTGCTGGTTAGGTAGCATCCTGTCCTACTCACGAGACATTTTACGGGCATACATTAATTAAATTTAATTAGTGCCCAACCTTACGGATTTGTTTCCACAGACGATAAACTATATGTTTTAACCATATAGGGATTCGAGCATATAGTTCCTTTATATCAGTTTTCTGGTAGGAGTGGGCAGACTCGGACTGCCGACCTTTTGCTTATCAGACAAACGCTACTAACCACCTGAGCTACACTCCTATATTGGCGACTCTATCGAGGATTGAACCGAACTCTCAGCCGTGACAGGACTGCGTGTTAGCCGATTACACCATAGAGCCAAGGGCGGGCAGGTCTTAAACCAATACTTTGAAATCTATTAATAAGTACCCTGTTAAGGTGTTGGCTGGAGAGGAAGGTAACGCTCCTTCTTCAATCGGGTCAAAGCCGATTGTGTCCACTTGTCCACCACTCTCCAATATTTAAGCAGGTTTTAACCATGACTTAGAGAGTCGAACTCTTCGTCGCCGGAATCGAACCGGCTTACCTGCGGGATGGCCGCCATCCACTAATGGAGGTCAAGGTGAGATTCCAACTCACGGCCTATCGCTTACAAGGCGATTGCTCTAAGCAGCTGAGCTACTTGACCATCTTAAAAGAAGATAAAAGAGTATCTTCTTTTACCAGTTAAAAATAGAATTGAAAAAGTCAAAAGGGATTTCTGAACCCGGACTATTTATTGTCATATGAAAACTCCCATACTTTTTAATAAAATTATCTCTAAGTTCAGAATAGTGCTTGTTAGCATTAATTATAACTTTATAAGCCTCTTCAATTTGTTTAGCATCTTCTTTTCGTTGCTGCGCCAAAAGCTCTTTTTCTTTTTCTTCTTTTGCTTTAATTTCTAAAAACTGTTTTTCGGCCGCAAGGCATTCTTCAACAGTTCTATATTCTTTTTTAGTAAGTTCGCTATAAATTTTCATTATAAGTTCCTCTCCTTATTTTACTAATTCCTATCTTAGTATAATTGAAAACTCTTTTATCTTCTTATGGCACCCCGACCTCGATTTGAACGAAGAACCTCAGTTTTGGAGACTGATATTTTACCAATTAAACTATCGGGATTGGTACGGGTAAGAGGACTTGAACCTCCAAAAACTTGGGCCTAAACCAAGCGCATATGCCAATTCTGCTATACCCGCATATTAAAGAGTAACATTAAATCCTTTTGGGAAAAGAGTATCAATTAATATATCCGCATAAATATTCGCGCAAACCTCTCTTGAAAATTCATCTGGATTTCCATCTTTCAAGAGAATATTATTTTCCTTTATCGCTTGAGTTAAGACAGTAAGAGCAGATAATGTCTTTTCACCAAATTCAATAGTATGCTTTATTTCATTATCCATATTCTTCCCTCCCTAAAGGGCCTATTTAGGAGTAAATTACTCCTAAATAGGTTTAATGCGGGCTAACCGGCAAATTCCCGCTCCTCATTCTGGCAGAGGTTTACCCAGGATCGGCGCCGTAAGTTCCATTTTATACGGAAGAAGGGAACTTACAATGAACCGCTAGAGTGACTAGTATCTAGTAATTGTTTTTTATTCGAGAACAATTATCAAAAACTCTCTGGTGGAACCTATGAGAATCGAACTCATCTGATTTTCTCCTTGCAAAAGAGATGACCACCCTTGCAGTCCCAGGTCCCACGTTTGGCGGCTGTTGCAATCCGCCATTCGTACCTTCTCATACGGCGACAAAGCGAAGGATTATAGGTTTTTCCTAAGATACCTACAAACTTCTGGTAGGGGATACCGGACTCGAACCGGTACGGTATTTCTACCAACGGATTTTCTTACTACTCTATATTACTATAGCCACAAAAGTGTTGTAGTCTGGACTATACCTTCACCGTATCTTTCGACTTAGGTGCGTGCCGTCTAGTCTCTCCACATTCCCGATTTCTCGGTTAGCTCGGCGGTTATCCTATTAGGAGTTTCCCCGAATTTGACACGATTCACTCAGAAAGTTTCCTATTCTGGTGCTCAATTTTTCCTGTTTTTTGATTTATAAGTATCTGTAAAGTAATGACAGTTAGGACATCTTAATTCGAGATTTTCGAGAAAATTATTCTCTTTGTCTCCGTCTTTATGGTGCAGTTCAAGTGGAATTGGATTACCAAGCCATTCTGTTAAACCACAGCAACAACATTTTGCTTCAAAGACATTTTCTTCAAGAAGTCTTATTCTTAATTTGTGAGTCGTAATTTTCACTTTTCCACTTAGATAATCTTCAAGAGGAGTTTTTCTTTTTCCAGAATTTTTAGAGTGCCCTTGACCTAAGAAATGAGAACAGTCAAAATGATATTTTTCAATCATTTCTTTTACTGCTTTTACTCCACTTCCTCCGTCTGGACTATATCCTATTTTCTCTGCTACTTCTCGATAAGATTCACTTTCTTTACAGATTTTTTCTAAAGACTCTTTACTAAAATTCTCATATCTTTTCATTCTATCACCCATATAGAAGTGAAAATTTTGGGCAGAGTCTTTAAAATTTTGAAACAGGAAGTCTGCTAAGTCCGTTGCGACTGCCAATTACGCCAATCCCCCATAGAGAGTGGTTAAAGAGTCTATCTCTTAACCACTATAAATATTATACCATACTAAGCTTAAAAAGTCAATATTTTTATTTTACAAACGCAATGTACCATTTTCCACTCTCATGGTCAAAAATTGCAATTTGAAGAGAAGCAAATTTACTATTTGTAATTTTTGAAACAGAAATAGCACAATTATTTAATACGGCACTTCTTTTCAATGATTCTTCAAAAGAAACTTCAAAAATCCTCATAGACATAATTGTTAAATAGATAAAAGAGTCTGATTTAGATAGACTGTCAGACTTTTCTTTTGAAATAAAGATATTTATAATTTCTCTTATATTAGATTCTTTATTAAGCTCTTCTAAATTATAGAATTGAAAAGCTTCAATTTTATCTTTGGTAATATTATCATAAATATAAGTTTCTCTTTCTTTTAAGAAATTTTCTAATTCCGTCTCATAATTTTGATTATTTGTCTCTTTTTTCATTTGTTCTATCAGATTAAAGGAATTTTCTAGTTCTTTAAAAAGAAAACTTTTTGGATCAATTGTTCCGCCAATATTAAATTCACCTGTTTCTTTATCTAAAGACCAATAAAAATCTTCATAATTATTAAACATAATATCCCTCAATTTCTTCTTTAAATTCTAATAATATTAGATAATGTTATTTTAAAATTGTCAATCATTTTTATCCCTATCTAAATATCCAAAGTAAACTCCATCTATTGAAGTATATCCATGATATCCTTCCCAGTTAAAATGATAATCAGCTCTAAAATACTTTACATAACTTGGAAGTACACTTCCATTTTTTATTACATAATCTACTGCCTCATAGTTTTCTTCTGTCGGTGTTGTCCGATAAATTAATGAAGCAGGGGAAAACTGACCTTTCTCATAAACGATATCGTACAATGTGGCTTCTTCATCAGCATCATATCTATTAAATATAACAGATACTACCATTTTTTGACATTCTAAACTTGTCGCACCAGCTTCTCGATATAATAATCTTGCTACCATTTCTCTTTCAACATTAGATACGGAATAGTGATTTTCTGGTTCTACTTCCACGTAAACTACTTTTTCAACTTCTTTCTCAGTTTCTATAACTATCTCTTTCTCTACAATAACTTCTTGAATTTGAACTTGCGGTTCTACATTCTCACTATAAAGCAAGAATATAAAAATAATACTAAAAAACCAAATAAAAAAATTTCTACATCTTCTCTTTTTAACTTTCACTAACTTCTCCAGATAAAAAGATAGAGAAAGTTATATAAGTTATTTTTCATCATAAAAATACCTCCACTTATTGCAAGCATTTTCATTCTTTTTTCTTATACAATTAAAAAATAAAGAATTTTTATTTGTACATTTTTGAGTTTTAGTGTCAAAATACTTGCAATAAAAACAATTAGTGGATTGATGCGACAAATTAGAGGTTCCAAAAAATAGAAATAATGCTATACAAATAAGGAAAATTGCTAAGATTACTTGTATAATCATTATTAAACCTCCAATTATTAAAAGGATAAAATACTCCTTTTAACAATTATATCAAAACATTTGAAAAAAGTCAAGATTTTAATTATCATCTTTAATCCACTTTTTAATAGTAGTGTAAATATCTGTATCAGAAATACAATAGAGATTATCCCATTCGGTCGCGGCGAGAGCTCCAATAAAACTTTTTGCGCTCACTCGATAACCTCTGCCATCCTCTAAAGCAACTTTGCCTTTTACACGAGATACTGCTTCAACAAACTGGTTACAGTCAGTCATAGTAACTAATTCAATTTTATACTTACCCATATTAATCCTCCCTTGCTATAATTTTATTCATGATTTTCTCTACCGGACCTTTAATAATAAAAAATTCAGTATGACTTCCTACATCTATTTTAAGGTGTCCTGGCGCAGAAATCCACATTCGAGAGTAGTACGATTTAAAATTATGTTCTTTTAAAAAGTGATTAATTACTGAATTGGCAGTATAAAAATCATTGCAATTTGCAAGAAATTCATCTTCTCCATTTGACCGTCGAAAATATACTTCAAACAAAATTAGCCCTCCCTAATAAGAATACAGTTATAAGAACTCACAAGATAGACACTTCCATCTTTCCCAATAATTTGAAGCTGTTCTCCATCATAATCTTTCCATTGTTTAATTTCCACTGTCCTAGTGGACCCATCTGGCCATGCGATAATTGCAGTATCATAAGTGTAATTTGTATCCCACAAGTCTTTGTTTCCACAAGAGCAAAGAGCGAAGCACATTAAAATAGCAGAAATTCCAATAGCAATTTTCTTTTTCATAATAATTCTCCTTTCTTTTTATAATAGTATTATACTACTCTATTCTAAAAAAGTCAATAAAAAAAGAGCTGGTTAAACCAGCTCTTCATTAGAATCTTTCTTTTCAATCTTATGGATAATATCATAAATATATCCTGCGCCGCCGCTAATTAAAATACCATTAACAACATGATTAACTTCAACTGGGACTTCAAATCCTAAAGAACTAAATAATGAAATAGGTTGGCCAATCGCAAACATAAGTCCAATTCCACAGGCCAGAGATATAAATTGCATAGGAGAAATATCAAATTTCACTCCTTTGATTGAGAAAGAATATGTACCGCCGAGAACAGGAATAATAGTTTTTACCCTTTCAAGAGCAACTTGCATTAAAAATGCTAAGCCAGCCAATACCATAAGTACACTAATAATTTCACTCATTTTATCACCTTATTGATTATTTTTATTACATAAAATAATAACTTCTTGAACCTTTCCTTGTAAAGTGTGGGTAGCTTCTTTTACTTTTTCAATATTTTCTTCTACCTTTAATGCTGAATCATTTAAAGTTTGTAACGCTTGGTTTGTTAATTGGATATGGACATTTTGATTTTTAATAGTCTCTGTATTATTCTCTATCGCACGAGTGCTATTTTCTAGTGCTTTGTCATACATGGCCGAAATTTTTTCATTTTGTACCCTATAATCATCCATAATTTTAAAGAATTTTTTTCTTTCTTCTTGGCTATCTTCTCTTATTGTATTAATTAATTTTTCTTGAGATTCGATTTCTTTCGGTCGTTCTTTTAAAAACCAATAAACAAAAATTCCAAGAAAAAGTAATATTAATACTAATTGAAGAGGGGCACTGAGAAATGTTTCTACAAAGTTTTTAATTTCAGTCATTGAATCTCCCCCTTATCAAAAGATAAGTGGAAATTGTTAAACAAGAATCTAAGAATATCTATTTACTATTTTTTAATAAAGCTATAAGTCTTTCGTCTAAGATCTTTGCTAACTTCATAGCTTTATCTTTTTCCTTAAAATAAATAGAAGGATACCTGTGTCCTCTCCCTTTAATTTCTGCTCCATAAATATCTCTAGCCATTTTTAGATATGAGGCATAAGTAAGTCCAAAAATTCTTGCCTGATAAACATTATAAGATCCATCAGTATAACCAAAATAATTATAAAAACTATCAGTTCCAGAAATAATATATCTCTTTTCATCATAAGGAGCATTTATAACTTTAAAATACTTCATGTTAAAGCTCCTTCCATAATTCTTCTATCTCTTTAATCTCAGATTCTGTAAGACTACCCATTTTCTTTATTTCTTCTTTAGAAGGCCAATTTAATTCTTCTACAGAAGGAATTATACCATTGAATTCAATTCTTAAGGTAGGATCAGAAATATTATCTTCTTGAGCATATTTCTTAACAGTGGCAGGCGAACATCCTACAGCTTTTGCAGTCCCAGAATAAGTGCCAAGTTCACTATACACACGACATATTTCAGCAATTTTTTCTTCACTTAATTTAGCCATATCTTTTCTCCTTTCTATAATAATTATATCATATTATTAAGATTTTGTCAATCTAATTACCAGTCAATAGGTTTAATGTTATTATCTTTTAAAAATTTATTAGTTTGAGAGAAATGTTTACAACCAAAGAATCCTCTGTTGGCAGAAAGAGGACTTGGGTGCGCGGCAGTTAAGATAAGACTTTTTGGATTGTGAATACCAGAAGCAACTTTCTTAGCATAATTACCCCAAAGTAAATATACAATACCTATATCTTGTCTATCGATCTCTTGAATCGCGGCATCAGTAAACTTGCCCCATCCCTTCCCTTGATGAGAATTTGATTCACCTGCGCGAACAGTAAGAGTAGTATTAAGCATAAATACGCCTTGGCGCGCCCAGTCTATTGGATGGTCGCAATTATATTTAGAAGTATCAATCCCAGTATCTTCTGTTATTTCTTTATAGATATTTCTAAGAGAAGGTGCTACTTTATTATCTCCAGTAGCAAAAGCAATTCCAATTGCTTGTCTTTCCTTAATATACGGGTCTTGTGCAATTATAACTACTTTTACTTTATCTAAAGGTGTATACTTAAAAGCATTAAAAATATCCTCTTCTTTTGGATAGATGGTGTGCTCTAAATATTCTTTATTTACGAATTCTTCTAATTTCTTGAAATAAGGTTTATTAGTTTCTCTTTCAAAGAAATTTTTCCAACTGTTATTTACTATTTCCATATTAATTCTCCTTTATAATAACGAAAGGAGGACTTCCGAAGAAGCCCTCCCTATAAGGAATGGTATCCAGTCAGCCTTGAGGACAACCTATCGGCTACTAATTCAGCCCGAAAAACCTTTAACCAAGGATTTTATTATCTTTGGTCTTTAGACGCAATTTTATAGAATTATGCAATAAATAATTTGAATATAAAATTCGTCCTTCTCTTTATATCTTTACGCTTTATACACTTTAATAAACTTTAAAGTTTAACCTTTGAGATTTAATCTTTAATCTTTAAGATAATTTTATAATACTTTATATAAAAATATAAGTATAATGCCAATTATGCAAATCACATATTCGGCTATCATCTTTTATTAGATTACTAATCTAGAGCTACTCAAAGTAGCGTAATTCCATTATTGTCGTATAATGAGAACGGAACTAGGTTCTAGGTTTTCAACTGAATACCATTGGTATTAAATTAACCTACAAGATCAACTTCAATAGTAGTATTAGAATTAGACTCAGAAAGAACATAGTCAACTTCAGTATTGAACTGATCATTCTCCTTGGTCATTTCCTCAATTACCTCGCGCAGATTACTAGGATCGATAAGAACAACTTCATTTAGATTTTTATAAGATTCAGTTAGAGAATCAACTAAATCTTTATTATTAAGCTCCTTTGTGGTATTCTTAATATAATTTTCAAGATTTGTTTGAAGATTATCTTCATAATTATTAACTTCATTATCAGCACGATTAAACTGAGATTTCAGAGTGCGAACAACAGATTCGCGCATATTCATAAAGTTCTTGCGTTCAATAGCATCCAGAACGGTCATAGTTTCTCCAGCAATAGTTACTTTTGTAATTTCATTAGATTTGGCAATAGCAGATTTTAGAATCTGACGATTTCTCAGAAGAGCGCGCAGAGATTGAAGATTAGATTTCATTTCTTCCTTGTATTTATCAATATCAATTCCATGGATTTTAGTTACCCTTTTCTTACTAGCAATAACAAAATCTTTGCAAAGAAGGTCTACAATTTTCTTATCATACAGCTTAATCTCTCCGAGGGCACGGTGAATAGTCATAGTAACCATTTAACATTTCTCCTTTAATCGTTTTTCTTTAACACATTTAATTATATTATTTTATTTTTCTTTTGTCAAAATTTTAATAAATCGCTTATTCAAATCCGAGAGGTGCTTGTCAAGCAGCTTTGAATCTTCAAAATAGTAGGTAATATATGAATTAACTACTATTGCCAATTTCGCTCCATTATCTCTTAAATATCTAAGATACTTCGCAGGCGGCATCTCCATTATTCGACTTTCAATAAAAATTTGCGTTTTATGATTTATATCCATATACTTACGATAAGGAATTGATATTCCGCTCATTCTATATTTATGAGAAAATATTGATTCTCTATTTATAAAGAAGTTCATAAGATCTCCTTTGGTGCTCGCTGACAGACTCGAACTGCCGACAGGTCGGATGTAAACCGACTACTCCACCTGCTGAGTTAAGCGAGCGTTTTTATATTTTAATTATACTACGCGCAAGCAGGAAAATCAAATCTTTCATGATGCTTCTGCTTGCGCGTATAAGACCCCTTTCCTTTCTTTGACTTGTTCGCCCAACCGCGGCGCTTAAATTTAAAATATTCTTGCAATTCTTCTGGACTTTTCTTAAATATCTTTTTATTCATCTCTATCACCTTTCCTTATTATATTATATCACTCTATTTGAGAAAAGTCAAGGGAGCCGAAGCTCCCTTATTTTTCTATTTTAATGTACAATCCACAATAGCATTCTCTAAGTTCTTGACTATCTAAAAATTCTTTACAAGGACAAATATGATCCTTATCTTTTACAATTGAACATGGACAATAGTTATTATTATCTTTTAATTTTTGTCTAAAATTTCTAACCTGTTCTTTTGTCCAGTTCGGATTTATTTTAATCTTCACTAATATTATCTCCTTTATAGTAAATTGCTCTTTGATTATCACTAGCTAATTTTACTCCTAATATCTCATCGTATCTTCCTGAGCTATTACACTTATATCTTCCATATTTTATAATAATATTTTTAAAAGGAATAATTAACTTTACTTTTTCTTCAATTTCATTCTCATAGTATCCAGTATATATAACAATATCATCATTAATATATTTACGAAATTCTTTAATTAAATTCAAAATTTCGTCAAATTGAGAGAAAGGTTCTAATCCTCCTATAACTAAAGATTTTGAAATTGGGTTATTTATATACTTGTCAATTAGAGTTTTTATTTCTACTTCAACTATCGGCGAGCGAGCTAAAGAGGAATTTTGACAGAAAGTAGCTCCTGTCAAATCCTCTTTTTCGCACTTAAAATCACAAAAGCAAGTAGCTAAAAACATAGAAGGAAGTCGATAATTGAGGAAATCTTCCTCTATTAAACCTTTTAGCCTAATCTTACTCATTAACTTTCTCCCATTCTCTCATCACATATTCTTCTTTTCTTTGCTTAGACCAAGTTTTGATTGGAGTGTAAAATCCAACCGTTCTAGTATATTCAGTTTCTTTTCTTTCGCCACATTCGGGACAAATATCTCCATAAAAACTATGATAGTTCTTACATTGGGATACTTTCCCATTAAAAGCAAAATAAGTTACTCCTTGCTCTGCTACCCAACAAAGCATATCCCATGCTTGTTCACTACCTTTAAAAGTATTTTCAATATTTATGTGTTCAATTGACAGATAAATTAAATTTTTCATGTAATCTTTTATTCACATACTTAGTTAGTTTTTCTTTATTCTTGGAACTTTCTGCTAATGGAACTAAATTATTATCATTTCTATTTGACCGGAATTCTTTAAAAAGTTTCTTTTCTGCTATGAAACGAACAAACGCAGCATCACATTTATCAGAATATCTTCCTAAATAACATTTAATTCCATCCATTCTTATTTCTGCGGACCATTTATTACGCTCTTTATCAAACCATACCCCAGCAATACCTGTAGAATTATTACTCAGTAATTCTTTATTTATTAAATTCTTTTTTTGAGTAGTAACTCTTAAATTACATCTTCTATTATCTTGTCTATTGCCATTAATATGATCGACTACTTCCTCTTCTCTAGGACTCATTAGAAATCTATGTATTGATACGGGTTTAAAATTACCAGTATAGTAATTTCCTTTCCAAAATCTCCATTTTTTTTGGATTACTTTTTCTAAATCTTCTAAATCAATAAGAAATTTTCCAGAAGGCTCATTTTGTCTATTAAAGGTATATATCCAGACTCCTTCATTTGTAATTTCATATTCATTTGAATCAAAACAAGTTCTTTGAGATGAATCCAAAAATTTTCCATATTTTAGATATTGAGCATAATGCTTACCACAAAGTTTTAAGTTAGTTCCGTTATAATTAACTGAAAAAGTATTTGTTTTTGGAATTTCCTTTCCACATTGATTACATTTCATATTTATTCCTCCTAGACTATCTCTTCCGCTTGGTTGTTTACCTACCACTGCGGCCCGACGCTTCGACAAGTTCTCATCTCTTGTCTACTTGGCTACACTCATCACCAATAGTCGTTACACTTTCCTATAAGGCTTAGCACGGTATTGCCATAAAGGGTTCACCGTTAGCTGCATAAATGCAACACCGCTGAGAAGGCGTTCATCGGGTTTATTATGGTGGCCCAATTTAAATCAACCACCATTGCAATAAGAATCAAAAGAAGCGCAAATTTTTGTTCTCTCTTTTATTGTGGTTTTAATACCTAAAGGAATCCATTGATTCCCATATAGGGGTAGAACATCTACAACTTTATCAGGATATAATAATTTATCACTTTTTAATAACTTTACTGCCGCTTGTTCGGCGGGAACTTGTTCAACATTCCCCTTATAATCTTTATCTAAAGTAAAATTATCTATTGTATTTCTAATAACTTTAAAGATCTTTTTTCCAAATTCATACGCTTCTTCTTTATAATAAGTATTCCCAAATTCATCTTGCTCTATATAATTAAAAGTTTTCATTGTCTCAAAAATTCCATTAATACCAACTGTATTGTATAGATGTTCAAAATCAATTAACCCATAATAAAAATTTGGCAACAAACCTTTTTCAACATTTCTTTTTATAATATTTCTAACAGTATCTAAAACTTTAAGGCAATCTTCTGTTTTATTTTTTAAATCAACTAAATAATCTCTTTCAGTATTATTTTTATAACTTAATCTAGCTAAATTTAAAGTACATACTTTTACCGATCCAACTTTTAAAGCTGTTCCACCAATACTATTAAAATATAAATCGGAAATGTCAGATTTTAATCGGCAACAGTTTGATAACGAATTTACCGAACTATCAGTAAAGAAGTTAAATAAATTCCATTTTCGAGATGCTTCGCAAGCCCATTTAGCAAATTCTTCATCAACAAAACGATTATTTTGATAAAGCAATGATGCTGTTAGAACTGGAAAAGTAAAAATATTTTCTTCTCTTATGTCATTTATTACTTTAATAAAATCTTTTTGGAATTCGATAATTTCTTCTTCTTCATCTATCATATATTTTCCATCCGGAAAAACAGCTCCTCCAAAAATAGCTTCAAAATACGGATGGTCAAAAATAGATACGTTTGTAAATGCACATTGATCTTGACGTATCCAGGGTTGATTTAATCTATGAATTAAAGCTTGGATATTTTGGTATTTATATGTTTCTGGATCTTTTGTATAGTATCCTTTTTCTACATCTCTACTCCAAAAATAATATAGATATGGAATTAAATTTGGTAAACCTACAGCCCCAGACTGTCTTCTGCTTAAAAAAGCAATAGCTTCCATTAGAATTTGTACAAAAGAATCCAGGTGCTTTGGCGGTTTTGCATTATAATTATCAATAAAGAATAATCCTTTTTCAACGATTTCTTTAATATCATAAGCAAAACAATAACTATAAAATGTTGATGAATCAAAGTCATGAAGATATAAATCGTAATTCCACAAAGACTCAATTATTTTATTAGCTTCCTTAAATCCGTATTTTTTGTTTAATTCATAATAGATTTTGTTAAACGCTAATAACTTCCTATGAGGTTTGCTCATTTCGCTAATTAGAGAAACAATATCTTTCTGAGAAATATTAGAATTTGCGTCAATAGATGAGTTAGCCACATTATCTGAATCTACAAAATTATCTATGAAAGTTGTAAGTCCTAAATTCTCATCTGACAATCCTTGAAGTTCAAGAAATTCTTCTCCATATTTTTCTTGTAATTTGTTAAAGATAGTTGTAAAATTTTTTGTTAGTTTAATATTTACTTGCATTAAATCGCCCCTATTGCTGGTTAATATAATTATTTGCGTCTTTAAAATCAAGGTATTTATCATTAACCTTTAAAACAGGAACTGTTGCTATACCTAATTCTTTCATTTCTTCAATATTCTTACATTCAGTAAAACTTAAATGCTTTGAATATAGTTTTTCTTTCAAGATCATACACTTAGGACATCCATCCATCGTATAAATAGTTATGTTATCCAATCCGCGCGCCTCCACAAAATATTGTATCTGTTTTTAGATTCTATACCAATTATAGTATAATTTTTAGAAAAAGTCAAATTTCTAAATTTAATATTTGACTTTTTCTAAAAATCAGGATATAATATTATTGTAAAGTTATGAACGCCCGTAGGACAGGTAACAAATGGCTATGATTAAAGTTTGTATCGACTACGAGTTCGGCATTAATTTGGATGCTAATTCTCCAGAAGAGTTTGATGAAGAATTTAACAAACTTCGTAAGATCATTAAAGAAGATACTGAGAAATTTGTTCTGTCTAATATTGATAGTTCTACTATGAAGAAGAGAATTCTATTTGAGCTTGTAGAATAAGCGTTAGAGGAAGAAAGCTTGACTTTCTTCCTCTTTTATTATATAATTATATTGAATAAAGAAAGGAGATTAAAATATGAGATTCTTTGATGGGCCTTTTGAAGAGAGCCAAATTCCTATTCAAATATGGACAGATGGCGCATGTAGTGGAAATCCGGGTAGTGGCGGGGCCGCAGCAATAATTAGATATTCTAATAGCACGGTAAAAGAAATTACTTTTTATGAAGAGCAGAGCACAAACCAAAGAATGGAAATTAAAGCTGTTATAATTGCTATTGCAGAGATTCTTAAAACTCCTCATGATGAAAAAAATATTGAGATATATAGTGATTCAGCATATGTTTGTAATTGTATAAATCAAGAATGGTATAAGAAATGGTTTGAGAATGGATGGATAAATTCAAAAAAAGAACCAGTAGCTAATAAAGATTTATGGGAAAATCTTTTCCAAATGCTTAATGAACTTGAAGAAGATTACCAGATAACTTTTATAAAAGTAAAAGGTCATAGTATGAATACATGGAATGAAAGAGCAGACAGACTTGCTGTAAGAGCATCAAAGGGAGATCTGATATAAAAAGAGAATATAGTAAAAATAATAAAATTAAACTAATTGAGATTCCCCATTACAATTATAAAAAATTAGACTGGGAATTCTTAAAGGAGATGATGTAGATGAAGATAGTCTTAATAAATGGCTATCCTCTTTAACTTGCCGGAAAGGATACTTTTGTTCAGATTTGTCAAAAAGAATACTCAAGAGGACAGATAGAGAATCTTTCAACAGTTGATTTAATTAAAAAAGCAGCAAAAATTTTGGGATGGAACGAGATAAAGGATGAAAGAGGAAGAAGATTTTTATCAGATTTAAAAGATATAGCTTGTGAATATTCTGATTTATCTAGTGAATACTTAAAAAAGAAAATTAAAGATTATAAAAAATTAGAAAATACTAAATATAAGGTAGATATTATTTTTTACCATTGTAGAGAACCAGAGGAGATTAATAGACTAAAAGAGGAGTTTTCTGCAATTACTCTTTTAGTTAAAAATAATAGAATTAAACCTATAGAATCTAATCATGCAGATAGAAACGTAGAAGATTACGACTATGATTATATCATAGAAAATAATAGTGGTATATTAGATTTAACAAGAAAAGCAATAAATTTTTTACATGAGATTGGAGTTTTGTCTACTTGACAAAACTCTTTTTTTATGGTATAATTATTATAGAAATGAAAGGAGAATAATTATGGAAAAATATTATAAAATTTCTGAAAAAGAGCTAATTGAATTGCTCGCTTCTTCTATTAGAATGGCAACTCTTGACAGAGGTGGAGTCGATAATTGGTCATGGTATGGAGCTGATTTTAAAAACGCGATGGCTGAATACGGAGAAGATTGTGAATCTTTTGAAGATTGCGCGAGAACTCTTCTTTCTGACTATGTAGAAGTGGAGGGCTAATATGAAAGTTATTATTAGTGGATTTGATTTCTGGAATATGGAAGCTGAAAAATATTGGGCACCTACCAAAAATATTAACTTAAAAGAGTTGGTAAATAACGCTATCTTTTCTGGAGATTATATCGGTTCACGAAAAGTAGATGGACAATGGGATATGATGATTAAAGATGAAGAAGGAAATCTTTATCTCCGCCCTCGTAACGAAAGTGTAAATGGCGGCTATCCTAATAAAATTGATTGGGTTCCTCATTTGAAAGAAGCATTTAATAGTCTTCCAAATGGAACAGTTCTACTTGGAGAAATCTATTTTAATGGCAATGAGGGGTCTCGAAAAGTTACAACTATTATGGGATGTCTAAAAGAAAAGGCAGTTCAGCGTCAAGAAAAAGGAGATAAGCTTTCTTTTTATATCTTTGATATATTGGCTTATGATAAAATTTTAACTAAAGACTGGCCTTTAGAAAGTAGGATATCTGAAATGATTGCTCTTTCTAAATGGTTTAAAAATCCATATATTAAATATGCTGAATTTTATAAAGGAGAAGAACTTCTTGATTATATCGCTTATTGCCGCGAACAAGGTTGGGAAGGTGTCGTTCTTCAAAGAAAAGACGGAATCTATGAACCTGGCAAGCGCCCTGCTCGTAAATCAATTAAAGTTAAAAAAGAACTTGATAAAGAAGTTGATTGTTTCTTAACTGGTAATTATAAAGATGCAACTTGGGAATATACCGGAAAAGAAGTTGGGAATTGGAAATACTGGTTTGATTTGAAGAATAACCAGAAAAAAGAAGGTATTTTTTACGAAGATTTCCAAAACGGCGCGCCAATCGAACCCATTTCAAAAGGAGCCTTTTTCGGTTGGGCTGGGTCTGTTGAAATTGGAGTAGTTAAAGGAGAAGAAATTATACCGATTGGTTGGATTTCTAATGTAACAGAAGAAGTAAAAAGAGGTATTGTTGAAGATAATTCTAGCTGGGCGCGCAGAGTAGTAAAAATTAATGCAATGATGATGGAAAGCGATACCCATAATTTTAGACATGCTCGTATTATTGAATGGAGAAATCCAGAAGATATGAGTTGGAGAGATTGTACTTTTGAAAAAGTACTTGGAGAGGAGAAATAATAATGGAAATGGAAATGGAAGTAGACATTAGAAGATTGAAAGATTTTGTAAATAAAGAACTTCCAAATATTCTTATGGAAAATTCCACGGATTTTCCCGTTACTGCTTTTATATTACAGACAATGCTTAATAAACTTGACGAACTCGAAGAATTGGAGGAAAGATAAATGGAAAAAGGTGCTCGTATTGAAATTAAAATTACTAGTAAAGATGATGATAATGTAACTAAACTAGTAAAAGATTATAACTTCTATCCAGATTTGGGATGGGAGTGTGAATTTCCTGCTGCTTTTGCAGAAACAGTTTGTCAGATGATGGACTTGCTTGGTTATCCTGGATATAAAAAAGGATATGTTTTTCTTGAAAGTATCGACTTAGAAGAATATGATGAACTTCAAGCTAAATTAGATGAAATTAGGGGTAATAAGAATGAGTAAGGGAGAAGATAAAATCTCTTCTCTCTTAAAGTTTGCTAATATTTCCTATGAAAAAGAGTATACTTTTTCCGATTTAAAATATAAAGGAATTCCTCTCCGTTTTGACTTTGCAATAAAAGTTAATGGAAAATTAATTCTTTTAGAAGTAGATGGACAACAGCATTATACTTGGATAAAAAAATTTGGCACATATTCAGATTTTAAACATATGCAAGAGAATGATAGAAGAAAAAATTCTTACTGTATAAGAAATAATATTCCTTTAATTCGTATTCCATATTGGGATTTAGATAAAATAACTATTGATTCTATTTTTAATAATTCAAACTATTTAGTAAAATCAAAATTTCATAATGATCTATTGCGGCCGCCTTACTAAAAATTTATAATAAAAATTATAGAAATACACATATCTATTGAAGATATGTGTATTTTTTTATAAGGAGGGAAGTAATGTTAATCATAAGAGAAAATAGAGACTTATGGATAACTAGAGGCGACGATATTTTTCTTGATTTAGAATTAAGACAGCCATCCTTCCCATACGATAAATATGAATTAGGAGAAAAGGATTTTGCCTTATTTTCAGTAAGAAAAACAAAAGATGAGGATATTGATGATAATAATCCTATTTTATTTCAAGTTCCAGTAACTAATGGGAAGATACATATCTCTCCGGAAGATACTGATACTTTAGATTTTGGGAACTATATTTATGATGTCCAGATAACTTTTTCAGATGGAAGTATCAATACTGTTATAGGTCCAAATATATTAAAAATTCTTCCGGAGGTGACTTATTAAATGGATATAATGAACTCTCAAGCAAGAAAATTAGTTGGATTACTTAACAATAGTAGAGTTGGAGAGGATTCTAATAACTCTTTTGCTATTGAAGATATTCTCTATTCAATCCAATGGGAGTCTGACCAAGAGAATTTTGTTTATAAATATCAAAATTCTCTTATTGATAATAGTTATTATATTCAAATAATTCCAAAATTTACAAAAGAAGAAAAAGAAGCTATTAGTGAAGCTGGTATTGATCAAAATATTATCGTCGATTCAGAAGTTTCAAAAACTATTTTTAACATTTATGCTGAGAAAATTCCTTCTATTGATATAAATGTTACTATTATAGCTACGAAGATTAAATAAGGAGGAATTTGAATGGCAAAAGAGATTTTAGGAAATTTTTATTTACCTTCAGACATGGACGCTTCTCAAATATCTTCTTTTATGGACGAAGATCTATTCGTAATTGATGAAGAAACTGGAAAAATAACTTTAAAAGGATCAGAAAATGCTAAACCAGGACAGGCTTTTGGAAAAGATACCGATGGTTCTTTTAAATTTATTAGTCAGACAGGATCTAGTTCTGGATCAATTTCTGTTATTCACTCTCAAACTTTAAATAAAGATAATTGGATTTTATCTAATGAGGATAATTTATATCACTATGTCTTTAAAAGTGAAGCTATTGATGAAAATACTATGGTTGAAATAAATCCAATGATAAATAGTTTAAAAACTATTTTAGAATCAAATATTTTACCAACAACAATATGCGAAAATAATCAAGTAACAATATTCTCCGTTTCTCAGCCAATCGAAGATATTGAAGTTGATTTTTATTTATATAAAATTAATTAAGGGGAGGAATTAAAATGCTTTATGGTTCTTTTAATCTTCCTTCTTCTGGTGCTATAATCAGAAAAAAAAGTTATTTAGATTTTCCTACCGTTGGAAATCCTAATAATGTTTATATTGATACTACTAAACAAGTAATTTATAGATGGGATAATGAAAATTCTAAGTATGAGAAAGATACTCAGGATTTTTCAGATATAGTACGAATAGATGGAGGAACAGCAAATGGCTGAAATTAATTTAAAAGCGCTTCTAACTTTTAGAAACGATACCGCAGAAAACTGGGAAAGTTGCGGTACTAAAGTTTTAGCAAAAGGCGAACCTGCAATTGTATGGGTAGATGGAGTTCCAAGATTAAAATTTGGTGATGGAACCACAGAATTCTCCTCATTACCTTTCTTTACAACTTCAACAACAGATTCTGTTGAGAAAGTCGTAATTACTGGAACTGGTAATGCAATTGCTAATGCTGCTTTCTCAGAAAATACCTTAACTTTAACCAAAGGAAATTTCTTAACTGAGCACCAAGATATCAGCGGAAAAGTTGATAAGATTAATATTGAAGCTAAAACTATTGGACTATATAAAGTAGCTTATAATGCTCAGGGTCAAATTACTTCTAGTGCAACAGTAACTAAATCTGATATTGCTGGTTTGGGTATCCCCTCTGAAAATACAACCTATGTATTTGAAGAAGGAACAGTCAATGGGGCCTTTAGTGTAACTCCTTCCAATAGTGAAGAAGCTCAATCAGTTAAAATTCATGGACTTGGTTCAGCCGCTTATACTGATTCTAGGGCTTATGCTACTGCTGCTCAAGGAACTTTAGCGCAAAATGCTATGCCAAAATCGGGCGGAACATTTACGGGAGCAGTATCTGGTATAGCTCCTACTGCTGATACTAACTTAACTACTAAAAAGTATGTTGATGACACTATTGCAGCTCAAGTAGCAGCTTTATTTAAGTTTAAAGGAACTAAAGATACTGCTGCTGATTTGCCAGAATCAAATAATACAATCGGAGACGTGTGGCATGTTGAAGAAAATCATGCTGAATATGTGTGGGTAACTGTTGATGGAGCTTCTAAGCCTTCTTGGGAATTACTTGGAACTTCTATTAATCTTGATCCATATGCTCTAAAAACAGATTTAAAAACTCTAACTCTTTCAGATGGTAAAAATTCAATTCCATATAGTCCATTAACCGCAAAGAGTGTTACTTTCGCTGGAAGCGGATCTACTACTGTTTCTATCTCAGGAGAAACAATTACTATCAGCTCTACTGATAATGATACTAAAGTTTCCAATGTGGCAAATAGTGCTGGGAAAGTATTTACTGGTATTAGTAACGGTACTACCGTTTCTACTACAAACGTTGGAGCATTAGTCTTAACAGGATTTACTTCTTCTACTGATACAACCGGAACTATCCTTGCGACAGATACTATTACTTCTGCATTAAATAAACTATATAATTTAGCTAATAGTAAGACTTCTAATACTGGTACTGTCACTTCTATCAAAGTTGGTGGAGGATTAACGGGCGGTACAATTACTACTACAGGAACAATCTCTCACGGAACTAAACCTTCTAGTGGTACGGCTCTTGAAGCTGGCGCAGGTTCTGGACTGACTTTCTTAACAGAAGTGTCTATAGACACTTATGGGCATATTGCTTCTGCTAAAAAAGCGACAGTATCCGCTGCGGGGTTAGGAGCTCTTACTTCAATTACTGCTGGAGCTGGTATTTCTGTTACTGGATCTGGTGTTAGCAGACAAATTGCAATTAATACAAATGACACTTATGTATTAAATGGTGGCTCTGCCGCTGATTAATATTATAGAGTATTTAAGTAAAGCTCCTTCTCTTCTCAAAAAAAAAAGGGGGGGCTATTTTCTTAAAAAGATATAATTATAAGAAATTAAAATCACTTAATAATAGAAGCGTTATGCTCAACTTTTTATGAGGAGCGATGCAAATGGCGGAAATTATTTTAAAAGCAACGCAGATACTTAGAAACGATAGTTCTGCGAATTGGAGTAATTACGCCACCAAAATTTTAAAAAAAGGAGAACCAGGAGTAGAATTTACTTCAGGCGCGCCCCGAATAAAAATTGGTGACGGAAAAACTCAATGGAGTTCTTTATCCTACGCAGCTCCAAGCGCAGATATATATACTGATAATGGAATAACTTATAATACTTCAAAAGTAATTCAAATAAAGCACGCCAATGGAAGTAATTATCTTTCTATGGATGGAATATCTTTAAAAGCTAGATCTTTAGTTACAATTGATAGACCACCTTCTTTAAATAATTTAACTAGAAATGGTATTTATGTTGTTGCTCCAGACGCTATTACTGATGATTCAAATTTTGGACAATATGGAATTTGTTTTCAATTATCAAATCAAGTTGATCCGGTTCCAAATACAGAGGGACACTGGATTTGGCAGCTAGGATTTGACACTTCTACAAATCTATATTTTAGAAGAAAAACAAATACAGCAGATTGGAGACCTTGGAGTAAAATAGCTTTCACAAGTTCAGATATTGAAGGAAATGCGAATACCGCTACGACCTTAAAGACTTCTAGGACTATAAACGGATTGCTTTTTAATGGCGCAGGAAATATTACTAATTACACAACTTCTTCTACTGCTGGTGATGTCGCGGCCAAAGTAGCTACCTTAGCTAATTTCCAATTAGCAACAGGATCAATAGTTTACTTGAGATTAAGTAATACAAATACAGCGGCTAATCCGACTTTAAACGTAAACTCAACGGGAACAAAAGCTATTCAATATCGAGGAGCTGCCGTAGAAGCTGGTACTTTAGCAGCTGGCAGAACTTACTGTTTAGTTTATGATGGAATTGCATATCAAATTGTTGGAGATTTAGATACTGGATTAACAAGCTTAACTTTAGCAGATGTTGGATCAGGAACTTCTGATCAAAATTATTCATTCAATGGGCAAACTTCTTTTTCAATGATGATTCCTCAGCTAAGGTTACCAAATTCTAATACTTATGTTGATTCATATTGTCCTATTTTAGAAGTTGAATGTTCTTCATCTTGGACAAGGTTTACTACAGATTTATTTATTTCTGATTCAGAAGGAGTATTCTCAGGACTGTTTCATTGGAAAGTTGGAACAGGAAAGACTGCAACATCTCCTACAACAAACTATATTTATACATTAGCTTCAACTTCAACTTTATTGTATGGTAAACTTTATAGCGCTGCTGAAGTAAAAGAAAATTCAGTAATTTATAGACTATACCTGCAATATTCACAGACTGCAAGAACTTTTAAAGTTCAGCTTATGAATATTACTGTTCCAAATAATGTAAAAATAAATAGCAAATTAAATGGATCAATTCTAAGCACTTCTATTGTTGAAGAAATGGTTGGTTCAAACATATCTACTAATCTTCCAATAATGGCTCAAAGAGATGAAAAAGGTAATAGTCTTTCTTCTTATATAAAAGATATAACTTCTTCTGGAAAAACTGTCACCTTTACAAAAGGAGATGGGACTACCGGTACTTTTACTACTCAGGACACAACTTATTCAACCGCAACTTCTTCCACTTCTGGATTAACAAAACTTTATACCTCTTCTGGAACAGCAACTGATGGGGCTATTACTCAAAAAGGTATTACAGATTTATTATCTAATTATATTCTATCTAGTCAAAAAGGACTTGCTAATGGAGTGGCAGAACTAGATGAGAATGGAAAAGTTCCTTCTGGACAATTGCCTTCTTACGTAGATGATGTTCTTGAATGTGATAATAAATCATCGTTCCCTGCTACTGGAGAAACTGGAAAAATTTATGTTGATAAAACAACTAATTTAACCTGGCGTTGGGGCGGATCAACTTATGTCGAAATTAGTCCTTCTCTAGCTTTAGGAACTACATCCTCTACTGCTTTTAGAGGAGACTACGGTAATACTGCTTATACTCACGCTACTGCGAAAGGATCAGCATTTAGTTCAGGCTTATATAAGATAACTACCAATGCTCAGGGTCACGTTACCGCAGCTATAGCAGTTACTAAAGCTGATATTACTAATTTAGGTATTCCAGCTCAAGATACTACTTATAGCGCGGCAGGATCGTCATTAGGACTAGTAAAAACTGGTGGAGATGTTACGATTAGCAGCGGTACAATTACTGTTAATGATAATTCTCATAATCATACTATTTCTAATGTGACTGGATTAGAGGAAGAATTAGACGACAAGCAAAATGCTGAAACCGCTCTTATAAATCAAAATTTAGATGATTTAAAAAGTACTAGAAGATATTACGGAGCAGGTTCAAATACAGTTACTAATAAACCAGACGACGTAGATGCTTTCGGATTAGAAGTATATAAAATGGCATCTGGATATATTGTTCAAGAAATGACTGTTGGAACACCGTCTAGTAAAGTCGGAGAAAAATATAGAAGATATTATACAACCACCTGGTCTTCTTGGACTCCATTACCAATTTTGAGTGCCACTCCAACTTCTGGACAAGTTATAGTTTCTGACGGAACAACAGGGAAATTAAAAACTTCTGGATTCACAATCGGGAAATCAGTTCCTTCAAATGCTGTATTTACTGATACTGTCTATACTTTACCAGCAGCTACTTCAAGTGTTCTTGGTGGAGTAAAAATCGGAAATAATATTACTAACACTTCTGGAACAATCAGTTTAACAAAAGCTAATGTTGTTGCGGCATTAGGGTATACTCCTCCTACAGCAAATACGACTTATTCTGCTGGAAGTGGTTTATCATTAAGTGGAACTACTTTCTCTGTTAAAACAGGAGGAACAACATCAGGAAAGAACTATGCAGTTGATACTGATGATGATGGTAATTTAATAGTAAATGTTCCTTGGACGGATAATAATACAACATATACCGCAGGCACTGGATTAACATTATCTGGAACTCAATTTATCCATACTAATTATGGAACAGCAGGAACTTATGGCCCATCAGCAAATGCTACCTTAACTTTTGGAGGTACTTTTACCGTACCATATGTAACCACCAACGCACAAGGTCACGTAACTGCATCGGGCGCGCGCACGTTCACAATGCCTGCGAATCCGAACACCGACACTAAAGTAACACAGGCCGCGGCTATCACCACCAACGGTAACTATCCTATTATATTAGGATATAGTACCGCTACAACAGCAGTAACAAATACGGTTAATAAAGCAAGCGCATTGACTTATAATCCTTCTACTAAAATGCTATCTATTGATACTCTGGATATTACTCCGACATCAATAGCAAATGCTGATAACACAATATTTACTTTTGATGGAATAAAAGCTATTTTTTCTGCTAATCAATTTTATCCTTCTAATGGACAAAATCTTGGAGCAAGTACTGATACTGGTAGATGGTCTAATCTTTATATGAGATCTACAATAAGTTTTTCTAATGCAGCTTATTTAAATTCAGCAGGATCAACAGTAAATATTGGTGTAGGTATGAGTTCTGAAAAGACTACTTATGAATTATCTATGTCAACTACAAACGCTAATTTTAGAGTAAATCTTTACTCATCAACTAGTGCTAATTTAGGACAATCTGCTAATCCGTGGAATAATTTATATCTAGGAAGTTCATTATCTTTCACTAAAACTTCTGGAACAATTAACGTCACTAAAGGAGTTTTATATTTTAAAGTTGCAGATACCATACTAATGCAAATGGCTGGAAATGCAGTATCATTTAATGGATCTTCAAGCTTCTATCCTCAGCAATCTACCGCAACTTTAGGAGACTCTTCTCATCAGTGGAAAAATGTATATGTAACAGAAGGATTAAAATATGGTAGCTATAATTTAGTAGGATTTAGTGACGGGACTATAAAATTAGGAGATTCTGCTTTCTCACTTGTTAATATTGCAAGTGAGAATGGAACTGTTGCTATTGGCGCAGGATTAATTGGACCTTCTTTATATCCATCAGGAACTATGGATTTAGGATTGGAATCTAATCCGTGGAATAATTTATATATTGGTAAAAAAATAGAAAAAACAGGAAATACCTCATATTATGCTTATGAGGGTACTATTAGTCTTCCGCCAGCTTATCCATATTCTCAAGATTCTAAACTTACAATAAAAGTTCCTCTACAAGATGGCAGTTATACTGGCGCAGGATATTTAGATATCTATTTAGATCGTAACATTGTTGGGACAAAACATGATCCTACAATTTATACTTTAGGTCCAGTAAACTTCTCTGCTTCCGGATACAATGTCTCTTTAGGATCTACAACTGAGAAATGGGGAACTATTTATTCTACTTCTTCAACTATTCAAACTTCGGATAGATCAGAAAAAACTGATATTCACTATTTAGATGAACAATCTAATTTAAATCGAGGAATATCAATGTTATCGTTGGCAAATGAAGAAACTTCAATTAAGACTTCTTTTACTACAAATGATATATTATCATTTATTAAGAAGATAAATCCTTGCACTTTCGTTTATAAAGATAATAGTCAAGAAGATAAATATTCAGATATTGAATCCGCGATAGAGTCAAATAATACTGAATACGTCCAATTAGGACTCATTGCAGATGATCTAAAAGATGAAGCATTATTCAATTTTATTGGTGCTACAATGAAGTATGAAGAAGAAGTTGAACCTGAGCAAAAGGATGAAGAAGGAAATACTATTAAAGAAGCAGTTTATGAGACAAAAACAACATTAGGACTAAAAGCTGTTCCTCTAGCTGTTTCTGCTTTAACTGCTTGCAAGTCTTTATTAGAGACTGTTGATCAATTAAAACAACAAATTTCTGATTTAGAATATCAAGTAGGATATCTTAAAAATATTATTTAAGCGAAACGAGGAAAAGGAGGAGTAGGAAATGGCAAAAGGTTTATCTCCTACTACAATAAGAATATCTGGATATAGTGGAGCAAATAGTAGTAATTCTGAGGATTGGCCACGTTTAGCTCCAGGTAAGGGAATAACTCTTACCTGGAGCGGCGCATCCTCCCCTAGCGGAATTAGAGGATATCAAATTTATTACTCTTATGGAGCTGGTTGGGTTCACTTTTTATCTCAAGCAAATTCTAGTTCTAGTGGAAGTTATACTTTTAATATTCCAGAAGAAATATCTGGAAAACATATTACTTTTACTGTTGGAACAGTTAGTTCAGACCCTAGTTCTACTGTTTCTGACTTAATTGATGATAGTAGAAACCCAAAAATTGAAGTTTATTCAGCTCCAAAGTTTTCCAATAAAACAGTAACAGCAACTCCTGTATCTTATGATACTGGTGAATTTAGTGTAAATATATCTTGGTATGCTGCGGCCGCGGGGTACGAAAATCCAGTCTTAAGATACCGTATTTATAAAAGAATTTTTAATATAAATACACTATCTTATGGAGAATGGTTGCAATTTGCTAGTATATCTCATGATAGTAGCAAATCATCTTATTCTTACTCTTGGAAAAACGTCGAAACAGGACAATTCCAATTTGTTATTATGGCAGATGGACAGTATTATTCAGCAGCTCAAAGTAATAATAGTAGAGATACTATAGTTCCCAAGATAGAAGATTGTGGAGAAGTTTCTTCTTCTCGATTTGTTCAAAATCCATCTTCTGGCAAGATAGGAGATACAGTTAATATACAATGGATGTATTCACGAAATGGAGTAAGAAATCCTAAAAGCGGATATACTATCCAAAGAAGTATCAATAATGGATCTTGGAGTAATATTGATACAATTCCAAAAAGTAGTGCATTGGAAAATATAAATTCAAGTTATTCTTATTCTTATACTTTACCAGCTCATGTTCCTGTTTATAATATAAAATATAGAATAAAAGCTAATTCTTCTGTTGGGAATCAGTATGATTCAGAATATACTGAGTCTCCTTCTTATACAATTCAACCCGCAGCACTTCCTTCTTTTACTAATATTAATTCTTCTTATAATAAAGAAAATGAAGAATTTACGATTTCTTGGACAGCTCAAACTTCAACTCCTTTAGACGCAATAAGAACCTACAATATATATTATTATAAATCTTCTTCTGCGACATCAGGATTCACAAATAGAATTCTGATAGCAAGCGGTCTAGCCGCAGTAAATCAAGGTAATAGTAATTTTGGGGCATCTTATACTTGGTCTGGTGGAGAATTCGGAAAATATTATAAATTTGAAATAGTAGCTTTCGGATATTATAGCGGACAAAAAACTTCAAGTATGAGTTCGGCAACTCGAAAAGTAGCTCAAGACGCATCAGCGCCAAGTAAAATAGAGTTATCAGGATCGGCATATAAAAAGATCGGAGATTATTACTATTTAATACCAGGACTTTCTTTCTATATCCTTGTATCAGGAGGAGAAAATGCAACTTACTATAAAGTTGAAATGAGAGAAGTTTTAAATGGAGTCGAACAAAATTGGAAAGAAATTATTCCCCATTTAAATATTGGAACTTTATCTCATAAAATAAAGGTTCCTTCCGATTTAGAGGAAGGAGACTGGATAGAAATTAGAGCTGCTTCTATTAATGCTTCAGGAGAGACAAGTGATTACTATCCTTCTAATGAAGATTTATTACCTCAATATAATATCTATACTTTTGAAAAAGAAAATAAAGAATATCCAATTGTAAAAATTAAACGAGCTTCTTCTGAAACATGGAATAGAGAAGATAAAAATTTAAATGGATTAAGAATTTCAGAAGGAGAATTAGTTTATGATAAAACAAATAGAATTTTGAAAATAGGAAATAATGGACAAAATTCTCAATTTTCTACACTACCTCCTTTATTTGGTCTTTTCTCTTCTGGATATGGAAATACTATATTTGGGAATAATAATTCCGCTATGGGTAGAAACAATACCTGTGGAGAATTATATGGAGCTGGAATATTAGATCAAGATGGAAATACTTTAACATTAACTTCTGTAGAAAATTTATCTGGAACAGTTACTATTTCTTACCAAGGAAATTATTATACTAATACTATTACAGCGTTGGATTATGAAAATAACAAAATTACTGTTTCTGGTACATTACCTACTTTTACAAATTACATGGCTGGATTTGGATATGCTCATTTGACTGTATTTAATACAGAAAAACCAAATATGGGAGATATTTCTCTTTCTGGCGGCAATAATTTATGTGTAGGACAGAATAATAATAATACAGGATCGAATTGCCTATGCGTAGGATATTCCAATACAATTCATCCAAATACAACTAATTTATCAACAATGTCTTCTGGATTAGTCGCCGGAAGAAATAATGAAAGTAATGGGTCAGTTAATCTAATAGGAATAGGTCTATTAGGACAATCAGGATCAGCGGGATTTAACGAATTATCTTTAGTTACTGGTAGATATAATAGCATTATAAATGGATCATTATTTTGCGTAGGAAATGGATCTACCTCTTCAAATAGATCAAGCGCATTTGCAGTAACTTCTTCTAAAACTATTATTTATAATCAAGGGGATTTTCGAGAAGAAATTATTCAGGGAAGTGCTAATAGCGCCGCGGGGACTTATTCTAGTTCTTTTGGACAAGGTAATTCTTCCACAGATTTATGCTCAGTAACTTTTGGAAGAAATACGACTGCTTGGAAACACCAGTTTTCTCTTGGAACTGGAAATAAAACAGACTATGGATCTTCTGATCCAGGAGATAAACAGGGGTCAGCTCTTATAATTGGAAACGGATCTTCAACATCAAAAAGTAATGCTTTTAGAGTTGGATTTAATGGTTCTGTATATGGAAGTGGAAGTTATAATTCATCAGGAGCTGACTACGCAGAATTATACGAGTGGGAAGATGGAAATCCTTTAAAAGAAGAAAGATTTGGATTATTTGTTACTCTTAATGGAGATAAATTAAAGTTAGCTTCTAATTCAGATGATTATATCCTTGGAGTAATATCTGCAAGACCCGCTGTTGTTGGAGATCAACAAGATGAATGGCATGGAAGATATTTAAGAGATATATTTGGAAATCCATTAAAAGAAACAGTACATATAGAAGACGAATGGAAGATAACAAAATACCAAGCTTATAACGAAGAAACAAAAGAATTAGAAGAGATAGAAACTAAAGAATTAATTTCCCCAGCTCACGATACGGAAATATGGAAAGAAAATCCAGATTACGATCCAGATAGAGAATATACTCCGAGAGAAAAAAGACCCGAATGGAGTTATGTTGGAACTCATGGAAAATTAATAGTAATAGACGATGGGACTTGTTCTGTTAATGGATATTGTTGGCCAACAAAAGATGGAATTGGCTCAAATGATAAAATATATAAAGTCTATCGAGTAATCGAAAGACTTGATGATAAACATATCAAAATAGTAATAAAGTAATTTTATTAACTAAGATTAAAGGAGGAAATATAATGAAACTTTATGGAATTGACGTATCTAGCCATCAAGGAAATATTGATTGGGAAAAAGTTAAGAAGTCTGGAGAAGTCAGCTTCGCAATTCTTCGTTGCGGCTGGGGTAGCGATTTAGAATCACAAGATGACTCAAAATTTGAAAGAAATGTTCAAGAATGCGACAGATTAGGAATCCCATGGGGAGCCTATCTTTATAGCTATGCAATGACAGAAGAGGAAGCTCAAAGTGAAGCTGCCCATGTTCTTAGATTGCTAAAAGGTAAGAAACCTCTATATCCTATTTGTTTTGATATGGAAGATGCCGATGGATATAAGGCTAAAAGAGGCGGATTGTCAAAAGAATTAGCAACAAGTATTTGTATGGAATTTCTAAAAACTTTAGAAGCTAATGAATATTATGCTATGTTATATGCTAATAAAGATTGGATGATGAATAAATTAGATATGAATAAGTTAAAAAGATTCGATTGCTGGTTAGCTCAATGGAATGATGAACCAACTTACGAAGGACAATTTGGAATTTGGCAGTATTCTAGTGATGGAGAAGTTCCTGGAATTTCTGGTAGAGTAGATATGAATCAAACTACTGGATATAGAGATTATCCTTCATATATGAAAGAAAATGGAACTAATAATTGGGAAATTGTAGATGAACCAGAAGTTTCCGATTCAGAAGTAAATGTATTTTACAGAGTAAAAACTAAGGAAGGGAGATGGCTAGGAGAAGTTACTAATTTAGAAGATTATGCAGGATGGAATGAAAGTCCTATTACAGATGTTGCAATCAAAGTAGATATTGGTAGTGTTAAATATCGCGTTCATAATAAGAACGGAGATTGGCTACCATATGTTACTGATTATGATATTAATAATTCTTCTAGCGGATATGCTGGCAATGGAAATGAAATTGATGCTATTGAAGTATATTATTATACCCCATCAAATATTAGACCAGCCAAAAAAGCTAAATATCGTATCGCGCCAGTTGGTAAATCTTATTATAGTTGGCAGTTTGACAACGAGAAGAAAGATGGGCAAGATGGATATGCAGGAATGTTTGGCAATTCAATCGGACGTTTCCAGATAGTTATCGAATAATTCGGCGTGAAAAGAGAGTATAGTCCTTCGGACTATACTCTCTTTTACTATTTAAAACTTGACTTAATAGAAATAATTTAATATAATATTTATAGAGAGAGAGAATAAACAATATTAAGAAAGGAGAATTATAATATGAGTCAAACTTTTAAGATAAGACAATATAAAAATACGCAAAGAAGAATATTTAAGTATGAATTACCTTTATTAGAAACTAAAGATTATTATTTTGCACCTGCCCAAATACTTAATTTAGATGTACAAGATAATATTCCAGTATTTTGGTCTTTAGTATTTACAGAAGAAGAACCTAAACACTATCAAATTACAGGATTATGGACTGGTATGGAATACGAAGAAAAAGATGGAACTTATATAGGGACTTTAACGGTAAATGAAATTGTTCATCATTATTTTATAAGGGAGATTTATGATGGTACTAGATAAAGAACAAAAAGCAGCAGTAGAAACTAAAAAAAGAAATGTTCTTGTGGCATCTGCTGCTGGATCAGGCAAAACGAGAGTCATAACTGAACGGTTAAAGTTTCTTCTTAACGAAGGTATAGACCCTTATAAAATTTTTGCTATTACCTATACTAATGCCGCAGCACAGGAAATGAGAGAAAGAATAGGTAATTCGGAAGTATTCATTGGAACTATTCATAGTTTAGCAAATCGTATTCTCCTTCTTAATGGAGTGGATACAAGTCCTTTCCTTAATGATGAAGAATTTGACCATTTGTTTGAAGCTATCAAAGATAATAATGTTGAGCTTCCAGATGTAGAGCATTTACTTATAGATGAATTTCAAGATATTTGTGAAAATGAATATGAATTTACTATGGAAACTCTTAAACCAAGAAATTTTTTTATTGTAGGAGATAGTAGACAATGCCAACCAGCTGGGACTCAAATTAGATTGAGAAATAATATTTTTAAAAATATAGAAGATATTCAAGTTGGAGACAGTATCGTCTGGTATGATAATTCTAAAAGTTTTGTTTGCGGACCAAGTACAAACTCTTGGAACGCAGTAGAAAAAAAAGTTCAACAAATTTCATGTCGAGATTTTTATAATGATAATTTAATTACAATAAAAACTGAGAATGGAAATATTAGTAGATATACTCCAAATCATAGAACATTTATAAAGTTAAATAAAAGTGAATATTGTCATGCTGTTTATCTTATGTGTGATGACAATTATAAATTTAGAATAGGTAAAATTCCTTTTTATGGCACAGGTACTTCTACTTCAAATCCTTGGAGAGACAAAATGTATGCTGAAGGTTGCTCTAAAATTTGGATTTTAAAATTATTTAAAACTGATAAGGACGCTAGAGTTTTAGAAACTAAACTAAGCTATAAGTATCAAATTCCTCAAACCTGTTGGCAATTGAATAAAGTTCAGTGGACAAAAGAAGATTTAGATTTTATTTATGAAGGATTAAATACAAAAAAATCTGCTGAAAAATGTTTAAAAGAATTTAATCGAGATATTAAATATCCGCTACTCGATAAGCAAACTGAAAAAAGTTCTCATATTCATTTTGCAACTAATGCGGTAACTGAAATATATGCTTGTAATATTATTCCAGAAGTAATGTCTTGTTTAATTTATAATCCAGAATTAAAACATAGAAAGCAGTATGAAGTAATAAAAGAAGTAAAATTTGAATATATAAAAGAATCAATAAAAGTATACAGTTTAAAAGTTGAAGGAGAAACTTATGTAGCAGATAATATTATAACTCATAATTCAATTTACTCGTTTAAAGGAGCAAATTATAAATACTTTATGGATTTAATTAACAATCCTTTTGTCCAAATTTATGAGCTTAATAATAACTATCGCTGTGGAGAAGAAATTATTAGTTACGCTCAAATTTTTTTGGATAATATGTATGATATTTATGATACTCCTGTCTATTGCAAAAGCGGGATTGAGGGAGAAGTAGAGAGAGTTCCCTTTAGTCTTGATACAATTTTGGAATATTTAAAAGAAGGAGACTATAAAGACTGGTTTATTCTTTGTAGGAAAAATGCAGAGATAGAAGAAATTGGATATTTCTTAAATAAAAAGAAAATTCCTTATGTTAGTTTTAAAAAATCTGAGATGATACTTGAAGAATTAAATGGAAAAGTCAATTCGAATGTAGTCAAACTTCTTACGATTCATAGCGCTAAAGGACTAGAGAGTAAAAATGTTATTGTTATTGGTGCGAAAACATGGAATCAAGAAGAAAAGCGTATCTGTTATGTTGCGGCGACAAGAGCAAAAGAAAGATTAGTATGGATGACTGAAATGCCAAAAAAGAAACCGAATTATAAAATGACAAATTGGGGTTAATAAAATGAATATTATGGAATATGATTTAGAGAATTTGGATGTTATGGAATTAGAGGAATTATTCTCTATTTTTAAAGAAGCAAGTGAAAAAGAAGGACATACTGCTATTGCTATGCCAAAAGATATTACTATTCTTCAGGATGTGGATGAAAAAACTCTCTATAACATAAGGGAGATGATTGATGAAGAATTAAATAGAAAAGCTAAAGCATCTGAAGAAGAATATCGAAAAATCAAAGAGAGATATCTTGGTAAATGCTATGAAGTTGATAATTGCTTAATTAAAATAGTTGGATTTGATTTTACAAATAAATATTCTATGAAGTGTCTTTGCTTTGATTGGTCAACAGGAGCTGATGGTTTCTTTATCAATTTTGACAATATTGGATTATTTTGTAATGATTATAAAAATCCAGGGCATCGAATTATCGAACGCTATAAAGAAATTTCAGAAGAAGAATTCAGATCAAAATTTAATACAAAAATTAACGAAATTTGTTTTGAAGAATGTAGATGTCAAGGTTAAACTTGACATCTTTTCTTTTTTATGATATAATAAAATAGAAAGAAGGTGGAATAATGTTTAAAGTAAAACATAAGAAAGATAGTAAAATAGTTCAAGTCCTTGATACTGCTATTGATGAAGTATGTGGAAATACCTTTTTTCTTATTTGGGAAAATAATGGATGGAACACTAAAGAAAAATTTTTACAACGACAACAAGATGATTTGAAAAAATTTGAATATTGTAAAAATAATAATATTAAATTATATTATATTACTTATTTAGATAATATTGAAGAAAAAGTGAAGGAGATATTGAATGAAGTATACAGCTAATGATATAGTCTCCCTATCTGCTGGGCGAGCTTTTAGAGAAAAGCTTGGAATGTATCTTTCCGCAGATAGACAAGAAGCAATAAATCTCGGACTTAGAGAACTTATTGTTAATGTTCAAGATGAATATGAAGTATATAAACCAGAAAATCCTACATTAAAGGTAGAGCTTAATTCTAAGACCAAAGAAATAACTGTCATTGATAATATGAGAGGAATTCCAGTAGGAATTAGAGATGACGGAATTAATTCTCTCACGGCAGCATTTCTTATTCCTCACTCTGGAGGAAAGCATCAAGAAGGAGTATATTCTAGTGCCGTAGGTATTAATGGCGAAGGTAATAAAATTGTTTGTCATACTGCCAAATGGCTATACGTAGAAGTTCATAGAGATGGGAAAATTTATAGTCAAAATTTTGAATCAACAGATGATGGCGCCACCGCAAAAACGCAAGTCTTGTCAAAAGATGATCCAATTAAACCTCAAATTACTGGAACAAAAATTGTTTATGTTCCAGATGAAAAAGTTTATGGAGAAGTATTTATTGATTTGCCTAAATTAAGAAATATGCTTAAAGAAATTTCTTATTTCACAAAAGGATTAAAAATACTTCTTATTAACGATGGACAAGAAGAAATTTTTTACTCAGAACATGGACTTATTGATGGATTAAAGAATGAGAAAGTAATAAGTGAACCATTTTCTTATTTTTACGAAACCGATGATTGCAAAGTAGAATTAGCACTTCAGTGGGTTCCTTCTGGTGGGAATATTAAAGGTTATGCTAATGGTCTTTATATGCCTGATGGTGGAGCATTTATTACAGGTTTTAAATCTTCTTTAACAAGAACTTTTAATAGTTTGGCTAATAAAAATTTCACAGGAGAACAAATAAGAGGTGTTCTTGATGGCTTTGTTTCAGTAAAAGTTAAAATGGGGCAATTCTCTAATCAAGCTAAAACCGCTTTAGCAAACCCAGAAGCAAGAACTGCTACTTCTTCTGCCATAAGTCTCGCTCTTAAAGAATTTTCACAAAGAAACAGTCAAAATTTTAACAAAGTAATTGAACTTCTAACAAAAGTAGAGAAAGCCGAAGCCGCGGCGGCCAGAGCAAGGACCGCGGCTATGGAATCCCAAAAATCAGTAGAAAAGGAGCTAAAGAAAAAATCTGTTCTTGCTGGAAAACTCGTTGACTGTGAGAAGCATAATGAGGAATCTCAACTTTTAATTGTGGAAGGTAAATCTGCTTTAGGTTCTATTGTTAATGCCAGAGATGGAGTAACTACTGCTTGTTTCCCGTTGAGAGGTAAGATTATCAATGTTCTAAAAAACAATGAGGAAGATATTTTTAACAATGAAGAAGTAAAAGAACTTCAAATTGCGTTAGGTTGCGGTATTGGCGATAAGTTTAATATGAAGAAATTGCGCTATGGACGAGTTTGTATCGCCGCGGATATGGATATGGATGGATATAGTATTGTATGTCTTGTCCTTACTTTCTTTTATAAATATTATCCAGAATTGATTAGACAAGGAAAGATTTATTGGGCAAGAACTCCTTTGTTTTCAGTAACTTCTGGTGGTAAGACTTATTATGTCTATTCAGAAGACGAATTGGCAAAACTTCCAAAAGGAAAAGTTAGTAGAAACAAAGGACTTGGTGAGTTATCTGCTATTGAAATGAAAGCAACTTTATTTAGCTGTGAAGATAGCTATGTTCAATTTACAATGGAAGATGCTGCGGCCGCAGCGTATTATTTCAATCTTCTCCTTGGAGAAAATGTTAAGGGAAGAAGAGAGTATATTTTCGATAATGTGAATTTTGAAGAGGTAGAGGAATAGTGGAAAATTTTATTTATAATGTTTTTGATATTTCTGATAAAAATGGTAAAGTAGTAACTTCTATAAATTCAGAAAATAAGCTTGATATTGATAATATTAAAAATTTATGGTATAGTAACCTATGTTTTGAAAGAGACTTTACTAAAAATTTATGTATTGATCATACATATTTTATTTTATGCAATGATAATATCATAGGAATTTTTACCCCTCATTTTGGATATTCATTTTTGACGTGGCTGAACATGATGAAAGAGTTTTAATAAAACAAATTTTCCCGAAATTAAAATGCCATATTATTGATGAGAATTGACTTTTCTTTAATAGTATGATATTATATAAATATAAAATAAAAAGGGGCGTTTAAATGGCATTTAAAATAGAAAATAACAAGTTTGATATTAAAGACGCTCTTCCAGATTTTTACTTACCTTATAGTGCGTATGTTCTTCAAACTCGCGCAATACCAGATTCTAGGGATGGGTTAAAGCAAGGCGCAAGATTTATTATCTTCGCGCAAATGAAGCATAAATTAGTATATAACAAAGATAGACGAAAAGCCGTTGCTACTGTAAACGCAGGAATGGAATTCAGTCCTCATGGAGATGCTAGTGTTTATGGAACAGCGGTTCGTTTATCACAACCTTTCTCACTTCGCTATCCTATTATCGAAGTAAAAGGTAATAACGGTTCTCTTTTTGCAGGAGACGATTTCTCTGCTTCTCGTTATGTTGAGATGCGGAGTAATAAAATTGCGGATGAAATGACTAATCTTCTCCCAAAAGAAACTATTGATAAATGGAAATTAAACTATACCCAGGAGCAAGAATATCCAACCGTATTGCCAACAAGATTTCCTTTTAGTCTAGTGAATGGCAATACTGGGATCGGGGTAGGTTGCTCTAGTTCTATTCCTCAATTTAATCTTTGCGAAGTATCAGACGCTTTAGTTAAACTTCTTTATAATCCAAGTATCAGTTTTGAAGAGGTTTATTGTCCTATTGACTTTGCAACTGGTGGTATAATTATTAATGAAGCAGAGGTAAAAGAGAGCCTCAAAGTTGGTAATGGTAAAGCCGCGTGCATTAGAGCTAAAATTGAATATGATTCTGACAAGAACGAACTTTCTGTCAGAGAGCTTCCTTATCAGGTATTTACTTCTACTATATCAAAACAAATCCAAACAGCAATTGACGAAAATAAACTCTACGGAGTAGAAAGCTTTTTTGACGGAACGGGATTCGAGGGTATCAATATCCGTATTAAACTAACTAAAGGAGCAAATCCAGAGAAAGTTTGTAAATTACTATATAAAGAAACTTCTCTCCAACATCACTATTCTATAAATATGATGATGTTGGAAAACGGAACAACTCCCCGCCTTTTTTCTTGGAAAGAGATGATGGAGAGTTATCTTAATCATCTTAAAAATGTTGTTCGTAAAGCATACGAATTCGATTTACGCAAAATTCAAGATAGAATTCATATTCTCGAAGGATATTTGAAAGCTCTTGCTAATATCGAAGAAGTAATTCAAATTATCAAAACTTCTACTTCTGTTGAAGATGCAAAAAAAAATCTTGAACAAAAATTTGGCTTTACGGCGGCCCAAGCGAAAGCTATTCTTGACCTTAAACTCCAGAGATTAGCTAATATAGAGAAGATTAAAATAGAGAATGAGCTTGCAGATATTAGCAAAAAGGCAGAAGAAATTACGGCTATTCTTAGTAACGAAGAACTTTTCAAAAAAGAAATTGAAAAAGAAATTCTAAGAGTAAAAAAAGAATATGGGGACTGCCGCCGCACAGTTAATATGAATTTAAAATTTGATAATGATAATGATGAAGAGCCAATAGAAGAAAAAACAGTTATTGTCCATTTAACTAATTTTGGTAATCTTTATACTTTTGAATCAACAACTCTTATGACTCAAAAACGGGGGGGTAAGGGTGTTAAAGTAAAAATGGATAATAACGAATATATTATTGATACTATCAGTGATTCTAATACCAATAGTTGTATTGTATTTTCAAATAAAGGAAAAGCGTATTCAATTAATTTAAATGATCTACCTGTTAATCAAAAAGTTAATATTAATAATGTCTTTAATTTTGAAATAGAAGAACAAATAACTAATATTATTCCTTATAGTAAAATAAATAATAACAATTACATGATTTTTATTACTAAAAATGGAATGATTAAAAAAACGTCTTTAGAAGAATACCGTATTAAAAAATCAAGAGGAGTAATCGCGATTAAAATAAAAGACGGAGATGCTTTAAAGAGAGTCATTTTAGTAGATTCTACCCCTATTGGGATTTTGACAAAATTAGGAAATTATCTTATAATAGATACAGAAACAATAAATCCAACGGGAAGGATTACATCTGGGGTAATAGGAATTAAATTGTCTAAAGATGATGAGGTTGTAGATGCAAAAGCTATTCCCCCAAACACAAAAGAAATAATATCAATTTCTTTGAGCGGAATGATTAAGAGAACAAACTTTGACTCTTTTTCAATTGGAAATAGAGCAACAAAAGGGTCATCAATACAAAAACTTAAAGATAACGATACTATGATTAGTTTCAACACTATTGATGAAAAAGATAGTGAAATTGCTATTGTATCTAATAAAGCTATAATTAAAATACCTCTTAAAGAAATTCAAGTTCTAAGTAAAAATACTTTTGGCGCGCAATCAAAGAAAATTGAAAGTGGAGAAATTATAACCGAGATTTTGAAAATAAAGGAAAGATAAAATGGAGAAAAGAGAACTTATTCAAAAGTATAATAGTACTTTAATTTCTGCCCTTAATCTTAGTTTAGATTCGATTATAAATATTGAAGATTTAGATGAACTTAGTAAAGCAAGATCGAAGAAAATTTATAAAGAAATAAAAAGAAAAATAGAAGCGAGTGAAGATCTTACTAATGTTGAGTATAATCTTCTTTCTATGGTCTGTTTAAATTCAAGTGATAGACTTGCGGATAATGCAAGACTTATTCTAAAAAGTGCAGAAGATATGAAAAATTTATCAAAGGCGCTAATGGTAGATTTGGAAAAAGAGCCCCAGAAATAATAAAATTTGACTTTATCTAAAATTTAATATATAATAAGTATATAAGGTTGGGAGGCAAACCACCTTGTAAATAAAATAATTTTATAAAAGAGTAAAATGGAGGAAAATCTAATGACTGAAGGTTCACGTAAGGTATTTAATTTTTTGAAGGAAAACTATGGTGAGAAGCTGACTAACTCTGATATTGCTACTTCTCTTGGCCTAACTGGTCCAACTGTTGTTGGTTCCGTTAATGGTCTAGTTAAGAAAGGCTATGCTGTTCGAGAGGAAGTTACCATTCCTGCTACAGAAGAAGGCGGTAAAGATATGAAGGTTAAGTATATTTCTCTAACCGAAGCAGGCATGGATTTTGATCCTGATGCAACCGAAGAAAAGAAAGACTAAAATAGATAATTCTCTTTAATATAAGAGGAGAGATTAATAAGAATCTCTCCTCTTAAAATTTAAGAATTATTAGAAAACCAGTATTTTATAATAATTGAGAGGTATTTAAATGTTAAAACAAGCAGATAATAAAGTACGTATTGAAGGTATTCTTAGTGAAGTTGATATTAAGACTGGTGAATCTAAGAAAGATAATAAGCCATATGTAATGGGCGAAATCAAGGTTAAGGTAACGCAAGATATTAACGGAAAAACAGAGCATATGGAGATTCCTATTAATATGTTTGCAACAAAAGAAACAAAGAAAGGCGGAATGAATCCAGCTTATGAAAATATTATGAAGATTAAAGAAGAATATACTAGTATAGCTTCTTGCGGGAATGAAGATGACGCTAGTAGAATTCGTATTGATAGAGCAGAGATTGGAGAAAATGCTTTTTATGGTAATAATGGAGTTTTAGTTTCTCGTCCTCGGATTAGAGCTTCTTTCTCTACAAGAATTAAGAAAGATGAGTGTCAAGAAAATGCGAGCTTTGAAGCTGTTATTGTCATTGGCAATATAAAAGAAGAAGTAATAAATGATGAGCCTACAGGACGGCTTATTGTAAAAGGAATTATTATCCAATATGGAGAGAAAGCAGATGTCGTTGATTTTATCGTAGCTTCTAATGACGCTATCAATCATATTCAGACCTATTGGAACGAAGGGGATACTGTCCGTATCGCTGGTAAGGTCAACTTCTCTTCTCGTGTAATTCATGAAGAAAAAGAAGTGGGATTTGGAGATCCTATTATCGAAGATCGGACAATTTCAGTCAAAGAGCTTATTATTACTTCTGGATCTCAAAGTGCTCTTGATGGAGATCTTGCTTATGATGCTGATGAAATTAGAGAAGCTCTAAAAAGACGTCAAGCTTCTCTTGATGAACAGAGAGATAAAGCTTCTAAAAAAGAATCTTCAACGGGAGCAACGTCTGAAAAGAAAGGTACAAATTTTGGATTTTAATTTAGGAGGTAACAAGTATGATTGATATTATGTCTTTGGAACCTACTAAAATTAGCCGAGATTTAAAAGGAAAATTTGTCCTTATTTACGGAGAAGCTAAAGCTGGAAAGACCAGCTTTAGCTCATTATTCCCGAAACCGCTTCTTCTTGGTTTTGAGCATGGTTTTAATGCTTTATCAGGAATTTATGCCACAGATGTAACTTCCTGGTCTGATTTTAAAAGAGTTTGTCAACAATTAAAAACAAATCAAGCCAAGGAAAAGTATAGCACTGTTATTATTGACACAGTAGGTATAGCCACTGATTTGTGTGAAAAATATGTTTTAGCTCAAAATGGTGTATCTTCATTAGGAGAAATCCCGTGGGGTGGCGGTTGGTCTATTTATAGAAAAGAATTTGAGTCTCCTTTTAGAGAACTTTCTCAATTAGGGTATGGTATTGTTTTTATTGCACACAGTAAAACAAAACCTACCGAAATGAAAGATTCAGAAGGAGAGCCTATCAGTAGCGTTTATCCAGATGTTAATAAAACTGGGTTTAACGCGGTTAATAGATTAGTTGATGTTATTGCTTATCTTTCTGTTGAATTCCATCCAGATGGAACGAGTGATAGATATTTATATACTAGACAAACTCCAACAATTTTTGCAGGAAGTAGATATAAATACTTAGAAACAAAAATTCCTTTTGGATATAATGAACTAGTAAATGCCATTGCAGATGCTATTGAGAAGGAAGCAAAAGAAGGCGCGGAAGTAACTGACCATACAATTTTAAATTATGAGCATGAGGAAAGGAGTTTTCAAGAAGCTTTTGAAGAAGCTAAGCAGCTATGGGCTAAATTAACTGAGAATGAGAATGTTGAGAATTTAAATAAAATTCACGCAATTATAAAAAAGCACTTTGGAAAAGTAATAAAACTTTCTGAAGTAACAGAAAATCAGTTAGAACCTCTTGAAGATGTAATTTCTGATATGAGAGAACTGTAAGTTAGAGGAGGTCTATGATTAATAGATCTCCTTTCTATTTAAAGGAGCGCATAAATGAAAGTAATAGACACAAATATTCTACTTCATAATCCTAATATCTTAGAAGAAATAGAAGATGCTGTTATTACTATTAGGGTAATCGAAGAAATTGACGGCTTGAAAAAAAATATAAATCCAGAAGTAGCATATCAAGCACGGCGCGCCAGCTACGCAATTCTTTCTAATGATAATAAAATAACTTATTGTGAAGAAAGGAATAATAAACTTAGCGTTGATGATGAGCTTGTTTGGCTTTGTAAAAAACATAAATGGGAATTGATTAGTAATGATCTAAACCTTCAAATTAAATGTCGATTTAAAAAAGTAAAATGTTCTGGATATTCTAAAGTAAAAGAGAATTATACAGGAGTTATTTATCTAGCTCTTGATTTCGACGAAAGCGGATATAATAAAGAATTAGAAGAAATATTAAATACTAAAACTCCTCCAGAAGAAATGTCTGAGAACCAATTTCTGATTATTCAAGATAGAAATAAAGAAATTACTGATTCATATGGACAAAAACATAAACAGACTATTATGTCTTTTATCTATAAAAATGGAAAGTTAGAGATAGTAGATAATCAGTTTATAAAAAATAAATTTATTAATACTATTAAACCAAGGAATGCAGAGCAGGAATGCCTAATTAAGTTACTAAAAGATAAAGATATTAGTATTATTTTGGCCGGGGGAACTTTTGGGGTTGGTAAAAGCTATCTTCTTATAAATTATGCTCTTCAAGAATTAGAAAAAGGTAACATAAATAAAATTATATATGTTCCTAATAATGCGTTCAACGAAAATACTAGAGAGATTGGTGCACTGCCGGGTGATTTGTTTGAAAAAGAATATATTCATATGGGAACTCTTATGGATATTGTTGGCCCTATAATTGTTGAAGAAATGGTAAGAGAAGAAAAGATTGAAGTCGCACCGGTCTCAACCATGAGAGGAAGAAATTTTACTAATAGTATTATTATAGTGAATGAAGCACAGAATTTGACAGAAGACCATGTTAAATTGTTGATTGCTCGTTGTGGCGAAGGAACTAGAATTTTCTTTGATGGAGATATTAAACAAGCTGATAGTCATGTTTTTAGAAATAAGAATGGTTTAAAGCTATTGCAAAAACTAAAAGATAGTCCAATCTTTTGTAAGATTTTTGGAACAGTAAAATTAGTTAATATTGAAAGAAGTTTAACTGCGCAGGCATCCGCATATTTAGATGATTCGATTTGACAATAATCAGAAATTATGATATAATAAAAAGAAAGGGGTGAGAAAATGGGTAGATTAGTTAAGTGTCAATATTGTCAACAAATGGTTGATAAAGACGTATCAGTGAGATTTGAAGATAAGAACTTTCACGAAAAATGTTGTCAAGATTATAAAGATAGAAAGAAAATATATAAATATGTTGCTCATTTGTTTGGCTTTAAAAGCGAAAATAGACCGGGCCCCGTCATAATTTCTCAACTTAAAAATTTTATGGAAAAGTATCCTTATTATACTTACGAAGGAATTTTAAATGCTCTTACTTATTTCTATGATGTAAAAAAAGGATCTAAGAAAAAAGCAAATGAAGGAATTGGTATTGTTCCTTATGTATATGATGAAGCACAAGAATATTATCAAAAATTAAACTATAAACAAGAAAAAGTGGCGGAAACAATTATTAAACAACTAGATAAAGAACCGGTAGTTATAAAGGTAAAAAAGCAAAGAGAGAAAAAGGAGAAACCACTTTATAATTTAGAAGAATTATAATTATTGGAGGTCCCATTAGTGAATTTAGATAAGAATACAATTCTTCAAATATTTGGTTCTCTTATGAAAAATCCTATGCTTTTAGCAGAGGTAGATAAGTATTCATTAACTCCACAAGATTTCTCCACTAACTTTGAAAAGTATATTTTTGCCGCGATAAATAATCTATATCAAAATGGCGCGGAGAGAATAGGCGTAGTTGATATTGATAATTATTTAGTTAATCATGAAACAATATATGAAGTTTTTATAGAAAATAATGGTATTGAATACTTAAATGACGCAGAGGATCTAGCGATTCTTGAAAATTTTAATTATTACTATAATAAATTAAAAAAATACAATGCTATTAGAGATTTAAAACTTATGGGTTTTAATATTAATAAAATTTATCCGGAGAATATGCTTGACGAAGACAGAGAGAATAAATTAAATGAGTTTGAAAAAATGTCTATTCAAGATATTTTTAATAGTGTTAAAGCAGATGTTGCAAAAACAGAGTCAAAATACGCAAAGAAATCAAACACACAAACTTTAAAAGCAAATGACGGAGTTAGAAACTTAATTAAGAAACTCAAGACAGCTCCTGAAATTGGGGTGAATTGTCAAGGAGAAATATTTAACACCGTTGTCAGAGGAGCTAGACGAGGAAAGTTTTATATTCGCTCCGGCGGCACGGGCACTGGTAAAACAAGGAGTATGGTTGGAGATGCTTGTTATATAGCATATCCTATTAGATACAATTCAAGAACAGAGCTTTGGGAAAATACAGGAAGTTGTGAAAAAATTCTTTATATTGGAACCGAGCAGAAGCCTGATGAAATTCAGACTATGATTCTAGCTTATCTTACTGATATAAATGAAGAAAAGATTCTTTATGGTAATTTTAGCGAAAAAGAAGAAGAGCTTTTAGAGAAAGCAATGAAGTTAATGGATATTTATGAAGATAATTTTATTATTTCTCAAATTCCAGACCCCAGCATCAACGAAGTAAAAACGCATATTAGAAAGTTTTGTTTAATTGAAGGAATTGAAAATGTGTTTTATGACTATATATTTTCTAGCCCAGGTCTTTTAAGTGAATTTAGAGATTTAAAAATCAGAGAAGATGTCGTTCTTATGATGTTATCAACTACATTAAAAGATATAGCGGCTGAATTGGATGTCTTTATTATGTCTGCTACTCAGGTTAATGGAGATTTGGATGACAAGAAGGGAATAAAAAATCAGACTTGTTTAAGAGGGTCAAAGGCAATTAGCGATAAAGTTGATGTTGGTTGTATTACTATGAAAGTTACGCAGGATGAACTTACCACACTTGATGTCCTTATAAAAAAGAGAGGGGTAAAACCCAATCAAGTTACTGATATTTATAAGGTAAGAAGAGGTCGATATAATGATGTTCGTATTTGGAGTTATATGGATTTAGGAACTTGTAGAAAACAAGATTTATTTATAACAGATGTAAACTTTAAGGAGATAGAAGGATTCCAATCTATAAAAATTTTATTTGACGAAGATAAAATTGGTGAATATGATTCTGTTTTAAAACTTTTAAACACAGGAGAAGTAACAGAAAAATTAGAAGAAGTATTAGAAGAAAAAAAATTAGAAATAGATAAATTAGGAAATTCTGAACTTAAAGAAATTATTTCAGAAAGGCCGATTTTTGCAGGATTACTATTTTAGAAAGGAGAGATAAATTTGGAGAAGTTGGACTTATATGAACTTCAAAAAAGTTTAACTACTGAAAATATTATCACTCTTGTTACTAATCTTGGGGCAGATAGGTATGATGATAAGGAAAATTATATTATTTTCCCTACTATATGTCATAATGAAAATTCAGAAGATGCAAGTATGAAGCTGTATTACTATAAAAATACAGCACTATTTACTTGTTACACAGACTGCGGAGAATCTTTTAATATTTATACTCTTATAGAAAAAGTTTATAGTCTCCAGAATAAAGAAATAAGATTTTCCGAAATTGTTGATTTTGTTTTGGCAAAAACAGGAATTGACTCTTCTTTATATCAATTTGGAAAAGCAAGATACAAAAGCGTAGCTGATAAATATAAAAAGAAAAATAGACAAAGAGAGCTGCAAGTTTTTGATGAAAAAGTATTGAAAGTATTTGAAAAACATTATCCCATAGAGTGGATAGCAGAAGGAATCACAAGAGAAAGTATGGATAAATATAATATTCTATACTCAATATCAAGAAATAAAATTATTATTCCTCATTATGATATTAATGGTCAATTAATTGGAATTAGAGGAAGAAGTCTTAATAAAAGAGAAATTGAAGAATTTGGAAAATATATGCCCATTGAAATAGAAGGAAAGTGGTATAATTCTCCATTATCTCAAAATTTATATGGGCTTAATATAAGTAAAGAATCAATAAAAAAAGATAGAAGAGTTATTATATTTGAAGGAGAAAAAAGTTCACTTAAATATGATAAATTTTTCCCAGGTCATAATATTAGTTGTGCTGTCTGCGGGAGTTCTTTAAACAAAAATCAACTTAATATTCTTTTAAAAAATTTTGAATTGGAAGAAATTATTATCGCTTTTGATAAAGAATATCAAAAATATAATAGCGAAGAAGGAAGAAGATATTTTAATAAATTAGAAGCTATCTGTAAAAAATATCAAAATTACTGTAATTTTTCGTTCTTATTCGATAAAGAGGATTTACTTAAACTAAAAGATTCTCCAGTTGATAGAGGAAAGAATATTTTTCTTCATTTATACAATCAGAGAATTCATATTAGGAGTATGTTAAATTAATGAAATATAATTGTAATAATGTAATAAAAGAGAATTTCTTAGAATCTCTATTGAAATTAAGAGGAATAAATGATTACTTAGAATATCTAAATCCAAAACCAGAAGACTTATGTAATCCATATGATTTAGATAATATTCTTGAAGCAGCAAATTTACTATTAGAAAAATTAGAAGATAAAACTAGCGAAATTCATTTTATTGTTGATTGTGATCAAGATGGATATACTTCTTCTGCAATGCTGTGGAATTATATTAAAGAGTTATATCCAGAAGCTAAACTTTATTATCATATCCACTCAGGAAAACAACACGGACTCGAAGATATGATTGACGAGATTGAAAGTTCAGAAAAAAAAATAGATTTAATGCTTATCCCCGATGCAGGTAGTAATGATTATGAATACCATAAAAGATTAGCAAATATGGGAATTCCAATTATTGTTCTTGACCACCATGAAGCAGAAAAATATAGCGAAGATGCTATTGTCGTCAATAACCAGTTATCTATAAACTATCCAAATAAAGGACTTTCCGGCGCGGGAGTAGTATATAAATTCCTTGAAGTGCTCGATGACAAACTTGATATCCAAAAAGCCGATAATTATATGGATTTAGCCGCCGTAGGTATAGTTGGTGATATGATGACTATGACTACGATTGAAAATAGATATATTGTATCAAAAGGGTTAAGTAATATTAAAAATAATTGTATCGAAGAGATTATAAATAAGCAATCTTTTTCAATTAAAGATAAAGATCATATTACTCCAACTACAGTATCTTTTTATATAGCTCCATTAATTAATGCAGTCATTAGAGTTGGTAGAGAATCAGAAAAAGAAACCTTATTCCTTTCTCTTATTGATGGTAAACGAATGGTTCCTAAAATTAGTAGAAATAAAATAGTTGAAGGACAATTTGAATCTCTAGGAGAACAAAATGCTCGTAATTGTGTTAATGCTCGCAGTAGACAGAATCGAGCGAAAGATAAAGCTATTGAGCAATTAGAAATGAAAATTATCAAAAATAGTCTTGATGAAAATAAAATTATTTTTGTTGAAATAGATGATGAAGATATTGACTCTACTCTAACCGGTCTAGTAGCTATGCAGTTAATGGCAAAATATAAAAAACCAGTAATAGTTGCAAGAGAAAGCGATGATGGATTTTTAAAAGGTAGCGCGCGAGGAGACAGTAAAAGTGAATTAAAAGATTTAAGACAATTTTTCCTTGATAGTGGATATTTTGAATATGCAGAAGGTCACGCCGCAGCGCATGGTATCTCTATTGAAAAGAAAAAAGTTGAGCCATTCATTGATTATGCAAATAAAGAATTAGCTGATATAAACTTTAACGAAGGTGTTTATGAAGCTGACTTTGTTTTTAAAGCAAATGAGGGAGATAAAATTGGAGAAGCAATATTAGATTTAACTAGGTTTCCTGAAATTTATGGAAAAGACAATGAAGAACCTCTTATTGTAGTTGAAAATATTAGATTAACTAATAAAGATATTACTGTTTATGATAATAAAACAACAACAGTTAAATTTACATATAATGGTATAGATTATTTAAAGTTTTTTGCAGACGTTTTCAAAGAAGAATTATTAAGTATGAATGAAATTGAACTAACAATAATTGGTAAAGCTAATAGAAATGAGTGGCAAGGAGAGGTAAAACCACAAATCTTCATTGAAGATTATAATTTAAGAAATCCAGCTTTTGATTTTTAATTATTGATTTTTCTTTAAAAGTATGATATAATATTATTATAAAGAAATTGGAAGGAGTTGACCTATCTTAATGAATATTAAAGATATTCCAAGATGCGAAACTCATGCGCATAGTCACTTTAGCAATATTAGATTACTTGATAGTATAAATAGACCAAAAGATATGATTCTTAAGGCAGCCGCACTAGGTCTAAAAGGGATTGCCCTTACTGACCATGAAGTTTTATCTGGACATGTAGAATGGCTGCAACTTGAAAAATCTCTAAAAGAAAAAGGTAAAATTCCTCAAGACTTTAAATGTATATTAGGAAATGAGATTTATTTAACTGATGACAGAAGAAAATCTCAAAAATATTTCCACTTTATTTTAATTGCAAAAGATACCGAAGGGCATCGACAATTAAGAGAATTATCTTCTAAGGCGTGGTATAATTCTTACTATGACAGAGGAATGGAGAGAGTTCCAACTCTCAAATCGGAATTAAAAGAAATTATTGAACAAAATAAAGGTCATATTATTGCCACAAGTGCGTGTCTCGGCGGCGAGTTGCCTAATCTAGTTTTAGCGCTAACAAAGGCAGAAAGCGCAAGAAATAAAAATGAAGACGAAATTAACTCTATTAAAAGTGAAATTGTTAATTTCTTAGGGTTTTGTACAGATTTATTTGGCAAAGATTTTTATATTGAGATTGCTCCAAACGCAAATTCAAAAGAACAGATTACTTTTAATAATCGAGTAAAAGATATAGCAAAAGCTTTAAATATAAAAATGATAATGGCAACAGACGCTCATTATTTAACTGCGAAAGATAGATCTATGCACAAAGCTTATCTTAATTCTAAGGAAGGAGAAAGAGAAGTTGATGGTTTCTATTGGGCAGCCCATTTAATGGATAATCAAGAAGTTTTTGATAATCTTTATCCTTCCTATAACGAAGAAGAGTTTAGCGAATTATGCGCAAATACTATGGAAATTTTTAATAAGATAGAAAAATACGATATTTTTCATAATCCAATTATTCCGATAGTAGAAGTAAAAGATTATCCAAAAAGTTTATCTTATTTTGGAGTAAATAATAGCTATAAAGATGAACTTGATACAAACTGGAAAACTATTAAATCTCTTTTAATTTCTGACAGTATTCAAGAAAGATACTGGATAAATCAGTGTTTAGAAGGGTTATTAAATAAAGAATTATTTAATGACAAGTATATTAGCCGTATTGAAGTAGAAGCAGATATTATTAAAACTATCGGAGATAAATTAGGAAACTGTCTATTCGCATATTTTAATACCTTTCAGCATTATATTGACTTGTTTTGGGAATGCGGAAGTCTTAGTGGACCGGGGCGAGGATCATCGGTATGCTTTCTCTCAAATTATCTTCTTGGTATTACTCAATTAGATCCAATTAAATGGGAGCTTATGGAATGGCGTTTCTTAAATAAAGAAAGAGTTGAATTGCCTTAACAATATGGGGCAAGTAAAAGTGGGTGAACGGTGTTTTCGCCGGTGTGCCGAAATGGTGCTAACGGGGAAACCTAAGTCGAAAGATATGGTAATCCCGTGCTAAATTATATTTTATCTAGTTTTCCGAGAAAAGTGGATTTCTTTTAGACTAAAATCACTTATTATCAGAGGTGATTGATATGGAAAAAGAAATAAAAGATTTCCCTGGTTATTCAGTAACAGATGATGGAAAAGTTATTAGCTACAAATATAAAACTCCAAGAATTATGAAAACTTGGTATCAAAAGAGTGGATATGAAAACATAAAATTATGTAAAAATAATCAAACTTATCATTTTCTTATTCATAGACTTGTAGCTGAAGCTTTTATTCCGAATCCTAATAATTTCCCAGAAGTAAATCATATAAATAAAAATAGGCAAGATAATAGAGTTGAAAATTTAGAATGGTCTGATAGAGTGGATAATGTATATGACAGTTATTCTACAATGAGCCCAATAAGAAATTTTAGAGAATGTATTCTTATGACAGAAGATGAATCTAAAATAATTAAAGAATTTCAATCTATTGCCGCGGCCGCAAGATATGCTTCTGAAAATTTTGGATGTAGTGAATCTGGATTGATTAGGAACCACAAATCAAAAGGATACAAGATAGAATATAAAAAGTGTAACGACTAAATTGAGCTAAAGCTCTAAGAGAGATAGAGATGAAAACTATCTCGTAGCGCCCACCCCACAATATGTGGTGATGATATAGTCTAATCCCCTAATAAATATCGGAAAACCGAGGGTATAAATGGATATTGATACTGACCTCAGCCCAAGTAAAAGAAAGTTAATCTTTAAGAAGATTAGAGAAGAAAGAGGCGAACTTAATCTTGTTCAAGTATGTACTTTTGGAACTGAAGGAACTCGTAGTGCAATTCTTACTGCTTGCAGAGGATATAGAGGACCTGGCTCAGGATATACCACTTCAGGAACAGGAGATTATAATTCTAGTTGGGAAGAAATATATCATAGCGGAATTGATATTGATATAGCTCAATATATGACAAGTTTAATTCCTCAAGAAAGAGGTTTCTTATGGCCTCTTGAAGATGTCGTTTATGGAAATGAAGAAAAAGAAAGAAAACCTGTAACGGCTTTTATTGAAGAAGTAAATAAATATCCTGGACTCTTAGATATTATGTTTTCTATTGAAGGATTAGTAAATAAAAGAAGTCAACACGCGAGTGGTGTTATTCTTTACAATAGTTCTCCGTTTGAAACAAATGCATTAATGAGAAGTCCAAATGGTGATTTAACTACTCAATTTGCACTTCACGAAAGTGAGGCATTAGGAGATACAAAATTTGACTTTCTTGTTACTGAAATTTGTGATAAGATTACAAATGCTCTAAATCTTCTAAAAGATGATGGATATTTTCAAGAGTGTAATTCTCTTAGAGAAATCTATGAAAAATATCTTCATCCAGAAGTAATTAACTTGGAAGATAAAAGAATTTGGGAAGCTCTTGCGGCTGGAACGGTTCTTGACGTATTCCAATTTAATAGCGATGTTGGACTTCAAGCCGCAAAACTTATTAAAGCCGAAAATCCGATTGAAATGACAATGGCAAATGCTCTTATGAGATTAATGGGAGAAAAAGACAAAGAAAGACCTCTTGATAGATATGTTCGATTGAAGAATAATATTCAAGAGTGGTATCAAGAAGTAAGAGCAAGAGGATTATCAGAGAATGAGATTAAAGTTCTCGAAAGATATTATCTTCCTCGTAAGGGAGTTCCGGCGCTTCAAGAGGATTTGATGCTTGTTTGTATGGATAAAGACATTGCTCATTTTACCTTGAAAGAAGCAAATAACGCAAGAAAAATTGTCGCTAAATTTTTGGCGTCTTAAAAAGAAATTTTTAAGATTATTAATGGACGAAATCGGTAAAGTCTAAGTAAATAAATGCTACTTATAATTGTATGATATAGCAAGGAAGTGAGTAGCATGAGAAATTATGCAACCGAAGAAGAAAAAAGAGTTTGGAAAGAAAGATATTTACAAGGAGAAACAGCAAGAGATATTGCAAAAGATTATCCTCAATATCACGAGTCCACTATATCAAGAAATATTAAAAAAATGGGTATTTCTCGTAATAGAAAAAATTATAAAACAATAAAAATTCAAGAACTCGTTAAAGAAGATTTTTTGAATGGATATTATTGTGAGGATATATCTAAAAAATATAATGTAGATATTGGTACTATTTATAGAGTTCTTGACACATATGGAATAAAAAGAAAAACAGGAACTAGAAGTAAAAGTAACGAAAATTACTTTGAAAAAATTGATTCTCCAAGTAAAGCATATTTATTAGGTTTTATTACGGCAGATGGAGCAATAACCGGTAAATATAACCAATCTTGTTCAATTGAAATTAGTGAAAAAGACATCGAATTAATTCGTTTTGCTCAAAAAGAAATTGCCCCAAATGCTGTAATTACTTTTTGTAAATCTGATAAAAAGAATAATGTTAAAATATCCTTTAGTAGTATAAAATTATGTAATGATTTATCTAAATATGGAGTTGTTCCGAACAAATCAAAAATAATTAAAGAGGTTCCTTTGAATTTAATCCCAGAAGAATTTTTATGTTTTTACTTTAGAGGATTAGTAGACGGAGATGGCTGTATTCACAAAGACGGGAGAATATCTATTTATTCTGGAAGTCTTGAATATATCCAATCTGTTCAAGAAATTCTTGTTGAAAAAACTGGTTTAAAGAAATTGAAAATTTATAAAGGAACAACTTATTTTATTAGTTGGGGAAGTAAAAAGGATAGACAAAAATTATATAATTATCTATATAAAAACAAACTAAATGAAGCATTTTTTTATAAACGAAAATTTGAGCGATTGCATAATAGTTTATATGATAATACCGAGGTAATTGATTAAATTGCGTAAGGTTAATCAATACCGTAGAGCGTAGAGAGTGAATAAATATAATCTCTCCAAGAGCGCCCATCATCTTAATAGGTAAAGCTAAAGATGAAAATGTACGCCGACCTTATAGGAAACTATAAGAACTAAAGGATAAAAAGCCTTTAGGATAACAGAGTGAAAAAGAAAATGGACCAGATACCTGAGCTCAAAGAGCAATTCTTAAATAATTGCCCTAACTATAACTTTGGAGAATATGTTTGGGAAACAACTATGGGGCCGCAAATGGGTTATTCGTTTGCATTACCTCACTCATTAGCTTATTCTTTCGTTGGTATTCAAACTCTTGTTCTTGCAACAGAATATCCGAGCATTTATTGGAACTGTGCATGTTTAATTACAAATAGTGGTGGAAATGAAGACGCTGAAGATGAGGAAGAATCAAAAGACGCGAGAACTCCTTCAAATTGTATTTCCGAGTTTATATCCGTATCAAAGATGGATAATTTGGAAAACTCTAACGAAGAAGGAGAAGAAGAGGATGAAGAAAATGATGAAGATGAAGACAGCAGTATTCTAAAGAAGAAGAAAAAAGCAAGAAATACTAATTATGGGAAAATAGCGACAGCAATTGGAACTATGCAATATGCAGGAATTTCAGTATCGCCGCCAGATATTAATAAGTCATCTTTTACTTTTATCCCAGATATTGATAATGATACTATAATTTACGGAATTAAAGGAATAAATAGAATTGGTAATGAGTTAGTTAATGAAATAATTAATAATAGACCATATTCTTCAATCAAAGACTTTTTATCTAAAGTCAAAGTAAATAAACCGCAAATGGTTAGTTTAATTAAGTCCGGTTCTTTTGATAAATTTAGAAATTCAAGAGAGGAAGTTATGAATCAATATATTGATTTAATAACTGAAAAGAAACAAAGATTAACTCTTCAAAATATGAAGATGTTGATTGAGCATGGATTAATTCCAGAAGATCTTAACTTTGAAGTTAAAGTATTTAATTTTAATAAGTATCTTAAAAAGTGTAAAACAGGAAATAATTATTATCTCGATGAAATTGCTTATAAATTTTATGAAAACAACTATGATTTAGATTTATTATGGTATGAAGAAGATACCTGTCTAATATCTCAAAAAGATTGGGATAAAATTTATAAGAAACAAATGGACCCAGTAAGAGAGTATATTAAAGAAAATTCTTCTCAACTATTAAATAAATTAAATTTAGAATTATTTAATGAAAATTGGTCTAAGTATTGTACTGGCAGCATTAGTAAATGGGAAATGGATAGCATCAGTTTTTATTACCATGAGCATGAGCTAGCGGACATTGACGAAAGTGCTTATAATATTTGTGATTTTACAGAACTGCCAGAAGAGCCGGAAGTAGATAGAGTTATAGTAATGAATGGAAGAGATGTCCCATTATTTAAGCTCCATAGGATAGCAGGAACTGTTTTAGATAAAAATAAAACAAAAAACTCTATTACTCTATTGACAAATTATGGAGTTGTAAATGTTAAAATCTATCAAGCTCAATTTGCAAAGTATGATAAACAGATAAGTCAGAAACTGGCGGATGGCCGTAAGAAAATTATTGAAAGGTCATGGTTCTCAAGAGGTAATAAACTTATGATTACTGGAATAAGGCGTGGTGACCAGTGGATAGTTAAAACTTATAAAAATAGTATCTATCAACATCCAATTCAGTTAATTACTCAAGTGCATGACGATGGTAGTATGAATATTCAAGACACAAGAGCAGAAGTGGAAGACGATTAGAAGTTATAAAATTTTATAACTTCTAATCTATAAAATCACTTATATATGGTGATAATAATGTTAAAAAATATTAAAATTGGAATTTATAAAATTCAAAATCAATTAAATAATAAAATATATATTGGGCAGAGTAAAAATATCTATCGTAGGTGGTATGGGCATAGATGTGACGCAAAAGAAAAGAATTATCCTCTTTATAATGCAATGAGAAAATATGGAATAGAAAATTTTTCTTTTGAAATTATTGAAGAATGTAGTATTTCTGAATTAGCTAACAGAGAAGATTATTGGATAAATTTTTATAATTCTTATACTCCAAATGGATATAATTTAGCAAAGGCAGAAACTCATTATTCAAATTTAAAAGTTCCAGACAAATATCTTAACATAATAGAGGATATTGAAAGTTCTCCTTTAAAATTAAAGGAAATTGCAGAAAAATATAATATGTCTATTCCTCAAATTAGCAGAATAAATAATGGGAAAGCATGGCGCCTTGAAGATAAAACTTATCCATTACGAGGTAATTTACCTATTGATTTAGATATAGTTAAAGAAATGCTTAAAGAAAATTTAACCTTATCTCAAATAGCTTCCGCTTTATCTGTTCCAACTCATAATATTAAATATCTTTTAAATAGCAATAATGAAAAAGTTTCAAATGTAAGAGAAAGAATGACTTCTAACAAAAGAATTTTTATGAAAAATTTAGAAGGAAAAATATTAAAAAACTTTATTAGTGCTAAAGAAGCCGCTGAATATCTTAAAAATAAAAATAGTCATATTGAAGAGATTGCTTTAGATTCATATCGAATAGCCATTTTACGACATTCAAAAAATAACAAACCATATAAGGGGTTTATATGGAGTAGGGAGGAAGAGTAATGGATATAGGATTACTAGACCAAGATGCTCTTTCTTCTCCGAGTACTTTCCATCCAAATTTAGAGATAATGAAATTATCAACATATTATAAAAAAAGTAAAAATTTTGTTTCGTTTATTCTTAATTTAGATAATATAGATAGATATACTAAAATTGTCCTTAGAAAAGATATAGACGATGAAAATTATCTATCAAATATATTACTTGATAAAAGATGCAATTACGGCGGCTTGGCCTTTACGAATAATATATATTCTCCTTTAGATATTTCTATTGAGAATTCTGTTCCGGATTTTTCTATTTATAATTCTTATTTTAATAAAATATTAATTAAGGAAAAATCTTATGAAACATTAAGAAAAAAATACTCTCGAGGATCTTTTGTTAGATTATCTACAAATGGAAAAGATTGCAATTTAGATATTTCAAAAGGAATTCTAAATGGAGCCAGAAGAGGATATGATATATACGTATATGATAATAATGTTTTTAAAATAAAAAATTATAAAGAAGCAATTTCTAGCATAATTAGAGGAGCTGCGCAGAAAGCCCTTTTTATCCACCCGCAAAGCTCTTCTAATTTTAATCAAATCGAAGAATTATGTTTATGTCCTTGGTGTGGAACAAAAAATGAAATTATCTATGATAAAATGATATATAATAGAGAATTTAAAGAAATATGTAGTAAATCTAATAATTTTTTTGTAAAACCTCTGATACTAATATGCTATGATAAGAATAGGACTTACACAGAAAATTTTCTAAAGACAGATTTTAAAAATTCTTTAAATAAGATGCTATATATAATGATAACAAAGTCAAAGATAAATCTTAAATGTAAAGAAGATATCAAAGATGAGAATTTTAAAAAACTTTATAAGAATTTAATTTCATGGGGTACTCAAGGCTTCTGTAGTTATTCTTTCAATAATTTTTTATTAAAAAGGAATAAAAAACAAGTGGCATTTTTAAAAACTTTAACAGATAATGATTCAAATTTAAGGGAACTAGTTAATGTTATTCCTAAAAAAATTTCCGACAAAGGAGGAAGATGGTTATTATGACTGATATTGAAAGAAAAGAAAAAATTGATTTTCTAAATAAACAAATAGAACAATTCTTGTCTCCAAACAAATTCACTCTTAATAATGTAATTTTAGAGCTTCAAAAAGAAATTTGGGAGCTGCAAGAAGGTTGTAATCATAAATATGAAAATGGATTTTGTGAATACTGTTATAAATCCGAGGAGTAAAATGAATAAGAAAAAAGTTTGTGGAAGTTCTTTTGAACAAGAAAATATTCCAGAGATGCCTCCGATTAAGCAAGATAATCCCGTAAAAAACGCAATGGATAAATTGGTAAAAGCGGAAGATATAAAAGACTTTAATAAAGTTTTGGAAATTTCAGATATTTTAAATAGGACTATTATTATTGAAGAGATTGATGAAGAATCCGGAGTTGTTGCAGAAAATCTAATTCGTTTTTGGAATAGATATGATGAAGAAAACGAAATCCCGATTGAAGAAAGAGAACCAATTAAAGTATATATTGATTCTACAGGTGGATATCTTACTTCTACTTTTACTATTATAGACTCAATCAAATTATCAAAAACTCCTGTTTGGACTATAAATATAGGCTGTGCTTATAGCGGAGGATTCTTCATTTTTATCTGCGGACATAAGAGGATTGCTTATCCTACTTCATCTTTCCTTTACCATGAAGGTAATGGTAGTGTTAGCGGTGATGCAAATAAATTCCAAAATCAGGCAGACTTTTATAAGAAACAAAGACAAAAGCTAAAAGAATTTACTTTAAAATATACAAAAATTACTGAAGAACAGTATAATGAGCATATAAAAGATGATTGGTGGCTATTTGCTGATGAAGCGATAGAATTGGGAATCGCAGATGAAATAGCAACTGAATTCATCTAAGGAGTAGCTAATGGAACTACTTATTATTCTAATCTTTATTCTAGCCTTTGGAGCTGGAATTATTATAGGATATTTTGTAAAAAGAAAAATAAACCAACAAATAAATAATAATATAGCGAAAGCAGAAATAGATATTCTCAACAACTATCATGAAAAGATAGAAAGTGCTAAAGAAGAATGGGAAAATTTAAAGAAGCAAACAGAAGAAGCCACATTAGCTTTTAATAATTTAACTGCGAGCATGAAAGAAGCACAAGAAAGAGAATTAAAAATTTGCTACGAAAATGGACTAGAGGAAATCAAACGGAAGCTTCTCAAGGCAGACTCTGAATTAAATGCAAATTATCAAGAAAATAGATTAAAATATAGTAAAGAAATTAACGAAATTAAATCTGAATTAGACCTTTTCAAAGCCGCCCGCCGAGCGATAATTGATGACCAAAAGCGACAAGAAGAAATGGAAACAAATAGAAGTTTCTATATGCTTAAAATAGGGCAATATGATAAGATGGATATTGAACAATTAAGACTAATTGAGCCTAAACTTCATAATAAAGAAGTATTAAATAAGCTAATATTTGAAACATATTACAAAAGACCAATGACAGATATGTTTGGGAGAATCGCAGGAAATAATAAACCTTGTGGGATCTATAAAATTACAAATATTAAAAATAAAAAAGCTTATATCGGAAAATCTGTTGAAATAATTCCAAAAAGATGGACTGAACATATAAAAACTTCACTTAATATTGGAAATATAAGTCACACAAAAATTCATGACGCTATGAAAGAGTATGGAATAGAGAATTTTACTTTTGAAATTTTAGAAGAATGCTCAAAAGAAAAGTTAAATGAACGAGAGAAATACTGGATAGCTTTTTATGAAACTAATACTTATGGATACAATATTAAAAGTGGTGGTTAATTTGAGTAAAATAAAAGATATAACAGGAGAAAAATATAATAAATTAACAGCAATAAAATATATCGGAAAAACTAAAAATGGTTCAGCAATATGGCTATGGAAATGCGATTGTGGAAATGAAAAAGAAATTATTGCTAATTCTGTTAAAACTGGAAATACAAAATCTTGCGGCTGTTTAAAAAAAGAGCAAAACAAAAATAATTTAAAACATAAGATAAAAGATATTTCTAATAAAAGATTCGGTTTTTTAACAGCGATAAAGTATGCTGGAAGCTGCCCATCTGGAGCACAATGGGAGTGCATTTGTGATTGCGGAAATAAAACGATTGTATCTTTATCTCATTTAGAAAGCGGAATCACCAAGAGTTGTGGCTGTTATGTTGCAAGAAATAATTTTCTAAAAATAAAAAATAAGAAATTTGGGAAATTAACCGTTATTGATTTTAAATATATAAATAATAATCCAAAAATTATTTGTCAATGTGATTGCGGGAATATTGTAGAAACTAAATATTCACTCTTAACATCTGGAAATACTAAAAGTTGTGGCTGTTTTCAGAAAGAAAAAACCAAAGAAAATTCAAAATTCCAAATAAAAAATTTAATAGGACAAAAATTTGGAGAATTAATTCCTATAAAAATTTTTGAAACAAATAAAAAAGGTGTCATTTGGACCTGTAAATGCTCTTGTGGTAAAATAGTGAATGTATCAAGCCGGAGTTTATGCTCAGGGCATACAAAATCTTGCGGGCATATACTTTCTTTTAAAGAAGAAGAGATAGAAAAAATACTAAAGAAAAATAATATTAAATTTAAACGGCAATTTTCTTTTTCTGATTTAAGAGATAAACAGCCTTTAAAATTTGATTTCGCTATTTTCAAAAATAATAATTTATTATTTTTAATTGAATATAATGGAGAACAACATTATGATAAAACTTCTTATTATTACTCTAATATATTAGAAAAGCATGATAAAATGAAAATTGATTATTGCGGGCAAAATGAAATAAAACTTCTTATATTAGATAAAAATAGTAATTTAGAAAAAGATATTTTAGATAATATGAAGGGGTAAGTCTAAATTTGACTTATCCCTATTTTTGTGGTATAATATAAGTATAAAGAGTGAAAGGAGAATAAAAATGATAAAAATAAATAATATTGAAGTATTTAATTTTGAAGGGGCTTTAAGAGGTATGCGTAATCCCATGAATAGTTGGGAGAAAAGTGATAGTTTTATTTGTGAAAATTGTAATCCAAATTTAGATAATGATAATGATAAATGTTTTTCATATATGAATTGTCCATATTATGGTAGCTCAGAAATCAACAATTATATTATTGGCTCGAACGATTTGTCTCTCGCCCAAAAGTTAATTAACGGCGGCCCAGTTCATTCAAAATTTATGAGACAAATTTTTGTTAGTATGGATATTGATGCTCCGTTATACTGGTAGACTTTCTGCCAGGAAACACTTTACCGCTTATCAGCGGGGTTACTGCGCCCGCGCCGTAGCTAACGGGGAAGCCTAAGTCGAAAGATATGGTAATCCCGTGGGAAACTTATTTGTATCAAAAACTTAAAGAATATGACTCGATTTTCTACTTATCAGTAGAAGGAGTGATATTTATGGAAAAACAACAAAGAAAATCTTCCCCAAAACAAGATTTAACCGGAATTAAATTTAATATGTTAACTCCACAATACTATATAAAGGGTGGAAAATGGCACTGTTTATGCGATTGTGGAAATGAAGTTGATGTCGATACGAGAAATTTAAAAACTGGACATACTAAATCTTGCGGATGTTTATTATCTAAAAGCAAAAACGTATATGATATGACTAATTATGAAGATGATAATATAAAAGTTATTGAAAGAAACGGTTCAGATAGCCAACAAATAGCTTTATGGTCTTGTTATTGTAAACATTGCGGAAATATATTTACAACAAGAGGCTCATCTATTAGACAAGGATATGTTCAATCTTGCGGTTGTGTTCGCTCAAGAAATGAACAGAGCATTACAAAATTACTTTTAGATAATAATATAGAATTTGCCACTCAATATACTTTTCCAGACTTAAAAGGAAAAGAAAGGGCTTTAAGATTTGACTTTGCGATATTTAATAATGGAATTTTATCTCATTTGATAGAATACCAAGGAGAACAACACTTTAAACAAATTGACGGCAAATGGGGAGAAAATTTTGAGTTAAATCAATATTACGACCAACTAAAGAGAGACTATTGTAAAACTCATAACATAAAATTGATTGAGATTAAATTTAATCAAGAATATTCTTTAAAAGATTTGATATAAATTAGAACCTGTAACGACTATTCCGGGTTAGACTGGAAGTAGGGCCACTATTGATACGTGGTGACATTTTAGGAAACGAAGTGTCTGAAAACCGAAATGGTGTTCTTAACAATATGTTAAGTAAAAGATAGTCTGAGCCATTAGAAATAATGGATTTCTTGGGAAAGAAATGGATACTTATAAAGTAGGAACAACTGCTAATTCTTGTAGTACAATGCACAAAATTCATAGTAAAGAATTTACTTTAGATGATTTTAGTCATGAGCATCTTTTAACAGATAAAGAAAGAGAAGAGTCAATGGATTTTTTCCTTCATTTGATTGCAGGATTAAATTATTATAGAAAGAAATTTAATGAAACTAAAGATAAAAAATATTGGTGGCAAATGATTCAGCTTCTTCCAAGTAGTTATAATCAAAAAAGAACTTGGACTGCTGATTATGAAATTCTTCGTAGTATCTATCAATGGCGGCGAAACCATAAATTGGATGAATGGCATGATTTTTGTCACATGATTGAAGAACTTCCTTATGGGAAAGAACTTATTTGTTATAATATTGGAGGAAATGAGAATGAAGCATAAATTATTTATTCCTATTTTTCAAGAAGGAAGATATGTTTTTCAGTTTACAAAAGAAGAGCTAGAAAAGCTTTTAGATGAAACTTATGACGAAGGACATAAAGAAGGGTATAAGGAAGGATATAGAGAGGGAAGAAACGCCTTCTTATCCATATGTACCTACTACTAATACTACTAATATTACTAGCGGAACTGGCGGCGCGTCGACCTATGATTCTAATAAGACTATTTGTTGAGGAGAAATAAAATGAGATTACTGAAGAAAACTGAAGAATATCGTGTAGATGATATAAATGGGTTATATTTATAAGATTACTAACTTATTGAATAAGAAAAGTTATATTGGAAAAACTTCTTTCTCTTTAGAGGTAAGATGGGATAAGCATCTTCAAAATTATAAGAATAAGAATAGCCATTGTTATAATTATTATTTATATCGAGCAATGAGGAAATATGAAATAAGTAATTTTAAAATAGAATTATTAGAAGAAATTAGCAATGATTCTCTTTTAAATGAAAGAGAACAGTATTGGATAAAATTTTATGATACTTTTAAGAATGGATATAATATGACTTTAGGAGGAGAAGGTCAACAGTTATATGACAAAGAAAAAATTATTTCTTTATGGGAAGATGGAAAATCAATTAAAGAAATTAAAGAAATAATAGATTGTAGTTCTGATACTATATATCTAACTATAAAAGATTTAGATAGTTATTCCCCTAAAGAAAGCCAAATGCGTTCAGCGAGAGGCAAAGAGGTCAGTCAATATGATTTAAGCGGAAATTATATAAAAACTTATCATTCTATAAAAGAAGCTTGTGAAAAAAATGATATTTCTATTGATATTTTAAGTACTTGCTTGAATAAAAATAGAGTTTTTTGTCATAATTATTTATGGTCTTTTGAAAAGAAAAATAAAATAACTCCTACTAGGAAGTGGAAAGCTATTCCAATTAAATGTATTGATAAAGACACAAAAGAAATTATTCATAAATTTCCAAGCATTATAAGCGCAGAAAGATGGTTAAATAAGAAAGGAGCTAACTCCAATATAAAAAGATGTTTGAATGGCAAATATAAAACTGCTTATGGATATATTTGGGAGAAAGATAATGAAGAAACTTAAAGAAACTCTTGAAATTCGAGTAGATAGTGAAATTGAAGCAAAGGAAGCTATGGAAAAATTTCGTAGTGAAGCCGCAGAGAAAGGATATAGTGTGGGTTCTTGCGGATATACTTATAAAGAAAAGAAAGCAAAAGGGGAAGTAATTGACGAAGCATGGATTGTGAAAGTTGTAAAAATTTACGGAACCGTTTGGGATAATATTTAATAGAAAGAGGTAAAGAGAATGGCTGATATTTTTGATATGCAAGGAAATAAATTAAATTCAGAGAAAGAGGTAGAAAATGCTGCTGCGGGTTTAGCTTATATTTTTGATATGCCTGATGAAATGTTTAAAATGGTATATCCTCAAATGAAAGAAGAGTTTATTAAAACAGTAAAAAATGGAGAATTTGAAAAAGAGGCTTTTCAGCAAGGAGTTTCTGCAAAAGAAAAGCTAGAAGCAATCAATTCTTTTAAAGATTTAAGAGAAGAAATAAAAGATGAATTAAGTGTAGAGAAGTTAGATTTTCTGTCTCTCTTAATTGAATCTATGGAAAGTATCTTGAATTCTATTGGTTATCGTGATTCTGTTATTGTAGCAGTTGAATTTTGCCATGAAAATGCAAAAGAGCCTACCTATGCAAATCCAGAAGATGCTGGATGTGATGTATATGCTGTTGAGGATACTTTAATTGCTCCAGGAGAAACAAAAATTATTCCTACTGGACTTAAAGTAGCTATTCCCGCAGGCTGGATGATTAGTGTAAGACCTAGAAGTGGAATGAGTGCTAAAACAGGAATTAGAGTTGCGAATGCACCTGGAACCATAAAGGTGATTAAATGAATAGGCTCAATATAGACGAATATATATTAAAGAACTATAAAGAAAAAACCAATGCTCAAATGGCTCTTGAGTGTGGTTGCAATAAATCAACAATTTCTAATCATAGAAAAAAACTGGGAATCTCTTGGTCAGAATTAAATTCTCAATTAAAAAATAAAACAAAATATATCTGTTCTCAAAAAGGGAAAAAGACTAGAAAAGAGTTATCAAAAGAATTAAATTGTTCTATCTCTTATATTGAAAAAATATGGAAAGAAAATAATTTAACTGGGCAAGATAATCAAATTTATTATTGCAACGAAAAATATTTCAATAAAATTGATACAGAAGAAAAAGCATATTGGTTAGGTTTTATCGCCGCGGATGGTAATTTATATAGAAGAGATGGTCATAAAGGTTTAATTTCTATTTCAGTTAATAAAAAAGATATTGAAATATTAAATAGTTTTCAAAAACAATTAAATACTACAAAACCAATTTCTTTTGTTAAGGATAAAAGAAGAGAAAATACTGAAATGGCGACAATTCAAATAAACAGTGATTTACTATTCAATCAACTTATTAATATTGGAATTGGAATTAAAAAAACCTTTGATTTATCAATAAATTCTATCATCAATAGTATTCCGAATAAATTTATTAACAGTTTTATTTTAGGATATTTTGATGGAGACGGAAGTATTGATATTCCTAAAAATAAAACCATATCAAAAAGTCATGTAAGGATTTGCGGCCTAATAAAAAATTTAATAGATTTCCAAAATATTTTAAAAGAATTTCATATTAATTCAAATATAATAGAAGATAAAAGAAAATATAAAGAGCCATTCGGTAGCCTTGAAATGTCAAATACTACTGAAAAATATTCATTTTTAAAATTTATTTATAGTTCAAATATAGATTGTCTAAAAAGAAAAAAAGAATTGTCAGATGAATTAATTAAAAGAATAGAAAATAATTCAACTAACCGTTCTGAAAATATTGATGCAGTTAAAAATTTTAATCTGTGGTTCTAAAATGGGGAGAATTGCTGGAAAGCTGAAATGCTAATCAGCAGCCGAGCCTAAGCATCCTTTTTAAAGTTTAGGAAGGTTCAACGACTAACAGGTGAGTAAAGGAGACAATAAGCCTGACACGAGTACCCCACACCGAAAGGTGATGATATAGTCTGAACAATAGAAAATAAAAATCTATTGAAGTATAGGATAAAGAGCCTATACGATAACATATTGAGATACAGGATATAGAAATGAAGTCGGAATTATTCTTCATAATACTAGTAATGATACTTATACAGTAAAAGCCGGAGATAGAATCGCTCAGTTTGTTATTGAACCAGCTCCGATGATTAAGTTTAAGAAAGTAAAGAGCGTAGAAAATATTGGAGAGAATAGAGGTGGAGGTTTTGGTCATACCGGAAATTAATCGCCTTAGAACTTTGTTTGATGCTGAAGCTTTCCTAGATGAAGATGGAGATTTAAGATTAAAATTAACTTATCTGGATGAAGAAGAAAATCACGTAGATATAACAACTGGTAAAATACGCTATTCAACTTTAATATAGAGCATTGCGGAGTTGGTAAACACGCCACGGTTGAAACTACTATTGTTCCAGATAAATTAGGAAACTTATTTATAATGGAGAGTTATAAATGAAATTTAGAATAGAAGATATTAGAAAGGAGTTGGAGGATAGAGGCTGGAAATTATTATCAGAGCAATATCACAATTTGGATACTGAGTTAGAAATGATTTGCCCAGAAAATCATAAAGTATACTTAACTTATCGAAAATGGAGAGTATACCACGAGTGTCCAGTTTGCAGTAAAAATCCTCTAAAATCTTCTGAAATGAAAGTTGTTCCAAAAAGAAGTGGAGCAATACGAATATTAGCGCTAGATCAAGCTACAAATGTCAGCGGTTGGGCTGTATTTGATGATAAAGAGCTTGTTCAATGTGGAACTTTTCAATCAAATCAAGCTACGTTAGTAGAAAAAATTGAAACTGTTAGGCAATGGGCGGCTAGTATGATTGATATGTGGGAGCCAGATAGAGTAGTTATTGAAGATATACAGCTTCAACAATTTGGAGCAAAAAATGGTGATAATGTTGAAGGAGTAACAACTTACAAAGCTCTTGCTCATCTTCAAGGAGTTCTATTAAATTTCTTTTACATTAATAATATTAAGAATGATGTTGTTCATGCTGCTACGTGGCGCGCTTACTGCGGAGTGAAAGGAAGAACAAGAACCGATAAAAAAAGGAGCGCTCAACTTCTTATTAAAGAATGGTATGATACTAGTGTTACTCAAGATGAAGCTGATGCCATTTGTATCGGAAAATATGAAGCGGAACAAAATTTTCATAATAATACTATGATAGAATGGTAAAAGAAAAAGAGAGTCTATTGACTCTCTTTCCCTTTATATTACACGGTAGGCACCCCAAACTAATCTATCTTTCGGATTAAAAGTATCATATATTATTCCGTCAATACTACAAGTTATATGTCCATTCATGGTGATTAAATAAACTCCTCTTGGGTGCGACCGCACGAATTCACCAACAGAAACTTTAAGTTTATCTTTACATCCGCATATTTTTTCAAAATTTCTCTCTAAATATTCATCTATGTATATAACGTCGTCGGGCATTATCGCCTGTGCTTGAGCAAACTTACTCAATTCTTCAAAAGTTTCGTCCCAGGAACGCCCTGTTGCGAGAGAAATTGCTCTCACAGTACAATCATTTACTCTTCGACCTCTCGGATTGGCGTTATAATATTCAAACATTGTACTTTAAATATTTTTAATTTTCTGGATGTGTTTTCTGATAATCTCTTTTTCTTCTGGAGATTCAGCAAAATCCATAGTAGACTCAATAAACATACAAATAGCATACATTAATTTTTCAAGTCCATCGTACATTCTTTCACTATCTCCACCGTCACGATAGCGACTTCTACCGTATTGATACATATCTGCACCATCCATAATACGGTCTAGGTGTTCCATCCAACGTTCTCCTTCTTCACCACGATATCTTCCACCGCGGCCACGTCCGCTACCCGGCACACCTCTTCTTCCATAATTACCATCATTATAGTTGCCATAGCCACCATCGCTATAACCATTATTACCACGGCCAAGAGCAATCGCATCAGCTACGGAAATTCCTTCACTACCCATCATTTGTAGACCTCCTTATAATAAAATAATTTTATAATAACAATTTGCTTATAGTCCTTTTATCATACTCATTAAATTATTCATTTCGCTATTAAAATCTTTTCCTTGTTGACCTAAGAACTGTTGAGCAAATTGTTGTAAACCTTGAGTATCTCCCTTTTGACCCATTTGAAGTAAATTCTGCATAGTTGGGTCATTAGGGAAATTTTGTTGAATAATTTGTTCTGCTACTGCTTGAGGATTACCATTTTTAAGCATTGTTAATAATTGCATTGGATTTAAAGCTGCCATTCTGATTTGCCTCCTATCCTATCCTTCATTTTAGCTAACTGATTTTCTATCATCTGAATTTTTTCGTCGTGGCCTTTTAATACTTCCACAAGACGCTTATTCTCTTTAATAAGTTCGTCTGTATCTTCCGATGGAACAGAACTAGGGGCTGCACCAGAATTTGCACTTCCCTCTATTGGGCTTAATCTATATCCTAATAACATAGGGCTACCATTTTGTAAAGCTTTAATATACATAACATTTTCCTGCAAACACAATCCAACAGATATTCCAACTCCAGCAGGAACATTACCAATATCAGAAGCGGTATTAAGACTATAAACGCTTCCTGTTGGTTGCGGGAAGAGTGGTTGATTCATCTGATTTCCCTGAAATTGCTGGTTATTCATTAAAAACTGCGGATTCTGTTGCGGCGTGACCTGCTGGACATTAGCTGGCTGAGTTGAGGGAGGAACGGAAGTTGCGCCCTGTCCAGTCTGTCCAAAATACGGATAGTTCATTTAATCACCTCAATTTTCTTTCCTTCCATATGATAGTGAAAAATTGGAAGAAAATTTCCAAATTTTAAAAGTATATAAAAAAAAATACCCTAACTTATTGTTAGGGTACTCATTTTATATAATTATATTTATTCTAATACCGGTTCTAGTAAATAAAGCTCTCTTGCTGTTAATTCAACAGAAGCAAAATCATCAAGTGAGAATTTAGTATCTGGAACTTCAATTTCTAGTTTATCCAATTCCTGAATTTTTTCTTGACATTCGACTTCTCTTCCTTCTGCGATTTTAATGTTCCCGTTATCTAAAAATACAGGATTTCCATCTTCGTCTTTTGAAGCAAATTCATCAACAATTTCTTTCATTTTATCGTTGAAAAAAGTTTCTTCTGTCTCTATCGCCTTAACTAACTTCATTAATTTATAAGAAATTTTAACTGGAAGCTTTTCGTCAACTAGCTTCATAGCAGCAGTTTTTAAAGACATTGCGGTATCCATAGTAATTTTCATTTGCTCGACTCTCCTTTATTATTTCTCTAATAATATTATAATAGACTTTTTAAAAAAAGTCAAATTTTAAAATATTTCCCCACAATCTATAGTTCCTCTTTCCATATGAGCATTAAGTAAATTAAATCTAAATAAAATATCTCTATCCGTTCCAGTATCCAATATTACATAATTATTATCATTTAAAGCATCGCTTTCGGCTGAAACATGCAAAGTTCCTTCTGGATTTGGGTTATTTATTCCTATTTTATTTTTTCGTCCAGAAAGAGTTGGGCGACGGCTTCTTAAAAATACTGGTAGAGATTCCACCACTAAAGAATTTTTAGAAGAAGAATTTACTACTAATCTTAATTTAACATAATAGTTCTTTTTTGGATTTAAATATGATCCACTTGCAGACGATATTGTATATGTCCAGGGGTAGGCAGTATCCAACTGTTGTTGGCTTTTATCTGGTGGGTAAAAGAAAGAGGAATTTTCTGTAGAATCTAAATCAATTAGATTAGAGATCCCTGTTTCTGAAAGAGGAAAATTTGATTTTTCTGAATATAATAATTGTAATAAAAATTTTCGTCCATTTGTAAATCTTTCAAAATTTCTATAATCCCAATACGTGCTATTAGAAAAATTTCTACTTCCTCCTAGATCATTTATTGTAAAATCAACAGAATACGGAGCTATTTCTGCATCAATTGCATTGCCAGTAAAATCAATATCATCTAATGAAAGACTTGGATTTGTGCATCTACAAAACATAACTATTGAATTATAAATTTTTATATCGCCTATTAGCGAATTCTGAATACGCTCTTCTTTACTGTTCCCGTATCCAGAATCTCTCGCCGCAACACCAAACCTAACAAAAGAATTTACATCTCTATATCCAACAGTATAATCATAATAATATACGTCATCTGATCCTGGGATTAACTCCTCTTTCGGAATTTCAATTAATATATTTTCCATGCCGTTAGTTGATGGTATTCCTGAGTATGATTCCGTATAATATATGATATAAGAAGAAATTTCTCCATCTTTTGAAGTTAAACTGTTGGGGCTATAAGCCATAGGAATTTCAAATCTTATATTTTCTCCGGAATTTATCATATAGGCGCCTTCTTTTGTATAAGCATTTTCAGTTCCAGATACTTTGTTTCCTGAAATATGAATATCGTATCCGTTGCTAATATCTTTTAAATCTGATAAATTTTCAATAGAGAAATAGGGCTTTTGTCTAAAGTCTAATATAATAGGTATATATATATTATTTGTACTTTCTAAATCATAAGTATCATAAGCAGTAATAACTATTGATACATTACTATATTTTTGTCTCTTACTTGAATTCGAGAAATTATCAAAGTAAGTATTAACTCCTGGCGCAAGATTCATAACAAAAGAATCATAGGTTATATCGGAGCTATCCGCAGGACAATTATCTGTTATTAAGATATTAGTAATATCCTTTCCGTTTAAATCTTTTGGATATCCGTTATCTTGAACAGAATAATCTTTATAAAATTCTAAGTTTATTTTAAATCTACCATTAGCTTTTAAATATGGTAGTCCTTCAGATACAATATTTTCTCCCATAACTACATATTCATCATCTGTATCTCCTGTGGTTTTTCCCCATTTTATTGTGAATTCCCCATTTTCGTATACTTTTATTAAGGGCGTTCCAGAAGTAGAAAATCTTGATATCTCTGAAAATTGATTAAGAAATATAGGCGCGGTATTTACTTTTAAATATAGAATTCCCTGATTTGAAGAATCATCTTGTTGCATCCATCCATCTTTATCTTCAAATACTATTCGGTAGTTAATATGACTTCCTTTTACTAATTTAATATCATCCTCATAAGCAGTGGAACTACCCTTATTTATTGTAGCTATTTTACTCCAATTCTCTAAATCGGTAACGTATCCTTCTGCCCTAAAAATATGAGCTTTGGATATTGGAAGACCTTTTTTTTGACTTATTTCTGTATCAGATGGAAAAGTAAAATTAAGATATACTTTATCATAAACAATGCTATTTATTCTTATTCTTCCGTTTTCTAATTTCCAATAATTAGTTCCATCTATCTTTTCAGCATTTGGAAAACTATTAAATAGTTCATAATTATAATTAGGATATATATTTTTTCTATTTAAAGAGCTATAAACAAAAGCACTATAATCAAATCCATCAAAAGCTCTAACTTTTATTCTATAATATGATAATTCTTTTATAATACTAGATAAACTACTATTAATAAGGGATAATGAAAAAGATGATTTTTCTTGAGAAGAAACTTTTTTAGATGTTTTTAATTTAAAATTTGAATTGTTGTCTAATTCTCCTATTTCAAGATAGATTTCAAATAATTGGGCTTGAGAAGGTTTTATCCAACTATAATCAACTTTAATTGGTCTATCTGCGCCAGAAGGATATATAACTTTTGATATCGTACCAAGTTTTATAGGAGTATTTACTAAAATGGATTTTGAAATATAAGAACTATAAGAATAACCATCATAGGCTCTTACTGAAAATTTTACAGAAGTTCCTTGATCTCCATTTATTCCTACTGATATACTCTTTAAAGAAGTTGTTCCGCTAATCTGTTTAGAGCTTCCGTCTTTTGTATATTCTATTAAATAATTATATGATAAAGAATCTTTATCTATATCACTTGAATTCCATTGAAAAGTTACATTTGATCCGTTTCCGCTGTTATAAGCTACTTTTTCTCTATTAGATATTAAATTACTTATAGTAGGAGGGCTATTTTCTACATTATATGAAAAAGTTTGCGACCAATCTGAATCATATCCTTCTACTGCTCCAATTGTTTGAATTCTAAAAGAATTCTTTTTATGGTAAGCGTATTTAAAAATATATGTTGTTACAGATGTATTTAAAGTTACTAAATCTACCCATCCTTCTCCGACACTATACTGTACCTTGTATCCAGTAACTGGATTGTTAGTTCCTGGAGCTCCTGCTGTCCAAGATAATACAACTTTTTCTCCTATCTTTGCGGACGTAGTATACTGTCCATTAGAAGATCTTGATAAATAAAGAATAGTTGGCGCTCCGCATTGAGTATATTCAGGAATAGCAATTCCTAAATCAATATTCTGAGAAGCATATACATCAGTTAAATGAACTCCTGCATATTGTTCAAAGGCTTTAAAATGAATATGAAGGTCCAATGTTTGAGAAGAACCACTGGAAGATGGAATAAAAACAGTGAAAGGATCTACCCATCTTATTTCTGTTCTAGGTTTTCCATCATAAAATAAACCCTTTGCCGATGGATTAAATTGCTGTCCAGCTATTGATATTGTAGTTTGCCAGCTATCTAATGGATTTATCGCAACGTCATAACAGTCAGCATTTACATATATTTCAACATTCCATCCTCCTACTACACTTTCTGAATTCCAATATACTTTTGGAAGAAAAAGTTGTTGAGAGGGTGATGTCCACCCTCTAAACGAACCTGAATTCCCCATTTTTTCTCACTCCTTTTACTCTAAGATATAAACATCAAATCCAATATTTTGATTTCTTCCATAATCATCTTGTCCTATGGCTGTACGGAAAATAGCATTTCCTATAATTATCTGGTCAAAAGATACGCTTTCTTCAACTTTTAAATTCTTTATACTAACAGAATCTTTAAATATTTTCATAGATGTCTTTTTGTCAACATCAAAAGAAATATTCCCTTCCTCTGCATCAAAATTATAGGATATTTTTCCTCTAATGTCTCCATTATTATTTAAATTATTAACCCTCTTCTTTTTATCCTCATTTAAATTAATATTATGAAGTTGTTTGAAAGATATACTTGATTCTTCTAATACCATTCCTTGATCTAAATCTAATTCATTATTATTAGGAATAGTTGTTATCATTTCTCTGTTAGAAATCAGTCCTTCAAAAGTATCGTCAGAATATAAATAAGGATATATCCCGTAAGGAGGTAAGTCACTTGATAATATTTTTTCTTTATATACCTCTAAATCTCCGCCAGAATAAATCTGAATCCCATTATTATTTAATACTGTTGATACTACTTCTTCAATAATATTTAAAGAAATTTGTTTATCCTCTAAAAATATAAATTTTCCTATTATATTTTCTATATTCTCTTGAGAATAAGTGAGAGATATTAATCCGCTATCTGCAAAAAGAATTGTATTTGGAGCATAAAGAGATAACGAAAAAGATTGTTCTTGTTGAATTGTTTGATGTCTTAGAGGATAATATATAACAAAATTTGATAATCCAATAGCAGTAATAAAAGACTGATAATCATAAGAAGAAGGAACTGAGAAATTTAAACCTACATTACTAAAACAAATACCAACTTCATCATTAGAAACAACATCTTTTGTTGGTAAATAATTACATAGAATAGCATTATAACTAGGATTATTTATTATAGAGTTATTATCAGTAAATATTGTTGATAATATACTATAATTAAAAGTAAATAAAATCGTATTATTCCTCTTTTGCTCATTGTGAGGATATGATAGAAGAGAAATTATTTCTTCTGTTGTTGATTTTCTTATCTTATTAGTTTTTAATCCACTAACAACATTATAATAGTCATAAGTTCCATCAGGAAGGCTATATAGTGGATCATCGATATTAGGAGAAAAGAAATTAAGAGAAATAAATGGAGAGAAATTAGTTTCTTTTTTTGTCAACATAAAGTTCCACATAAATACAGACGCGTAATTTTTTAAAAGATCCTCATCTTCAATCCTAGCTCTTATATAAATATTTATTTGACTTGACTTTTTTAATACTATTTTTGTTGAAATATTTATACCTAAATTCTCATCATTAAAATCATATCCATCTACTTCAAATGGACTGCCAGACATATCTTCTTTATTTTCTAATCCTGTTCCATCATCATAATTATACTCATACAGAATATTATTTTCTGAATCAGTAATTTGGAATCCTCCGGTTTTATGGATATTTTTTCTTGGAAGATATTTACAAGAGAAATAATATTCTCCTTCTGGGAAAATTATTCTTTCTCCGGAATTACCTCCGAGAATATTTACTGTATATGAAGGTCTTTGACAGTAGTATAATTTTATTCCATTTGAACTAGCATATGAAATTATAAGCTCTGGATTTATCATATTGATCCCATTTATTAAAAGAATATTAGTTGGATTAGATCCATTTATTATGCAAGGATTTTCAAGTCCATAATCTCCTTCATAAACCAGCTCTGTTTCACCTTGAATTTCTAAATTATCTATAGATAAGAGAGCTTCTTTTTGAATATCAGAAGCAACATAAAGCCCCTTTGTTTGATCTTTTATTTTTAATCCGGATGCTCCAATAGTTCCAGAAATTTCAGCGTCAGTTGATCTAATTTTCCCAGAAAAATATCCATATCTTGCAAATAAAAATCCATTTTCTTTTACATAGAAATTGGGTAATCCAAGATTATTTTCAGACGCCGCGGCAGCCTCTTCATCTTCTTCTGGACTATCCGCCTCTGGAACAGAAAATAGCTCCCCTCCTGCCCATATTAAAGTATTACTAGAACTTTTTGTAGTTAGTCCTGCTTTTCCAGTAGTTATTGTTCCTTTAATAAAAGCATTTTCAGTATATAGTCCGAATCCTTTTAAGCTTGAACTATTATCAAAAATTCCAGAAAAACTGTCATCTCTTATGTCTTCTAATCTTCCTAATACTACCCTATCTCTTTTCCCAATTTTACCAGTTGGATTACCATTTTCATCTAATTCCTGCTCGTTCTCAAAAATATTTATTGTCATTTTATTTCCAAATTTATTATTTCCAGTAGCATTAAGGGCAATTCCGCCGTCTGTAGCTCCACCTAGATCTATAAGAGTTAAATCAGAATAATTTTCATTGTATCTTAAAAATACATTACTTATATTCGTCGAAGCTTCTGCACCATTTTCATCCGTATAATAAACTGTATTATTTTCAATTCTGCTAAAATATCCTAGAGAAAAATCTTCCGAAGAATTAATAAATATTTCTCTTCCTTCTATTAATTCACTAAAATCCTTAACGGTTTCAAGCAAAGAATACTGATAAATATTATTTAATAAATCGTTGAAACTGTCTAATTTATCTTCATCTAAATCAGTCTCAAAAATTTTGATAAGAGGATATGTAAATACAGCTAAGTTATTTTCACTATTCTCTTTATCAACAACTTTGACAATGCCGTATCTATTTTGTTCAAAATATTTAATATAAAACTCAAAAGAATTAGATGTCATTTCTTCATCAGTATAACTAGCCTGAATCATAAGTTTATTTCCTACGGAGATGGTTAAATACTTTTCAGTAGGAACTATGCCAAAATAAAAATTATTATTTTCTTTTCCTCTAAATATTTTTTGAACTTTAGAGGCAGGTCGTACTAATAAATCGCCACTTGAAACTTGAACTTCATTATATTTTAATACCGATGTTTGAATTGTTCCTCTTACTTCTACGTTTTCAAAAATAGCTGATCCATCTTTTTTAATTTTCCATCCAGAAGTAACTTGGCCAGTTTTAGAGGAGGAAAAGAGTCCTTCTTCTCCAGACAGAACAATAATAGAGTCACTTTTATCTGAATAAATCTTTAATTGTCCAGTTATAGAACTATCATTTCCAACTATGGTTAATTTTGAAGCGTTGATTTCACCAGAAGCAGTAATTTTTAAGTTTGCCTCATTAAAAATTCTATCTAACTCTAATTGAGTTCCGTTTGATAATGAATTTTCTAAATCATTATTTAAATAATTGCCTGCTAATAAAACTATATTTTGATTATTACCAGACATTGCGGGATTCATTAAAGCAAAAGAATCTCCAAATAACATATATTCATTTACTTTAGCATAACGACCAAGGATAATAGAATCTGCTAAAACTCTTGCATCTTTTCCAACGTAGAACTGGCGGCCACCCTCAATTCCCTCTCTGACAGAAATAGATTGATCTACTCCATCTATAGTAATATTGTCACCAACAGTAAGAATACCTTCTACTGATCCTCCTGTTACTGTAATATTACCTTTGATTTCAGCGTCGGCGCCGTAAAGGAAACCGTCATGAGTAACATAGAATTTTGGAAGTTCTAGCTCTTCAATTGCATCTCCTTTTTCGTTTAAGGTGAGTCTGTGAATCCACAAAGCATACTTTGAATCTCTTCCTTCATCTACCAAGTCTTTAATATAAACTAAAGAAGGATCTACCTCTAGTTCTTTTAATTGGGGATTACCAGATATAATTTCCACTGATCCGTCGTTATAATAATAGACTAATATTTTATTATTGGAGTCTCTATCTATTCTAGTTACTACATATTGATGATAATCATTATCAATCAATAAAAAGAATACGTCTCCTATTTTTAATTCTTCTGTTATATCGCCAAGATTATTTTCTTTTAATTTTCTGAACTCATACAAAGAATTTGGTCTAGCAGAAAAACCAGCATCATAAGTCCCATTATTAATTGCAGTTCCTAATCCAAGCTGATTTAGGAAAAATCCGGAAATTGCATTTATACTTCCATAGATTTGACTATTTCCTGATATCTCAATCGAATTAGCAGCTACATTACCATCTTCGTCTATTGTGAAAGAATCAAAAGATCTACTTAAATTACCTTGAGATGGAAATAAACGAGAAGTTCTGGACCAGAAAATATATTTTCCGTTTGGATTTAAAACTTTTAACTCATCTAAAGTTACTTTTTTATTAGCGTCTGATAAATCATTATTTTTTGATAACAAATAATAAGTTATATCTCCATCGTTTTCTTCTCCTGCAAGATAATATTTTTGATAATCAGGCTCATTCTCGCTACCTTCATTTATATAAAAGTCTTCTCCAATTTTAAGAATATGCGCGCCGTCGAAATCTTCGTAAAGATCATTCTCATCTGCGTCTAAATAGCTATAATATCCTATCTTCCTTCCATTTGCTTGGATACCAATTTTAGCATATTCTTCATTACCAGCTTCTCCGCCTATAAATAGGTTTTCCCTTAACCATAAACTTCCATCTCTGACAGTTTTTAAAACGGTACTTCCTTCTGAATTTCTTATATTTATTCCATATAAAGTATCATTACCAATTTTATTTATTTTATCCCAATCTTTCCTTTGAATAATTCCGCCAGGTTTTCCTTCTATATCAAATCCTAATTCTATTCTACAAAAGTTTTGTTCAGAAGCTTCTCCCCCATAGTTATCAAAGATTCTAATAGCAGGAGATTCAGTAGAAATTTCAACTGATCCAAATAAACTTTTAATCATAAGCCCTCTCCAAGTCAAACTAACCTGAGAGTTCTTTTGAATATAGTCTAATCTATCAGACCATTTGATAGCTCCTCCAGCGATATAATCCTTCATCATTTCTTGACTTATATACCAAGGATCATAATTACTATCATACCCGAACAATTCAGCTTTAGTATTGCTTGGTACTACATATAACCCGTGTTGGTCGAATCTTACAAAGCCACCAGTTCCAACATCGTCAATGAGAGTTTCATCTCTAGTGTCTGTATATACTTGATATGCGCTTATACCTAATTTATCCCAGGTAAAAGCTGGAAAACTCCCGTTCATTATCCTAAGTTTATTTGTATCTATCTGTCCAGAGGTTATAAAAGTAGCGTTCATGCCGGATGCAGTAAATCCTGCGGTCCAATTTAACCCACCGTCACTACTTACATAAACTCCATCAGAAATAATCCTTAATCTTTTACTTGGATTAAATATATCAGTAACTTCAATACCTCTGTCATCAATAATTACACTTTGATCAACTGCTTGAGATAAAGTTATAGAATTATTTTTTAAAGTATTTTGTAGAATAGAAACTAAAATCTCTCCATCGGGAGTAAAATTCTCAGCTCTCATATAAATTTTATCATTTAATTGAAGAGTTTGGATTGAAGCAGAAATTCTTGAAAATAAATCTTCAAATTGTGTTCTAAAATTTTGAACCGTTATGGTACTAGAATTTTGCTCGTCAAGAACATCATTTATTTCAGAAATAACAACTTCTTGTTTAAAAGGAGAAGAATTCTTATCATAACCAAGAAAATCCTTATCAATTACAAAAGTTTTATCCCCAGTATTAAAATTAATATCTTCATATCCATTTAATGCCGCCAGAGCTAAAGTTTGAATGCCATAAGAAACTTTTGGCATTGCAGAAGTGGCTAAAACGTTTTCTGCATCTAAAAAGTATTTATCAGCATTTGTATAGCTATCATCTTGCCAAGTTCCTTCTGTTATATATCTCATATATTTACTTTCAAATTTATTAATAAGACTTTTTTTCTCTTCTTCTATCGATTTAACTTCGTTTTGAGAATTATTTATTTGAGATATATATCCACTATTTGATGATTCATATTGACTTCCATCTTCATCATCTTCAAAAATAATATCATTAGGAAGTCCATTAATATCTTTATAACCAAGTTGATCATTTACTGTTTTTAAATATATATATAGCTCATCAACATTTTGACCCCATCTTTTAACAGAATTTAATATAGAGGTTTTTTGATCAGAAGATATGGGCATTTCTTCATATTGTTGACCAGAACTTCCTACTGAAAAATATTTTCCAGAATAATAGCTTTCTGATTTTGGAAGTTGTTCTGCCAAATTTGTAGCCTGCTCTTTTGCAGATTGAATTCTCAGTATTGTATTTAGTCTTTCTGTTTTTAATTTCGAGATTGTAGTTTCTAATCCAGAAACAATATCTTGCTTTTCTTTAAATCTTTTATTTATCTCTCTCATGCTAGTAATAAAATGAAGATGTGAACTACTTGTTCCATACATATCATTTAAAAGTTGCTGATAAGAGATTTCTCCAATAATAGTAAAATAATTAAAATCATAAAGAAAAGTCTCTCCAAGCTCATTATATTGAGAATCTCTTATATCTACAATTCCAGATTCAGAACTTTTTGATTCTGTATATTCAACCCAAAGTTTTGTAACTAATTCTTCACTGTTGATTGTGCGACTAATTGAGGAAAGATTTACTTCATATTGGAATCCATTCCAATTATTTGATCCAACTACTTCCCTAAATTGAATAGATTTAATTTGATTACCATATTCATCTCTTTTTATTTTTCCATTACTATAGTGATCTACATTAAATCTAATCCATCCCTCAAATAGTTCTGCTAAAGATTGAAGTAAATTATATCTATTAGATTTTTCTTCTACTAAAGTTCTTATTTTCTTATTTCCAGTAGTGGTTATTTTTTCAATAGTTGAATCTTCTGGAACGCTTATATATTCAATACTTTCTTCTCCACTTTCACAGAACAATTTAATCGTTTGCTCTGTATAAGCATCAATATCATATGAATCTGGCATTATAGCATTCTCTTCTAATACTTTTATTTGAGGAGAACTTAAAATTCCATTAAGAGATTTTAACTTTTCTTTTGTTTCGGTAGAATTATCTTTCGAAATAACTTCAAATAGGCTAATTTCTGAAATACTGACATCTCCATCTTTTACTCCTATAAATAAATAGGGACTTGAAGTTATTGTTGTAGGAGAAAAAACAAAATATTGTCCAGATCCCATTTTTATGGCTTTGTCAGAGACATTTAAAATAATTGTGGAATCAGAAATTGTTGTTGAATTTGTTAAAGTTATTAATGGATAATCTGAAGAAGTTCTTGTATACTTAATATTTAAACAATATTTTTTATTTGGATCAAAAGTTGTCCTAGCAGATTTCATAGTATCATTATAAGCCCACGCGCAATCCTTATAACCTCCTTCTGTTATAATTGGAGTTAATATAAGCTTATAATCTACGGCAACTAGCTCATCGCCATCTGAACTATCTTTTCCCCAAGTTGCTTTTGGAACTATTGAAATTGTATCTGCATAAGTTGAAGATCCTGACGATATCGGCTTTTTAGAAGATAACCATCCAGAACTATCGGTAAATTCTTTACTATTATATATAAGATTTTTTACTAATTGAGAGGTTATTACTTCGCTTGAATCATATCCCCAAATATCTTTTCCGTTATATTTATCTATTGGAGTGGTTTGTCCCTTCGGAGTATATTGATATCTATAAACTACCCTCTCTAAATATTCATTATATTTAGAAATAGCTGTAGCTACTTCTACTTCTTCTGTTTTAGGGGTTCCATCTTCATTAAATTCTACATTATCATTTTCATCTTTAACATATTCAATCCTTTTTTCGATAAAATCTTCTGGTAAAGAATTTTGATATCCCCATTCTGTTCCTTCTAATATTTTCTCCGCTAATTCATCTATTGTTCCCATACCGTTATCTTCATCAAAAGTTAAAGAATATCCATTTCTACTTAATTCATTTATAAGCATATCTTCGCAAGAGAAATCATAAATTATTTTCTTATCTTCTCTTCTTTCAACTCTTTCATTTACAATAAAAGTATGCCATTTAAAATTTCCGTTTGGATCTCCATATCTCAATTTTATTTTATTTTTATTCCATATTTGATCAGGTATATCATTAATTACAAACTGTTTTTCTAAAAAACTATAGTATTTTTTTGGAATAGAAAAACTAAGAGTGTTCATTCCATTTATGTTTCTATTAAAATTTATATTATAAGCTCTTCCCTCGAAGTCAGATAAATTAGATGTTAATTCTGCAACTTCAAATTCTTCAAACACTTCTTTTTCTATTCTTATATTATCGCCTAAAACTAATCCACTTGTTTTATTACCACTTTCATCTTTTGCTTCGTATTTAAAATATCCTTGATGAGATTCATCTGCTCTTCCTTTATAAATAATAGTTTTTCCAGACAAATCATTTCCATCTGCATCTTTATTGCCATCTATATAAATAATTTGATTAAGAGTTAAAGTCATAACTAATGGCTCTTCTGGTTTAACTCTGTAGGTAGTTGCGGTATCTTTCCATAAACTTAATTTATAGGGAATTGTCCTACTCATTCCATCAACTCCTTAGTAATACAGATAATCATACTGTATATGCACTCCTTTCAATTCTCTGTTTATATTCAAAGTATATCCACCGTCTAATCTATTCACAGGTATTTTAAAGAAATCTCCTTTTTTTAAGGCGTAGTAAATAGGAGAAACTTCTCCATTTGGAGATTTATAAATTATACGCCTTTTTCTTGTATCTACTGTTATAGTACCACCTTTTATTTTAGCCATTATCACTTCTTCTGGTGATGCAGAACCGTATAAATCGGCGCCATCAGACTCATCATTTCTTAAACTCAATACAAAATAGCGTTCTCCATCTATTATAAACATAGTTTCTAAAAAATTATCTGGCTTATCGAAAGAGATAATAAAATCTGTCTCAATATCTCCCGGATTATAAAGATTTATATTTCCGCTTCCATCTATGTTTTTAATATAATGATCATATCCAGAATTTTCTCCTTCTATATTTAAGTCGTATAATAAACCAGAACTGTCACTCCATTGGTTTATTGTTGGATAAAGTAAATCAAAAATTCTCAAAGAAATTAAAGCATCAGAATTTGTATAATAAATATAATAGTTTTTATTTAAATTATATACGATATTACTATCAAATCCTCTTATAGTAATTTCAGGATTTGCTCTAGCATAAACGATCTCTACAGGAGTCCCTGCGGTATTTTGCTGAGATAACCAAGACGCCCATTCAGATACTTCTGTAAATTTATCATAGTAAAAACATATCCTATTTCCACTATTATATATATAAGTTCTATTAGTATTTCTTTCTAAAGTCTCTTTAAAATGAGAACAAGTAAAATTAATAAAACCATCACTTGTTGGAAGGTTTTGCGCCCCATCTCCTGCTTGAATAGGAAGAGCGCATGAGAAAAAAATTTCTCCTGTGCCATAAGTACCTTTTGTCCAACTTTCTGTGCCATCTAAAGTATATTTGAAACAAGATTGTGTATACTCTTTTGTTATAATATCTAATTTATCATTGCTATAAATAGAACTATATAGTGCTGGTATATCATTTAACGAATACGTTTTAGCATCATATTTTTCCCAGTTACTTTGAAAATTTCCTAATTCTACTTGAAGTTCTAAGGTTAAATTTTGAATATTAGTTCCTTGATTTATAGCAATAAAAACAAAATATTCTTCTGATTTTGTAATTTCAACAGAATTCCTTTTAATATGTCCAGACAATCTCGATATAGTATTAGTGCTTTTTACTGTTCTCAAACAAACACTGATTCCGCTAGGAAGATTAATAACACTAGACAAAGTATAAATACCGGGAACTAAAAAGAAATGTCCAGAATTTAAATATCTTTGTGAATTAGCAATTCCATTGAGAGTAATTGTTCCATTTTCATTGGTTGAATAACTTATTCCGTCTGAAAAACCAGAATTAAAAGTAGGAAGGAGATTCTTCCCACAAATAGTTGCTTGAGTCGGCTGCGCGCCAGTTAGTTTATATGGATTGGTAGGACTCTTATCTCCTGACCCACTAATAGTTGTTTTTCCAATAATATTTTCAATTTTAGTGGCTTCTCCTTCTACTTCATAAGAAACAATAGGAAAAATCCCCCCAAAAGATCTCGAATTCTTCTCATTAATCTGAGATTCATAATATTTTAATTCCTTTTTTTCTTCGGACGTTTTAGCATATGGATAATAGCAAACAAAATTTATTGAACCTTCTCCTTTATAAATTCTTTTAGTGTCTTTCGATTCTGTATCTTCTTCAAAGCAAATAAAAGAAAGAGAAGGCTGATCGCTTATTTTTGCAATATAAGTTTTATATGGCCTTTCATCGAAAATTAATTCTCCTATTGTGTTAGGAGAGAGCCAATTTCTTATTTCTCTAATTTGTTTCTCAGTAACACTATCATAAGCTATTTCTAAAGGAAATTCCTTTATATCAGTATCAGTTCCAAAATAATACTGACCTACTCCTCCTGGAATTTTTTCTGTATAATCTGAGGAACTAGGTATCAAGCTATCTTGATACCTAGATCCATTACTAACAGAAAAAATATTAAATTCAGAAGAGTGGCGACCGTTAAAAGAAAATCCAATAAAATCAGTATCTTTCGCCATCTTCATTCCTCCTATCTTCTCTTTCCGATATTTATGACATTACGATAATTAGACTTTTGGACTATATATTTTTCCATGTCTTTCATCATATCTTCAGCAGAATATCCATCTCCTAATTCTTCTACTGTTATGTGAAAATCGTAATAAATATCTCCAGCGTTTTGATTTTTAGAAGAGGAGTCAGAAGAAGTTTTAGAAGCAGAAAATACTTTTGATAAAACATCTGTCAATTTTGCGATATTCGACGTGTCGGAAGAAGAAAGGAATGCTTCTGGTTTTGAAGGAGTGCCATCTACCCATGCAGGTCCAGTATAATCTACTATACCACCAGTTGCATATTTTGAATATTTTTGTAATAACTCACTTTTTTTTACAAATGCTGACGTCCAATTCGTTCTGCCAGGAATATCAATAGTGCCTCCTTCTCCTCCAACAAACCAATTTCCTTCCCATCCATCTCCTTCAACTTCAACATATTCTCCGTGATCAGCAACAACTTTTAATTTTGCCAGATGATTATCAAAACCCCAATCTGGATAATAACTTCCGATAAGATTTCCGGATGTATCTTTATAAAAATTCATCAATATATTATTAGAATTAGCCATATACGAAGAACCAATTAACTCTTCTGTCTCTTCTCTTTTCTTTGCTGCTTGAGAAGTGTTATAAGAATTAACTCCTGTCGCCGCAGCTCCTCCCGCGGCGGTGGAATAAGTATATCCTCCTATTGACTCTCCTAAAGGATCTCCTCCATATTTAGTATATAAATCAAAATATCTTTCATAGCTTTCTCTTAATCTAGCTCCTTCAACTTTATTTCCTTGAGAATAAGCATTCTGGATTTCCGTTACTAGTCTATCCATTTCTGCTTTTGCTTGATCTTGAACAAAGGAATTATAAGCATCTCCAAGTTCTCCAACTTTTTTAATAGCTACATCTAATTGTTCTGTATTTGTATTTACCGTTAATACTTCTTGTGACGCTTTGTGAATATTCTCTATATACTTATCAATTCCATTCACTTTAATATCATCAAACTTATTCAAAATTTCCAATTTTTGAATTTCTAAATCATCAGTTAAAGTTTGTTGCGCGCCTTTAGCTAGTTCTATTTGTCTTTCCCAAGTAGATACAAAAATTTGTTGCTCTTCTGTGGTTCCTTTTCTAAAATCTTCACTATGTTGCTTCATCCACTCTAAAATTTCAGAATCTTTTAGTTTTAATAGTTCAGTAACTTTTTGATTACTAATGGTATAAGTTTCTAATTCTAAATCTAATTGATTTTGTAAAAACTCTTGCCTTTTATCTAATTCATCAGAGATAAGCTGAGTTTTTTCTTGTTCTTGCTCATACATACGATCTAAAGCATTATTTTCTTGTTCTTGTAATTTATTTTGAAGCTCTTCTTGTAAGTTTTCTATTTCTTTAGCGTATATTCCAGAAGTATCTCTACTTAATAAGTTAATTCTTTTTTGTAAAGTTTCAATTTCTTCTTCTGCTTCATTATCTTGTTGTATTTGTTTTCTCTTATTAATATTTTTTTGTAAAGAAGTTAAATACTTTTGATCTTCATTTTTGATCTTTTGATACTTAGATTTAACTTGCTCTACTTCTTCCTTCATTTCTGCAATAACAATATCTCTTAAAGTTTTTTGAAGATCAATTTGATATTGCAGCATTTGTTCTTCTAATTCTCTTTGATCAATTAAATTTTGTTGATATTCTTGAGAAGACGAAATCGCAAGATCGTATAATTCCTCATACGCAGATTGAACTTCTTTAATAGAATCCCATTCTTTTTGAAGTTGTTCAGATTCGGCCTCTGAAGCTCCTTCCATTCTTTCTGCCAAAGAAATGAGTTCATCATTATTTTGAAAAATATTACCAGATTCATCTACTGTTAAAAACTGGCCATATTCAGAATTAATATAATCTCCTAATTGTTTTAAATCTTTAGCATATATTTCCGTAGATTGTTTTAGAATTTTTTGTTGCTGAACTAGATTTAAAACTTGTTTTTGGAAAATATCTGCAATTTGATCACTGCCAGAAGCTAATTCTAAATTTAATTCAAGATTCTTCTGGTCATTTTGAAGCTCTAATATTTTTCTTTGAAGATTATAATATCTATTTAATTCAGCTATCATATCTTTCATATCTTGAATTAAATTATATAATCTTTCCTTTTCAGCATTTTCTGCTTCAATGGCGGCTTTTTGGATTCTAGCTCTAGTATCTGCTTCTGCTAATAAATAATATTCTCTAACTTTTTCAGCTTCTGTGGCTTGATCTTTAAGTTTTTTTATTTCTTCTTCATCTTCTATCATATCGGCCTGTTCTTGCAGCATTAATCTTTGCATTTCTGCTTGCTTGGCCATCCACATATACTGTTCTTGAGTAGATTCAAGAGCACTTCCAATAATTCCGGACACTCCGCCTTTTACCTTAAAGCCTTCACCTGTTGCCACTATATTAGAAGTATCAAGAATATTTTGTCCCATATCTAATAATTTAGTATTTAATTTATCTATTTGCTCTAAAGACAATGCTCCGTCCGCGTTATCACTTATTATATCAATAAGATCATTAATTGATTCTAAGTCATTCTGAATATCTGCCAAAGCTTCTGTCGCCGAAAGACCTGTTCTTCCAAAAACAGAACCCATAGAATTTGTAATAGAAATAACTTTTTGTTCATCTAATCCTAATTTTCTTAGCTCTTGTGCTAATTTTGCAACAGATCTAGCGCTAGACGCATCAGTTGAAGATAGCAAATCTAAAATTTCATAGAATTCTTCTTTAGTATCTTCTATAATTTGTCCTTCAAAAGTATAGTCTTCTAATATTCCAGAAAAGCTATCTTGAAATGCTTTTATAAAAGCAGGAGCTTCTTCACCCATTTTCGCGGCCATAGCCCCAAATTTTGTCGCAACAAGAGTGCCGAAAGCTTTATCATCAAAACTGTTAGCTAACTCTGTTATATAGCTTCTATTAGAATCTATTAAAGAATTCCAATTTTCAGTTAAAGTATCTTTTTCTGCTTCGAAAATTTGATTAAAAATATCAATAACTGCTCCAGAAGTATCATCAAGTTCAGACTCTAAATATTGTATTATTTCGCTAGAACTAGCTTCTCCATTCTCATCGACAAATAATCCTATCATACTAAGAGCATTAGTAAATGCTTCTTGCTGTTCTTCATCAAAAGAATTTAAATTGACGATAAATTTGTCTACCAAATCAGTTCTTTTTTCAAATATCGTGGTTAAATAACTGTCATTTGAATCAATCATATTTTCTATTTCTGATTCATTAAACATATTTTCAATTTTTAATAGTTCACTTAGATGGGATTTTTGTTGAGAAGCAAAAGAAGAAGAACTAATTCCTGAAAATCCAGCATCTAATATATCAGAAATATCTTGATCTAATTCAATAAAAGATTCTCGAAGCTTTTCTTTATTTTGTTCTTGTACAGATAAATAGTTATTAATAGCATCAGAGAATTCTTCTTCATTTAATTGAAGTTCTTTAGCAAATTCTTCTATTTTTTCTGTATTCCCTTTTTCTAATTCTGAAAAGGCATCTAAATACTTTTCCTGTAATAATAGGAAAGTAGCATCTCCAGGACTTTGTTTATTAATTCCTCTTGTGAACATATTTATAATCTGTTGTTGTGCATCATTTCTTGAATCAATCGCGCTTTTAGTAGACTGAGATTTTTCTAATTCATAATTAGAATAACTTATTCTTGCTTTTTCTAATGCAACTAACTCTTTCTTTTGTTTTATTTCCTCTTTTAAATCTTCAATATTTATTTCCCTGAGTCCACTTTCAGAAGAATTTACATATTCTAATCCATCCCACTGATCTATCAATTGATTATTTAATTCAATTAATCTGTCTTTCTCTTCTACTGTTAGACTGACTTTTTGAGAAAGATTAACGTACTCTTCTCCTAATGAAATTATGTCATTAGTTTCTTCAATTGTTTGAGAAGCTTCGGTCGCAACTTTTTGAGCTGCCTCCTTGAAGCCTTGAATTGATTTTTCAGAACCAATACCATATTTTGCTTCTTCTAATCCTTCTGCTATCCATTGACCGATTCCTGCCCCTAAAGCATTTCCAATAGAAGATGTTATTGCTCCTAGTGCTGGACCTCCTAGATATCCTAGCATACCTAATGCTCCGCCCGCCATAGATCCAAAGGTTGCTCCTTCTAATGCAGCAGTTCCCTTTGTGGCAGCGTTCCCCATTATGAGCATAGTTCCAAGATTGGCAAAACTAGCTATTGTTTGCCCAATCATTGGATTAAGATTTTTTATTTTTTCACTAAAAGTAGTTAATTCTTTATTAGCCTCTTTTACAGGAGAAGTTGATGGCGTTTTTGTTCCACTGGTTTTGCCACTTGTTGTACCAGTATTACTTACTCCTTCATTTACTCCACTTCTAATCTTATTCGCAAGAATTTTATCTACAATACTGTTTTTAATTTTATTTTCCAAATCTTGAATAGCTTTTTGATTTGCCTCTTTCATACTTTTGGAGTAATCTCCGCTTGCCGTAGTAAAAGCGGCAGAGAAAGCAGAGGAGACTGTTTTTGCGCCATTTATAAAATTAGAAATAATTTTCTTTATCGTCATAATAAAGAAAGTTCCAAATATCCCGATAGCAGCCGGTCCAGCTTCTGCAATATCATTTATCATCTGTAAAATAGTATTAATACCATCTAGGATATCTTTAACTAACTCGCTACCAACAACAGTACCAATAAATTCTTCAAAACTAGACTTAATATTATTCGTTTTTGCTTCAACACTATCTAGTGTTTTTGCAAATTGAGCCGCGGACGCCCCATTACTGTTTTGAGCAATATCAACTAATTCGAGAGTTCTCTCATAGTTGTCCATCATAGCAATAAAACGAGATTGCTGTCTCGAACCAGCAGCAATAGTAGCAATATATCGTTGAGTATTTCTATCTAAGCTATCCCATTTAGATGCTAACTCTAAGAATACGTCGTCCAAATCTCTAAATTGGCCAGTTAAATTATCTCTAAGTTGAACTCCAACACTTTGAAGAGCTTTATCAACTTTGTTTACTTCTACTAATTCGCCATCAATTTCTACACTATCTCCAACAGCAGTTTTTAATTCTTGGAATCTAGCGATAATGGTTTTCATAGCAGTACCAATATTTTCAGGAGCCTCACGAGTTGTTTCACCTTTTTACCGTTCCTTTCGGAATACTTTAACACTCATTTAAGAGTCGGAGTAGACTATACCATCAACTAATTACTTAGTTGCCCTTTGGTAGTCGTTGAGGGTTAATATAAAATTATTATCCCTGCCGATTATCCAATCCTTAGCGTTTTTACCATCTTTTAGTCATTACCCTCAAGGTTCTGCGGTAGCTAAGGCTCTAAGGAACTTCCGGCATATTCAGGGTTCAATATAACATCGCTGTTATAAGGGACTGATTATGCTACCCTCGTGCAAGTAGCAAAGTTAATCATTTGTGATAAGAAAGCCGAAGTAGTTTCTAATTCCATACCAGCAGATTGAGCAATGGAAGCAGTTTTAGTCAGTGCGTAAGAAAGTTCATCAGTATCAACAGCAGATTCTGCGGCGAGAGCAGAGAAAACATCATTAACTCTGGAAGCTTCAGACATCTCTAACTTAAAACCACGAAGTGCCGCAGTCATACGGTCGGTAGCTTCTGCGAAGTCCATCCCTGCGATACGAGCCATTTTCATAGTTTCTTCTGTTAATGTCATAACTTCCGCAGTTTCAAGACCTTGTTGGTAGTAAAGAGCGGAAGTTTCAATGGCATCAACTGTTGTAGTTCCTAACCTTTGTGCCATCTCATTATAAGTATCAAAAGATTCCCATAGTTGAGAGGTAGTCATATCTGTAACAACAGCAATTTCAGTAAAAGCAGCGTCTAATTCTTTAATAGCAGTAACAGATTCTCTTATAAATCTATTTACATAAATAAAAGCATTTCCAAGTCCAAAAATTGCAGTAGCTCTGTTTTTTAGATTATCAAAAAAAGCATCTTGTTTATTTAAATTTTCTAAATTTTTTCCTGTTTCTTCGGCAGCATCAGAAGTTTCTCTTAGACCCCTCCCTACTCCTTCAAGATCTTTTTGACTCCCCTCAAAATCCGCTTTAGCTTTTTGAGATTGAAGTCTTTTAAATTCTTCTAATTCTTCATTTACTGATTTTAATTCAGTTTCTAAATTAGTTACTTTAACTTGTAAATCAGCAAATTCACTCGCTGTGGCCGCAGCATCGTCATCTAATCCAGAGCTATTTCCAGACAGTACATTAAAAAATCTTGTTATTCCTTCTAAAGAGCTATTAATTTTAGATAATTCGGCCTCTTGATTCTTTAAATTTTGCTTTATTTTTTCTTGAGTTTTTTCTTGATTTCTTAATTCACGACCAGCAGCTTCATTTTTTGCAATTAAATCAGCTCGAATATTTCTTTCTTTCTCTAGCTCTGCTGGATCAGTTTCGGAAACTTTCATAGAAGCGATTTTAGCTCTTTGTTCAGCTAGGAGTTCTGTTGTAATATCTCTATTTTCTCTCGCAGTTTGAACTTCTTGTTTGGAAACCTCTAATTTTTCTTCTAAAGAACTAATGGTTTGTTCTATTGATTGCCTTTCTTCATTTAGGTTAGAAACTTTTTGATCTCTGATTTTAGAGAGCTCTTTTTCTTGGCCAATTATCTGAGATAGTCCAGATATTTCTTCGTCACTAAAAGAAATTCCTGATTTAGAAGCAAAAGATGAAATTTTACTCTCAATACTGGATAATTCCGCACTATAAGCATCAAACATCGAATTGGCAGAATTCTTTAAATCATCAAACTGTTTTTGAACTGATGGGCTCAATTGGAGATTATTAAAACTAGTATCTATTCTTCCTATTTCTCCTCTTAAAATTTCCATCTGTTGTCCTAATTTTAATAAATGATTATTAAAATTATTAATCTGATTAGTATTTGTAAAGCCTTGCTTAATTTCCGCATCTATTTCTTGAGCTCTCTTTTTTAAATCAATAAAAGTTTTCTCAAAGTTTTTTGCGCTTGAATTATCTAATTTTATTCCGCTTAATTTATTTTGAAGATCGGTTATGGCATTTAATATTTCTTTGATATCAAAAACACCTTTAAATTCAACTCTTCTATTTTGAACCATTTTATCTCCCTCCTTACCATAATCTTAGATTATTTTCAAGTTTATTTAAATTTTCTGTTATGAATTTATAATTAACTCTTATGTTCATTCCACTAGATAAATCATCTCCTAAACTTGATCCGTAGTCTAACAATTCTCCACTATAATCAAATCCATCCATGTTTAATTCTCCACTACTACCCATTCGAGAAAGAATTTCATGTTTTTTGTTTTGTATAGCTATGGCATTTTTTAAATTAACAGAAGAATTTAATTTTACTTCTTTTCCTTTCTTATTAGATACTCCCAAGTCTGTTTTTGAAAAAAATCCAATGCCAGATGATTCTGCTTCATTTTGTTCTCGCAATGTTTTTATCATTCCATCTACCATCACTGATATTGGAATTAAATATCTTCCTTTTAGTAAAAAAAATGTATTCCCATAAGTATTTCTAAGAACTTTCCCTTGTTTATTCAATACTTTAGTAGCTTCTGTATGAAGTAATTTTTCCGCATTTATTGATAATATGTTGTTAATATATTCTAAAATTAACGGAATATCACTAAATTTTAACTTATCTTCTTTTTGATTTTCATTTAACCCATTATTCCTAAGCCAAGCCACATTTGTTACTAAGTATTTAAATTCTTCAGCACTAGAATCTAATCTACTAATAAACGTATCCAAAGAGACGGATGTCTGTAACTTTATGTCGTAGAAGGGTTTTATGGTGGAATTCTCAATAGCCTCCATTGTATTTTTAACTTGGATACCATATTTTCCAATTAAAAAATCTATTGGAGATTGCTTTTTTGTGCCGCTATCATAAAGATTTCCAACATAAAATGATTTAGGTGCGCCATCTGCCATATAATCTAATAATAAATCAATAATAATACCAGCTTGTACTTCTCCTATTATTCCTATTCTATTATTCTTTTCATAAGTTGATATATTTAATTTATCTTTTACTTTATTAAAGCTTTTTCTCATTAATATTTCAAGATCATGATCTGGTTTTAAGTAAGAAATCATACTATTTATAAATTCAACTGATTTATCTTCTGAAATTTGTTTAGCATCTTTCGATAAAGTATTATATATTTCTCCAAAACGTATTTCAAAAGTTTTATTCATTTGCCCGTTTTTTAAAAAAACTTTCTTTAGTTGGCTTCTTTTCCCAAAAGTTAAATAATAAGTTTTATTTAATAATTTCAAAGATTCATTAAAAAACGATTCTAAATCAGTAGGATTAATTATTTTTTCTATATCTATAGATGGATCTGTAATTTTATTTTGAAAATGATTTGCGACCGATTGAATCATTTCATTTAATTTATTGTCTAAACTATTATAAAAGGATGAAGAGTTCATTTTTTTTAAAACTTCATATTTTTCTAAACTGGATCTCAGTAATTGATTGAACATAAAAGCATTTTTTGAACTATCTCCTATATTTATCCCGAAAATGCTATAAAAAGAATCTTCTTTTGCGGCAAGACTATCTCTTATTTTTATTAATCTTTTTTCTATTTCATCATAGTATTCGTTATTAATAAAAAATCTAGAAGTCTCTAATCCAACAGCTACTGCATTTCTAAAATTAAAAGTTGTGCTATGTAGATAACCTCTAGAAACAACATTTGATCTTCCCGTATTAGTAATTTCAATAGCTGCCATTGAATCACTCCTAAAAATAAAATCAGCATAAGTAGAGCTTATGCTGATTCAATCATAAATCGCTGTCTATTTCATTATCTAACATAATGATTTTACAGACATATTGATTTCCTCTTGCTCCAACTGGTAATCCTGCTAATTGAAATTGATAAACGTATGGACTAGCATCTTTTCCCAGTCTCATGGACAAATCAGACATAAGTTTAACTTTTGGAATCTCTATAATTCCTGTTTTTATGTGTCCACTAGAATCGTCCTTTAATCTCATTTTACCATCCAATTTTAAGTATCCATTGATGAGTCTTCTCCCAACAGATAATACTTCTGCTTCTTTTGTATATTCAAAATTGTAATCAATTATAATGTCCCTAAATGGTAAGTCAATTGTTATATTATTATCTTCTATTACATATTTATCTATTTTTTCCCCATTATGTCCGTCATAAATAAAAAGAGTATTATTTTTTACTGGTTTATATTTTGTTTTTGCCTTTCCAAATTCATCTGTTTCTAGAGCTTCATTAAAAGGAACGTAAATAATTTCTCCTTTCTCTTTTTTTACCAATTTAGAATTGGATAAAAGAGCAAGTCCTATTTTTGAAATTACTCCTTCACTGAGAATAAAAGTTATTTCTTTTGTATCTTCCCAATCTACCAGCCTCGAATTGCCATACCCACCAGAAGCATAAACTCTTGTTTTTCCTTCTGTTATGGGAGCTAACTGTATTCTATCAAATTTTATAATAGATTCGTTTTCTAAATAAGTTTTTCCATTTATTTCTATTGGGTAAGTACATCTTAATGATACATCATAAAGCTCTTTTATCCCAAAGTATTCTTCCATTTTATCTCCTCCATTAATAAGTATTTTTTTTCAATTAAAACTTTGGAGAAATAATTAAGTAAAAAATTAAGTAGGTATTTCTACCTACTTAATTTTTATTCTATTAAGATAATGAGCTTTTTGTTCCAGAAGTAGATTCATTTTTTAAGCTTAATGTGTTCGCACCACTAGCTATCTCCGCGAAGTCATATTTAATAAGCTTAATCATTTCACCCTTAGTTGATCTCATAACACGCAGTGTCATGTTAAAAGTAGTGGGGTCGCCTTCTGCTTCAAGAGTAAGAGTATTCTCAGCGCCCATCTTTGCTTTCGGAATAATAAACTGGAAGAATTCATCTTCTCCTGTAACAGCACTTCTGGCATAAGTATCTCCAACTACATAATAAGTTCCAGGGAAGTGCGCCGCATCAACAACAATAGTATAATTATTATGAGCAGTTAAAACATAGTCAACCATAACTCTTTCGCCCGGCTTAATCTTCTTTCCAGAATCAACAGTTTCATCTGTTGTCGCATAAGTCGATTCTGCTTTATAGACTAAAGTACCATCGTTCGCATATACTCTTGAAACAGTAACGTCTGTATCAGCAACCTTCATTTCAGACATCGAATTTGCAATAGCTTTTGCGACAGTAGACTCTCCTTCTGGAGCATTAATATCTTTTGCCTTAAAAGACGTTAAAGAGAATACGGCTTCAGTAGTGCCAGCATTAAAGAGATACATACTTCTCTTAATTTCAGATCCAGTACCAGCTACGCCGGCGCCGATTCCTCTTGCGAACATCATTTCCATTGATCTTGGCGAGAATAAAGCATCTTCAATATTTAGAGTTAATTCCTTACCATAATCCCAAATAATTAACGGTGGATTACCTTTACCACCACGAGCTTCTGTTTGTTCTGCGGTTTGCTCAATAGTTGAGACTTTAGCAGTATCAATATAGAGAACTAATTCACCAGGATCTCCATTCTGGTCGATCTTATAGAAGCTTAGGTCAGCAACTTCTTTGATACCATATTGCTGGAATATATCCATTGTATAACCTCCTAACTAATCTTCATTAAGTTTTCTAATCCAATTTTTTGGTTTTACTTTTTTAGGGTCTGCTCCAGCGAGAAGAGATCTTATATCAAGATCATATCTTTCTTTTTCTTGCACTCGATCTAAAAGCTCATGAAAAGCGTAGATAGATAAATCTCCAACATTTTGGAGATTTACTCCTATATTATAAACACATAAAGAAGAAATTAAATCATGAAAATGAACTGGTTCTCCTTTTTCTTTATTGCTATTTCTTTTTGCTCTTTCTCGTTCTTGACGCCGCAATCTGAATTTTCTTTGCATTGGACTTTCATCTTCTGGAGCTTCTTCTTCTATTGGAAGTCGATTTTGAATTCTAAGAATATTTTGAAATTTATAAAATTTATTCTTATCAATTATTCTTTTTTCCAAACCATTTCCTATAGATATAATTTTTAAATCAGAAAGTATTTGAACCTTCTCTCGAATAAAAGTGTAAAAAGCTTCTTCCATATCTAATAAAAAGGATTCATCATTCTCGCAGCTAAACATTAAATTATCAAAAACGTCAATATCCTTGGGAACATCAATTCCTTTTTTCTTATATTGATTATATAAGTCTTCGGAAGTTAATATTAAAAGGTTTAATTGCTCTTGATATTTTTCCTGTCCCATTCCTATTATTTCTTTTATTTTTAAAGGATAAACCATACAAATATTTTCAAATTGATATCCGGCCCCGAAGAGAGCTTTTAAGCTTATATCAGTCGAAAGCATATAAATTAAACCCCATTTTAAAGATAGAATATCTATCAGTTATTACATCTACTTCCCAACCTTGATATTTTAATTTTCCTAATCCTTCGACTTTCTTATCCTTTAAACTTTTCTCTATTTCTGAAATAATAGAAAATGGTCTTAAATTTATATCATTTATAACCCATTCTGATAAGGGGACATAAACTAAAACAAATAAATCTACATATTTAAATTCTGTATTAGATTCATCTACAATTGCTTTATTATAAGTTATAACAACAGTGCTTTTAGAAGAATTTTCTTCTGCATTTACTTGTGGAACAATCTTAATATTTTTATGGAGAATATCTTTTACTGGATCTAAAATATCTGGATTGTTAAGAGGGGAATCGTCTGTATATATAAGATACTTACAAAGATTCTGATTTTTTAGTAATCTTAAAGCTATCTTAGAGAGATTAGTCCCTAATTCTTCTGAATTTCTAATTCCCATTTTATCCCCCCATCCATAAGCTTTCTACTTCGATTGGTTTTTCAAAAATAATTTTTGAATCCTCTTCTGCTATAAGCTTATCCTTTCCTATTTTCAATCCTTTTATTTTAAGGATATTATTTTGGATACTTTCTATCTTAAAATTTTGATTTTCTGATCTAAATGAAATTGTTTTTTTATTATTAAAAATATTAAATTTTATAATCTCTTCAATTCTAATTTTTTCTGGCCCCACAATAATAAAGTTATTGATTTTAACGTCTGAAACTTCTATTGGGAATATTTTTTTTACTAAAGGATTTTCAATAAGAGAAACTTCACAATAAGTTTTTCCTCTTGATAAAGATGTCATTTCATCGTTTGAATATTTAACAATATTTCTATCTTTAATTTTTACTCTATATGGGTCTTCTCTTTTAATATCATTATAGTAAAAGAAAAAACCTATTTTTTTAGAATCTCCGGTCATCAAAGAAATATTTTCTCCTTCAGTAGATTGAATACTCCATTCTGCGATAGTGTCTTTAGATTTACTAAGATCCTCTTCACTTATATAATCTTCTTCAAGAGTTATATAAGAAACACCCGGAACACTTATTTTATCTATACCACTAATTCTCCAAGCTTCATCTTGAATTATTAATTTTAATCCTTTTTTTAATTTAGGATTAGTTCTCATTATCAAATTAATAACTTTATTTGGTTCATAAAAAACAGATACATCATAATTTATAGAAAATTTACTAGTTATAGATTTGGCGCCGGAACCAACGATATGAGCATTTTCTTTATATATAATTCCGTCATCAATTAATTCTATTTCTCTATCTAATTCTGTGACTTGGTATCTATTATATCCAATAGATACAAAATCATCAAGATGAAATATTAACCACTTTTTTTGTTGCTGGTTTGAAACGTTTTCTGTTATTAAAACAGTCCCATCATTCCACTTGCAAAATTTATTAGTTAAAAGATAATCTATAACTTCTTTTTCATTATTAGTTTTATTTTGAAGAATTCCATAAAAAATCTCAGAATCTTTAAATATAGTAACTTTATTAGGAGATTTTTTTAAAACTATATTAAAATCATGATTTTTTTTATTCTGAATTCTCTCTTGTATATTAAAACCATACTTATTTATTCTTTTAAAATATACTTCATCAAGGTAAGCCATTAAAATCACCTGACCTACCTAAACTATCAACTAAATTCATACATTCAAAGATAGTTTTTCTAAAATAAGTATAGTCAAGATACTTTAAACTAGACACTTTATAAAATAAAGTATAGTAATTAATCCCCTTTGAATCATCTGGGAAACCAATTAATTCAATTAAAATAGTGTCTAAAAATTTCTCCCACTCGCCTTGTTTTTCTTTCTCGCATAATAATCCAAAAAGCCTATTTTTCATTTTATTTAAATATCCAGAATAGACTTCTTTTTTTATTACCTCTTTATCATAATCAGATGATGAATTAATCATATTTTTCACCACCTGCAAGCTTAGTATAATCAAAAGGTTTTTTTAACTGGCTTTCTTTATCTATTGCTGATCTATAATATATTTTTTGCAATTTTCTATTCTTCTTCTGAACATTTTCTTGGAGCTTCAAAAATTTATCTAACAGATTAGCTTGAGAAAAATCTCTCTCGTCATACATTACTTTAACATTTTCCCAAGAATTAATAGTCCGAGATAGCCACTCTTCCTTCATTAAATTGGCAATAATCTGAATCTCATCGTCTCCAAGATCTTCCAGAAAACCATTATTATCTCTTCTTAGAGAAACTTTTGGGAATTTGAAAAAAGGAATTGCGCTCTCAAGAATTGACCTTAAATCATATAATATCATTTCTATATCTGCTTCACAATCCCAATCATCTTCCTTTACTTTTGATAAAAAAGAATCATAAATTATTTGATAAGGAGTCATTTTATCCCTCCTTAATCTTCATTTATATTCTGAACACTAGAAATTATATCTATTCCGCAAAACTTTTTAATTAAGTTACACTTATCAAAGTCTGTAAATTTCTCTTCAATTGCAACTTCAGCTATTCTATTGATTTGCTCTTTTGGCGAAATCTCAAGAGTTTCTTGAAGCTTAGATATTGGATCTACTTTTAAAAGTTTAAGAATTTGTCCTCTTGTAAGAACTTTGAATTTTTCTGGACGTCCTTCTTCCTCTAGGCCAAGATCAATACGATCCTGTTTATTTTCAATATATAAAATACCTTCTTCAAAAAGAGTTCTTACTCCGAGAGAGGTAATCCCTTCTAATAAAGTATCGAAATCAATACTTTTAGTTTCGCCCTCTTTTGCAAATTCTCTTTTAAACCTTAAATCAGGAATATTCAATCCAACAATATAATTTACCATACTTTTTACAATAACTTTTCTTCCATCAGTATTCATTATTATCTTCTCCTTTTATCTCAAAATTTAAAGGGGTGGGTGAATAGTTACCCACCCCATTTATTAATTTCTATTAGTCTAACGAAGGACCTTCATAAGTTTGAGCAATGCCAGTATTGCGATAAATTCCCCAGTTGTGATAGCTCATAATTGCGACGCCATATTTTTTGTAGGCTTGAATTTCCATAGAATTATCTCTATTTTCCCAATCCTTAACAATAGTGTCTCCCTCAAAAGCAATTTTAACGATTTTCTCTCCACCAGTTGGGAATACATAAGCGATTTGAGGGTCAATAACAGTAGTAGTATTACTCTCGTCAGTGAAAGACTGAGGGAGCTGTACGATTGGACAACCACGGAAAATTCCGATATAGCCTTTGGTTCTAATATCTTCAATGTCATTTACAGAAACATTAGGGGTGATATTAGAATTTATAGCTAGAGGACCCATTGCCGCAACAAATTCAGGAGGAGCAAAGATTACCGCGCCGTCGCCATAGGCTTTAACAGTCGCGCAAAGCTTTGCAAACTGTTCAGCTTCAAATTGACTAGCTGTAATTTTATTCGCGGCTGGACGATTTACTTCATTAATAGTCGCACGAAGAGCTTTTTGAATATCCTCATAGATATTATCTTGAATGCTTTCAGTAATAATAGAAGCCATTTCGCTAATATCTTCGTCGCCGCTTAAAAACCTCTCGAAATCAATATAAGCGGCAGTACCAATTGCATAAGTATTTACATCAACAACATCTGTGTCAAGTCTAAATGCGCGATATACGCCAGATTGAGCGGCACGAGTAACAAATCTTTTTGCACGGGCACGGCCCTTCTTTACCTTAAATTGAGGTTTGACATTATTAGGAAATTGACGAACTTCTGCAAAACGGCCCATAGTCGAAAGAACTTCATTTGGGATTATTTCATCAGCAGCTTCTTGAATAATTTCAAAAATGTCATATTTATTGCGTCTATAAGTATTATAGTCTTTAGCAAGGACAGATAGCTCTTCTCTCAAAGTTTCATTAATTTCTTCTTTGCTTGCTGTAAAATCAGTTGGTACAGTACCTTTAACAGCATGGCGAACTAAATCCTTGATTTCTTCAATATTTCTAGCCATTTTTATCTACCTCCTTATTAAATTACTGTACTTGAAACTCTACAGCATATTGACCGTCTGGCATAGTAGTTGCTTTTGCTACTTTTAAAACAGGTCCAACGGTAGGTTTTGTTTTTTGAATTTTAATAGCTCCAAGAGTTGAAATTCCTCCGTATAGAGCAGTTGTTTTAACAGAAGAAATAGCTGTCTTTAAAGCTTCTTCATTTGTAAAATCAGTTGTATCATAACAAATGCAGTTAGTTGTAAATACTTCACCAACTGTTAAATATCCCATTCTAGGATAATAACCATCTTTCTTGGTTAATTTAAAATTCTTTAAACCAGGAGTAAATTGATTATAAATTTTTTCGGTTGAATAATGGATAGCAATAGGAAGTGTTTCTGCCGCACCTGGAGCTTTAACAATCATGTTAGATACATCGACAGCTAAAAGCATTCCATTTTCTGCAACGAAATTCTCGTCAGCAAGCGCACATTGAGCTTCTACTCTACCATCTCTGGTAAAAGTTACATTATTAGGTTCAATTTGGCCATAGCCATCAATTACAAGTCTTTGTAGAGCCATTATTTATTCTCCTCCATTCTATTTCTATTTTTATGTTTCTTTAGAAGTCTTGCAGCAGGGCTTAGCGTAGCGTCTTCTCTTTCTTCATAATTTTGAAGGATTAAAGGAGATTCGCTTTTTGAGAAAAGGTTAGGATTTGATTCAACGAGTTTAAGAGCCAATTCTTTGCTTAAATCTTCAACAGTATAATCTGCAATTTTAGCAGAAAATTCAGCAATAACTGCTTCATCCAATCTTTCAGAATATTGGCTAATAACTGCTTCTTTATTAGCTTTTTCTACATTTGCTTTATAAATTTCTAATTCGCTTTTTGCAGCTTCAAGTTCTGATTTCTCAATTTCTAAAGTGGCTTTTTCAGTGGTTAGAGTATCTACTTTAGTGTTTAATTCACCAACAGTAGCTTCAAATTCCCCAATTTTACCATTGAATTCCTCAATAGTGGCATCTTTAGCAGCGATAGTAGTGGTTAAGGTTTCTACCTCTCCAATTTTACTACTAAAGGTTTCGTCAATTTTTTCATAGGTGTCGCCATTAAGAGCTTTAATAGCCTTTAGGGAATTTAATTCAGATTCGCTTACGTCCATAACATAAGTTTTTTCTCTTTCGCCTAAAGTAACTTCATTCTTTTCATCGTCTTTTGAGTATTTAACTCTATAATAACTATGAGAATCATAATCATAGACTAAAGCATAATCATCATAAATATCTAAAATGTCATATTGGATTTCATAATTTCCTTCTTCGGTGAAATTGGTATTCAGTAAAGACCAAATAGCCATATGTTTTTCACTATCAGAAAGTTTGAAATTGATAGTCATTTTTCCCTGTCCTCCTTCTAGTTTATTTCCAAGTGTTTTAGTATAATTTTTCAATTCTTCTACCATTTCAGTTAATGAAGTGGCTAACGTGTAGAAAGCGGAACCTTCAAAACACGGTTCAACTCCATCTCCCAGAGGAGTCAGTCCGATAAAACATCCATCAGTAAACTCAAAATATCTTCTACCATTAGAATATTTCCAAGTACCTGCGATGGACTTGTCATATAATTCCATTGAGTGTGATTTACCTGGTATCTCAGACGCTTCTTTGTAGCGCGCTGTCCATAACAGAACGTCTGCGCAAGCATATTCTCTTTCTACTCCATCTTTATCCATATGTTTTTCCCAAGTAATATTAGGATTCTCAGGCACAACTCCGTATGCTTTTCCGACACTACGAGTTTCTCCATGATCGGTGAAATCGTCATCGTCATAAATTCCGCATATTGGAGAATAACTAATTGTTGAAAGTAATTTTTCTGCAAACTCTTCCGATATATAAGTGTTATTTCTATTTAATCCTTTATAGAAAATTCGGACTCTTGCTTTAGAAATCACATCATTATACGGAGTTAGCTTACCAAAAACAGTGACAGGGATAGAAAGATTCACATCCTTAATATCTTCTTCCCTCATTAATTGCCACCTCCGTCTTTAGATTGCTCGTTTTCGAGAGTTCTATCACTTTTTTTGTCTTGATCTTTTTCATTATTGGGTTTTTCGCTAATATTAGATTTATTATCGCTATCGTTTTCCTTACTACTTTGAGTATGGGAAGATTGAAGAGGAATTAATTCTATATCAAGATTTAAAAGCTCAATCTCTAATTTCTTGACATCAGTAATTTCGGATTGATTTAATCCCAAGGCGACAGAAGGAACTAAAAAGCTATATCCATATTGCGCCATATCTAAGGTTTTACTAATGTACTCATCATTATTATAATAGCTAACTGGAAGAATTTTTGCGGTAAAGTTGATTTTATTGTCTCCAAATTTACTATTTAAAATATGAGATAACCAAATTCCATATGCGCCCGCGAGATACATCATCAAAGCCATATCATTTTGGATAGATTTTTCTAATGATAAATTCCCATCTGCCGCAAATACTTGTTTACTAACTCCAGCTTCACTATATATTATCTTTTCTATCTTATCTAAATTATTCGTTATTACAGATCTTGTATCTTGCATATCTTCTAAAGATACATCTCCAAAACTAGTCAGTACATCAATATCTTTATTTTTTTTCAACATACCAACAACGCCATCATGAATAACTGCTACTTCTTCTGGCTCAAAAACCAGCTCTCCGTCAGAAGTAAGAGGCATTTTTTGGATAAGTATCTTTTTTAATTCTTGAAGATCCTTATCTTTTTCAATTTCTTTATACTCTTCAAAATCTATGATAGATGGAATTACATTTAACATAAAAGGTCTTTCTTCATATAAACAAAAATGAATTCCTAAATCAGAATCTATCATATACCATTTTTTCCCATTCCTATTTTTATAAGAATTATAGGCTTTTCTTACGTCATTTGGAAAAGTAGATAAACAATCATCTCTTTTATTTTTGTCTCTTATTGTATCAAAATAAGCTAAATTTAATTCAATTACATCTACTCCATCTAAAGTCTTAAATCTTGTTCTACAATAGTCAAAAGGAAGATCTTGAATTCCAATTCCCTTTGCTCCATAGTCTCTTAAAATCCCATAATAAGCTCCTTCTACCATCGTTTTTAAAGTAAAATTTTGGCATAGTTTTTCAAAATTTAACTTATTAAAAAATTCTAAACTATCAAAATATTTCTTTTTATATTTATTCTCTGTTATTGATTTTTGATTTCCGCTCATATGGGGGATTATTACAGGAGTATATTTTAGAAAAGTAGCATAATACAACATAAAACGTCGATAGAAGCCACTTGAATAAAAGAAAGAAATTGATAAGTCTCTTAATTCATCGGGATCTCCAGATTGTATAATATTAGAAGCTTCTTCTTTTGAATAGCTTACAAAATCAGAAGCTCTTTTAAAAGAAAAACTACCAGAATAAGATTTATCAGAAGTAGAAATCATATCTTTCATACTCTTTTTAAAAAGGTCTAAATCCCTTTCATTTCTAGGAGTATTCATTTATGCACCTCCTTGAGTATAAAACACAAGTTTTCTATCTCTCCCGCCTTTACGACGCTTCTTTTTAAAATATTCGTCTTCAATTTCTTTAATTCTCCATAGTCCATATTCAAAAGAACTAAATTTATCACTTAAAGTCCGAGAATTTATTTTTTCTAACTTAATATCAGTGCCATTACCGGTTGGCTTTAATTTAAAGTTAGCCATTTCTTCAAAAAGGCGTGTCGTTAGTTCATGGGGAAGAATTCTTGCTACTCTTTGTTCAATTTTCATCTTTTGTCCTTTTTTAGTTTCTAATAATCTATTCTTAATTTCTTGCTCACGAGCAAGAAAGGAAACTTTCCCGCTATAAACTTTAGAATAACAGTTTCCGTGGATTTTACTATCTAAAGTTGAATTAGCTTTAATAACATAAATCTTAGGAATAGCTTTGGGATAAAGAGATTGACGATAATCGTCATTATTATTAGAACAATAGGCTGGATAATATTGATTGCTACTAGAATCATAAGACTCTTGAACCATATAATCCATAAGACCGACACCTACATTATTTTCAACACAAGTCGCTAATTTGTGTCCGTTATAAAATATAACTGCTATATATTACTATATAGATAAGACCATATCTTCTTCTCAAAGAGAAGGCTTCCATTTCGGCGCGCTTGCGCCTACGTCTTTCGACTGGTCGTTGAACCTTATTCAAAATCAATATTTTGAGTTAAATCTTTCCAAGACTGTTTTCTTTTTATTCTTCCTATTGTTTCTTCATTCACATTATATCTTCTAGCAATTTCAACATTTGTATATTTTTTACTAAGAAGTAACTCAATAATTTCAAAAACTTTGCTCTTTGTAAGTTTCGCGCTACCATTAACTTTAGCTCTTAAGTTATTTTTAATAGCATGATTAATATTTTCTTGGCAAGTTACCCATTCTAAATTTTCTAATTTATTATTAGTCTTATCTCCATCTTTATGATTTACTTGAAAATTTTCCATATTTTCTATTGGACAAAAATTTTCAAGCACTAATCTATGAACAGAGTATCTATGTCTTTTTCCTTCGGGAGTTTCTGAAGATACTAAAACAACTTTTAAATATCCATTTCTGTCTTCTCTTGTTGCCATATATTTATGACTTTTTTCACTCCATACTCTTCCGTCATCTGTTACATAGTAATTAAATTTTAGTGGATACTTACAAATCTTAATAAGTTTTTTCATTATTATACCTCCAAAAAAAGCATTTAATATTTAATTTTGAATCTTGGCTGCTGATTGTCCTTAGCATTACCTATTAGGAGTTTCCAGCAATTAAGAAGCTTTGCTCAACCACTCGCATGATTGAGGGGCTAGTTTCGCTAACCCGTTCCCGTCGATGACAATTTCAAGAGGGTCAAATTTCTCAATTATTTTCTTTAAATCAAGAGCCTGAATTGAGAAGTGTTTTGACTGTTCTGTCTTTCCCAAAATATAGATATTAACCAAACTTATATCAAAATCGTTTTCGTGACGGAATACTTTAAAAACAGTTACTACGGTCTGACAAGTAATTCTACCTACGTCTACTGATAATAAGTAGAAAATATTGTTAGCACCTTTAAGTTTTTGAGAGTTTTCTGGATTTATGAGCCGACGATATTTTTGAAGTCTATCATAATCAAACCAGCTATCGCTTCCGCCGCCAGTCCATTTACCTAAATACTCGCGGGCAAAAGACTCATCTTTATATGTCGCACTCATTTTAATTTCATTTAGATAGGTCTTATCAAGTAGCCCGTGCATCATAGGAACTCTATAATCACCATTTGTTTTGTTTCACAAGTTCGTTAGACTTGCTCCTTTCGGCACATAATTACTTATGTGTTCAGACTATATCATAATATAAATTTCCAAATATATCCACCATAAGTTTTAATTTTTCCATGTGCACAATCACTTAATCTTGCTCTTGGAAAATGATTAACTGTTGCTGCTTCAGTAATAGTTTCATAAGTATCAATAAGGATATTATCTAAAGAATATTTTCCTATTGGTTTTCTTCCTCCACCTTTTGTTTCATAAGTTTGGAAAGAAGAATCGTCGGAATAATTAAAATAAAATCCTTTACATAAAGGTTTAGACATGGCATTTGCATTATCAGCAATAGAGTTTATCGCTATACCTGTTAAAAAATGAGCACTTTCAAGACTTTCATAAACGCAAATTAAAGTTTTTTTCTTATCAAAACAAAAAACTTTTTTATTTAAAATGTTTAAATTATTTTTTATTGCATGAATATTGTTCTCTTTTTTTGTAACCCACTCTAAATTTGAGATAGAATTATTTAGTTTATTCCCATCTTTATGATTTACGCAATCTTTCCCAAAAGGCTTTTGAATAAATGTTTCCGCGACCATTCGATGAGCATATAAATCTTTACTAAAGCCTCCTAGTGATACTCGATAAACTAAATATCCTAACTTATTGATACTTCCTTTTAAAAATTTTTTTGTTTTTAGATTATACAATTTTCCGGTTTCATCTATTTGGTAATTAGTTGCCTGACCATTATAATAATATAATTGCATAACAAACACTCCTTTTATATTTTCTCTTTTTTCAGGAGACTTCTCCTTACTTTAGTCGTTGAACCTTCCGATTTCTCGGCTTGGCTGCTGATTGTCCTCGACTTTACTCGGTCGGAGTTCCCAGCAATTTAAAGAATTTAAAGGGGACATGATTAGAGTTTATCCCCAAACGAAAGAACTCTTAGGATTGATAATTTCATTCTCAAAACACTCGATTAGCTTCTGATACTTTTGGACTATTTCTTAATTTAAGTATCTCCAAATAAAGCCATAGGCAGTTTTTTGTTTGCCTTGTAAAGCGTTATCAATATTCACTCTTGTTTTTCCAAAAGATGCCGCAGCTTCTAATATAGAATCAAATTTTTTTATAAATTCTCCAGTAAGAGAAAATTGACCAATAACCCTTTGAGAAGTTTTATTCTTTCCGAGTATTGTTCTCTTATGTTCTTGGTTCTCTGCTGAAGTGACCCATTCTAAATTATTCATATTATTATTTAATTTATTACCATCTTTATGATTTACTTCTAAACAATCTTTTTTCCCTAGCCAGTAAATGGCAACAAGTCTGTGAATATATCTATTTTGAAATTTCTGAATATTATCAATCTTTAAAGAAACTTGTAAATATCCATTTTTTGTAATTCGTCCTTTTAAAATTCTTTTTGTTGTTTTATTTCTTACATTTCCACAATCAGAAATTTCATAATTTGAAGCTTCTTCTATTACTTTCCAATTTTCCATAATATCACCTTTTCTATTATTTTGCCTTCCGCAAAATAAGTGAAATTTCAAAAGTAATATTATAATAAAAAGATACTTAAATCCCGCGCGCTTCAATTTTAAGAGTTTCACTTAAAATCTACTCTACTCGTTAATTGTTTATAATCACTTATAAACAATCCTTTCGATAGTCTCTGAACCTTCCGATTTCTCGGCTTGGCATAGCGTTACATATAATATGCTTTCACTATTAGCAACTTAAAGTCACACCCTATTAGTATAGGTTCACGCGGTTTTACTTCGCCTATCATCGTTAATTCGCTTAGCGAAGGAGTTTCTTGTTCCAGCAGATGTCATATAAAGCTGTTGCTGGTGGTTTTCATTAGGATTCACAATCCTTGCCTTAGTTCTTCTATTAACATTAAGCAAGGGGAGAACAACTTCATTTAGAAGGTCAGCATCATGGTCCCTTACCTCATCTATCAGGCCACCATTTCGACGTCCGCCACGAGTCGAATCTAAGGCTGCTACTATGTCAAATATCGACCCATTTCTAAAAGTCATTTTTAAATAATCACTACCAGAAATATAATCATCTTTAATCAACTCTTTTCTTAAAAGAGGGAAAATATCTAAAATTTCTTCTACTTTTTCTTTCGCAATTTTCGCACCCTGTTCTTTCTTTGGCGCGCAAATAAAGCATTTGAATCCAGGCTTAAATACACACTCTAGCATTAAAGCCAAAATAGAAATAAATGTTTTAGAGAATGCACGAGGAGCTACGCAATAGTGATAACGATATCTTAGACAGGCGCGCAAGAAAATTCTTTGATAAAAGAATAGCTCAAAGTTAGAATCAACAGGAGTAATTAAATCAATAACTTAGTATTTAAGTAAGGTCGTTAATCTTACCCCATATGGCTTATAGTTTCCTATAAGAATAGACTATATCATTTTCAGTTTCTTTTCGACTCACTTGAGCCTACTCCCAAAGGGATAGTCGTTGAACCTTCTCCTATTTAGAGCTTGGCTGCTGATTGCCCATTGCTTTAGTACTTAGGATTTAACCATATACCATCTCTATAACTTTTTTCTACTTTCGTAACGTTCATACTTAGGTTTGTTTCATCCTTATATTGTAGTGTATAGAGCTTTAGGGTTTCCCAGCAATTAAAAACTTTTTCCTAGCTATTACCACTAGGCTGCCTATTTTGACAGATCAGGATATGCGGTGAAGAATTGACAATATTTTTGATATAGTTCTTCATGCTCAATAATTCTTTCTTCACTAAGCATAACTCCTTTATCTAACTCAATACCATCTCTATAAAACTTTTGTACCGCATTACTTTCATTTATTTTATTAACATCAATCATTCAATCTCCTCCTCAAATTGTTCTTCTAAATTGTAACCCGCAGCTTCAAACTTATCCAAGTCATCTTGAGGAGCATTATATTCATCTTCAAGTTCTTGAGCGATTTTTAATCCCTCAATTCTTCTTTCAATTTCCTCGCTAATCCCAGTCTCATTAACATAAAGATTTCTAACATAAAGTTGAATATTCTTCATGGTATTATCAATAATATCCTTTTCGGCGCCATCATAGAACTTATTTATCCAACCTCTTTTTTCGAGAAAGGCAAATACTTCTCCAACAGAGTTAAAATCATTTGCATTTTTAACATTCTTAGGAGTAAAATCAGCAACCTTAACTAATTTCTCATAGGAGGCAAGCTCATCTTTAAATTCTTCTTGTGCCCTAATTTTGTTATCAATTAAGAGTGAAATTTTACATAGTTTTTTCGCATTATCAACTTGAATTTCTCCAACCACATTCTGAGTATTCAAAATCCCTTGAAAGAGATTCTCTAAATAAACAAGTTCATCAGTATCATACTGCGGCCCCCACTTATCTCGAAGTTGCTGGAATTTTTCATCTTGGAGCGCAGGAATAGCATTATCTAGTTTTCCATCAGCAACTAGTTGTCTATACTTTCTAGTAGTATCGCTCCAATCGACATTCCCATACTTTCCGGCGCAGTACATTTTTGCATAAACACTAAAAGTCTTTTCCTTATTAAACTCATATAATTTTGTCCATTCTTCCGCGAGGAAAGGAATATCCGCCCATTGGCAAAGCTTATCATAAAAATCAAAATTATTCTCGTTAATCAAAAGGAAGTTTTCTATGCACTTATTGCAAATAGGCAAAGTCCCATCTGGGAAAAAAGGACTTTTAACTTTTATAAAAGAATCAGGAGTTGTACTATTATGGCACTTAGTACATTCTTTCATTAAAGCCATATTATCACCACCTTATCTAAAAAGTAAAATTAAAAGAGAAAATTTAAAATTTTCTCTTATTTAAATTCTTCTAACTTATGGATTCTATTATATTTAGCAATTTGACGGACTCGGCGTAAAAACTTATTACGTTCGGTTTTGCTAAGGCCGCAATAAAATTGAATAATTTCTTTCTCAATATTTAGAAAGTCATTTCTTAATTTATTATCTTCTGTAAAAACATTAACTTCTGCAATTTGAGCCAATCCGACAAAATCGTCAAAAGCTAATTCCATCATAGCTAATTGGAGTTCAACTGCACCATTTTCTATCTTTAAACTATTTTTAATCATTACCCTCCTCTATTATTTTATACCCATATTCTTTTGCACAAATATGTTCAATTATACAACCCCTGTTCTTCTCCCAGTTTTTAGCAAAATAACAAATATCTGCATAAGACATTTTCTCTATTGCTTTGCCTAAATACCACAAAGGAGTAGTTCTTCTAGGGGCTCTTTCAAAGAAAGAATCTATAATTTCAATAGGTTCGTCTAATAATTTTCTTACTTTACTTCTAATTCTCTCTCTTTCTTCTAAAATTTCCCTATCGCTAAGTCCGCTCATTGGATGACTAATAAAAACTCTCTTCATTAATAACTCCTTATACTGCGGCCGCACTAAAATTCTCTTTAATCCTTCTTATCTATTCTTTTGTCTATTTTTCTTATCACAATCTTTACACCTATTAGATAGCCCATCTGAACTACGACTTTTTCTCATAAATTCTCTAGTATCTTTCAACTTAATTTTCCCGCATTGATTACATTTCTTCCATTTAAACTGATTTTTTCTATTTAAATAATAATCAAAATGAAGTTTTGCCGTCTCTGATATTTCTTTGCAAATTTTTTGCTTCCATATCGTTGATATATAATTTGCAGAATGGGTTAAACCAAACTCTTTAGATAATTTTTCTTTAATAACTTCGTTTTGAATCCTTGCTTTTTTATACTCTAAAATTAATTTCTTCTGTTCATTAAAATCAGACAAATCAATATAAAAATCAAGAGTATCTAAAAGAAATCCTATTGTCGATTCAGGCTTATTTAATGCACCAATTCTCAAATCCTCATAATTTTCTAATAAATAATAAATATGATCTGGATTTCTAAAATCAATAATATATTTTGCCTCTTTATTATATTGATAATCTTCTCCCTTATATCCTCTTGGATTTAAAAATTTTTGATCTCTTCCAATAAGAACTCCTAAAGGAGCTATTGAAAAATCTGAACTCTCAATATCGAAAGGAATACTACGATCCTCTATTTGATAAACTTTTCTTGCATTAGTTCCAAACATACATATAGTAGGTTTAACCATATCTTTTAAATAAAATTGCTGGCGGCGCAAATCAATAACCATGTGTTTAAATTTATAAAGTTCAACAGAAGATAGTTTTGGTGCAGTAAAATCATTAATTTTCCCGGTATTCACATCTATAATATATTGATACCTATCAATAGTTTTCCAAAGCTCTTTTATACCCGGAATATCAAAATCTTTCTCTCTATCAATTTTTGGCTTAATATTTTTATACCTGTTTTTGTTTATGTTGAAAATGCGCTCGTCGAAAGTTGGACTTTCAATAAGTTCATCTAGTGATTCTGGCTCTTTTTTAGAATAGGAATTATATTTAGTCTTTATCTGGACTTCTTTCCGGTCAACTATTGATTCTCCAGAATCTTCGTCTTTCCCATAGAGAATATAATTCGCAATAGTTTCTAAATCAGAAGCAGAGAATTTCTTGTCACTATTATTTGCTATATACTCTTCAATATAGTCTCGTCTACCAGTTGAAGTAGGTATACTAAAGTCAAGGTTTACCATTCACTCTACTCCTATTTTTAAAATTTCTACTTTTAGTATAAACTAAAAATTGGGAAAAGTCAAGAACTAAAATTTTTATAGATTAAAATTTTAAATTTTGATTTACGAGAATAAAAATCAATTTTTACGAGATTGTTTAGAGGGTAGCCGGCATTTTTGGACTTTTTGCACAAAATTTCACAACCTATACCCCCCACCTTTGTGAGATCTAACAGCGAACATTTATTCCCCTTCCGGCCCGTCATATTGCATAAAAACATAGTATATTTTTGTTTATAATATTCATATTTACTTAGTTTGGTTATTCTGCACAAAAGAGCAAAAGAATTTTGTTTAATATGATAAACTTAAAATAAAAATAAAAAAATTAAAAAAGTGGTTGACAATGCCGATTATATGAGTATAATAATATATGTAAGGAATACAGAGACGGCCGACAAACGGCCATCAGAAAAGAGGTCATTACAATGACTGACAAAGAAAAGTATTTCCGCATGTATACGGAGAACGACGCAAGCGAAAAGGTCATCCGAGTTTTCGAGTGTTACGGCTATATCTATCATATGTTCGTAAACGTGGAGAGCCTCGCGGACAGAGTAAGGGAAACGGCAGTTTCCAGCCGCCATAGCAAGGGCGGAACGGTAGACGGTCGGAACCTGCGCTTGAGAAAAATGACAATTGCAGAAAAAGAAAACGCTGTTGCCAATGGCGCAGAAATCATTTGCACAGTTGAATTTTTCCAGCAGTTAAGACAAGAGTTTTCGAGCAACAAGGGTATTTGTGCGGAACAAGCTGTACGAAAATTCTACGGCTTAGAAGATTATAAGCTGGGCGATAAGCGGGGATTTTGGGAATGTGGCGATATTGAGTTGAACGGCAAGCAGTATTCCGTAAAATTTGATGATGCAAGCCTTTCTGCTTATAGAACGATTGAAAAAGCAGCTTTACTTAAAGATTAAATCTTGGCAAGCTACAAAGAGGAAAGAGGTTTTGAAAATGACAGCTAAAGAGATCAACCAAAAATTGGAAAAATTATCTGAACAAGAATTTTACCTCCAAATGAAAGATCGCTGGACAACGGAGGACTACGAAACAGATCAAAAAATAAATAGAGAGATCCAAAAGCTAGAGGAACAATTAAAAGAGGTGTTAAAATGAAAAAGATTTATTCAGAAATTGAGCTAGACAATCTTATTCGCGAGTATGGTTTTGAAAATAAAAAAGTTATAAAGTACGCAAAAAGACTTGACAAACAAGAAAAGGTATGTTATATTAATAATAGGGAAGGAGAATAAAGATATGAAAAAGATTTATTTTGATATGGATGGAACAGTTTATGATCTTTACGGAATTGATAATTGGCTTGAAATGCTAATAAATGAGGAAAAGGGAGCTTTTCTGATCGGCAATCCGTTGGTAGATATGAATAAATTGGAAAATATTTGTTTGTGGCTTATTAAAAAAGGTTATCAGATCGGCATTATTACTTGGTTGCCTATGGGCGCAAGTCTTGAATATTGCGAAGTTTGCACAGAAGAAAAAAGAAAATGGGCAGAAAAAAATATGCCTTATATTAGTGAGTTTTACACTCAAGAATATGGAACGCCCAAACAATATGCACCCGCTCGGCGCGCCGCTGAAATGTGGTTGATTGATGATAACCGAGAAGTTAGGGAAATGTGGGTAACAGGAAAACAAAGAAAAGCGATTGACGCAAACGAAGATATTCTAAAGGCTTTGGAAAGGATTTTAAGAAATGAAAAAGAGAATTGAAAAAATTGCCGTTGTTCTGATGTCCGTTGTTCTGCTTTGGATTTTTACAAGTTTCGTTGAAGTGAATTGCAAAAATTTGGAAGAAAATTCCACTTATTGCCCCGCAAACTTTTTCGTCATTATGACTAAAATTTCTAAATAAGAAAGGGAAAAATAAATGTTCGTCTATATTGGTTCAAGTTTAATAAATCTTGACAAGGTAAAAAGTTTAGAAATAGCAGATAAAGAAAAGATTTGCGTTCATTATAATGATAGTTGGAAATATTTTCAAACCGCAAACCCAAGACAAGACCTTGAAAATATCTTTCAGTTGATAAAAAAAAATAGTGAATAAATATTCACTATTTTTTTTATATCTGCTTGTTAAAAATTTAACAAATGCCGGCACTTTAACTTGTTAAAGTGCTAAATTATGCCGGCACCCGCTTTAACGTAGTAAAACGTTAAAGTAAAAATTTTTTGAAAAAGGGTTGACAACTGCTCCGCAATCTGTTATAATAAGAATGTACCAAGGAGAAGGAAAAGAAAGCCAAAGAAAATAAAAAAAGTTAGAAAAAAGACTTGACAACCACTTCCGATATGGTATAATAAAGACAGTCAAAAGGGTATCAAAGAGCCAGCGAAATGTAAAAGGAAATTTCAAAAAAAAATGAAAAACCGCTTGACAAGTCGCCCGCTCTATGATATAATAAAGATGTTCCCGAAAGGGAGCCAAAACAAAAACTTGCGCCTACTGCATAGTGTAGGAGAAAGAGGTTTACTATGGCTACCGAGAAGAAAATGACTGCGGCTGAAATCAAAGCGACTGCGAAAGTCAATGTGCTGTCCGAGCTGTCTGCCAAGCTGGAAGAGCTGGGCGCCGAAATGGTGGGGAATGTTGCCTACATTCCGCAGACGGTCGGTGAGCAGGAAGTCTGGGTGGAAGTTAAGCTGACCACCAAGCAGTACACCGATACCAAGGTGTCCAAGGCGTTTGATCCCTTTGTTGCTCGTGAGGAATACGAAACCGAGCAGGCGATTAAGGCGGCAGAAGCCGAGGCCAAGGCGAAAGCCAAGGCGGACAAGGCGAAGTCCAAGAAGTCCCGCTCCCGCAAGTCTGCGGACGAAAGCGAGGGCTAATCCAAGAGGGCAGAGTTTTTCTCCGCCCTTTCTTTTCCCTTTAACGCTTTAGCACTTTAGTAGGTTAAAGTGCCGGCACATCCGTCATTATTACTAAAATTTACCCGCTCTTTTCGTCGTTTTAACTATTGCTTTTTCTTTTATAATATGGTATTATATAGACACAGAAAGGGGATATATAAATGGAAAATATTAAAATGTTTTTTGAAAACCCACTTGTTTGGTCTATTGCTCTTTTCTTTATTCTTAATCTTATCAATGTTATTTTGGGAACAATGCGGTCGATTTTGACCGTAAAATCTACTCCATTTGTTTCTATGATTATCAACACGGTATCATATACTTTTTATAGTGGTATCGTCAAGTTGGTATCGGGACAAGATATGATTGTTGTTCTTGTTACTACTGCATTAACAAACATTATCGGCGTTTATATCGCCCGCTTTATTCTCGATAAAGCGAAAAAAGATAAACTTTGGAGAATTACCGCAACAATTCCCGAAAACATCGACAGCGGAGAAATTACAACACCGTTAAATAGCAAAGGTATTCAATCCGTTGTTTATATCGGTGAGGGTGTAAAACTTATTGATATTTATAGCAAGACACAAGGCGAAAGCATTGTTATAAAAGAAATTCTTGCACCGCTAAAAGTCAAATATTCCGTTGTTGAAATTGATAAGAAATTGTAAAGAATTCTGCCGAAAGGCAGATTTTCTTTTGCTTTGATACTTTACTATGCTAAATCGTAAAAGTGCCGCACCCGCGCGATTTGCACAAAAATTTCCCGCTCGATTTGTGCAATATTACATATTGCTTTTTCTTCTTGGGTATGATATAATTATGTTGTCGGTAAGGAAAGAGGTTCCCGCCGATAGAAAGGAATTGATATAATGGAACAGTTGAACCGCAGGAAAAAAATGATGGTGTTGGACATTGAAACCTTGAACAGCACCGACGACGCTTTGTCCTATGATGTGGGCTTTGTAGTCACCGACAAAAAGGGACATATCTACGAAGAACATTCTTTTGTTATTTATGATATGTTCTTTGAAGAAAAGGAGCTTATGCAATCGGCGTACTATGCGAAGAAAATTCCCGAATATCTGGACGGTATCAAAAAAGGCAATCACAAGGTTGTTACTTTTATGACGGCGTGGAAACTTATTCGGCAGGTTATGGAAAAATACGGTATTAAAGAAGTTTACGCCTACAATGCCGCTTTTGATTACGGCGGTTTGAATAGGACTTTACGCTATATCACTAAAAGTAAATACCGCTGGTTTTTCCCCTATGGCACAAAAGTTTTTTGTATCTGGCACATGGCTTGTCAAGTGCTTTTCACTCAAAAAACTTTTTGGAAAGTCGCCCTTGCTAATGAGTGGGTTACGAAATCGGGAAATTTTCAAACTTCCGCAGAAATCGCTTACCGTTATATGACAGGCAACAAGGACTTTGACGAAGAACACAAAGGATTAGATGATGTTCGGATAGAAGTACAAATCCTTTTGAAATGTATCCGACAACATAAAAAAATGAATCCGTGGATAAATCGAAGTTGTTGGAGAATACCCACGCAGGAATATAAAAAATTCCAACAAACAAAACTTTATGAAGAACTTTTCGGAAATATAGTTGACAGTCCCGAAGTTATATGATACAATATAGATAGTGAAAGGAGATGTATTTATGGAAAAGTTTTTCCGCCGTTTGAAAATGGTGAAGTATTTCAGTCGACGTGGAGCGTTCGACAAAAATTTCTGAGAATGTAAAAGAAGTCCGTCGCAAGGCGGATTTTCTTTTGCTTTATTATTTTAACACTTTACTATGATAAAGTGCCGGCACCCGCGCGATTTGCACAAAAAATTAGTGGTATGTTTGTGCAATTTACCGGTAGACAATTCCTTTTATATATGGTATTATATAGATGTTCCAAAGGGGAACACACCACGGACAGCAAGAAAAGAAACTCTCGAGATTTCAAAAGAAATTTCAAAAAAGGGGTTGACAAATCAAACTGACTGTGGTATAATAAAAATGTTCCAGAGGGAACGAAAAAATCTTAAAGAGCCGACTGCGTTAGTGTCGGAGAAAGAGGTTTACTATGGCTAACATGACTGCTGCTCAGAAGAACACCGCTATCAAGGAGAACGCTGTTGCTATGACCGTTCTGCCCGAGGGCACTATTCAGGTGGGTGACTATGCCTACGCCATCCCCACCGAAGTGGACGGCGAACTGCGGTACGCTGTCGTGACCTACACGGCGAAGAACAACAAGGCGACCAAGACCGCTGACGCTTTCGACCCCGAGGCGGCTCGTGCCGAGTGGCTGGCTGATAAGGAGATTAAGGAAAAGGCGGCCGCGGAGAAGGCCGCGGAGAAAGAGCGCAAGGCTGCGGCTCGCGCGGCGAAGAAGTCCAAGACGGACGCCGAGTAATCGGCGGGTGGGGAGAAATCCCCACCCTTTTCTTTTTTCTTTAACGCTTTAGCACTTTAAAGCGATGAAGTGCCGGCACCGACTTGTTAAATTTTTAACAAAGAAAATTTTCAAAAAGGTATTGACACTCTTCTTTCTTTATAGTATAATATAGATGTTGTAAGGGAGGACTGCTCCCGCAAATAAAAAGAAAGTAGGTAATTGTTATGAAAGAAATTCTTAGTCGGTGTGGTTTTAAGTGTTTCGCTGAAAAGGAGTTGCCCGAAAAGTCCACCAGGGGAGAATACAACTATCTCCTTATTATTCACTACAAGAACGGCAAGAAAACTATTAAAATCGGCACTACAAATAATATGGCGCGCCGTATGTATGAACATCTTGGAGCGTATCGAGCAAATATTACTGTTTGTTGGATTTCTCCTTATTTCTCAAAATATACCACTTTGCGGGTAGAGGATAATTTCAAAGACAGGATGATTAAAGAGGGCTACCGCTGGATTATGAATGACCGTTTTGAAGTTCCCGCAGATATGAAAACGGTAAAGGTGAAAGTAAGAAAGGAATATGAAATAGATATTTCCTATTGACAAAAGTGGAAAAGTGTGATATAATAAATATAGAAAATGAGAAAGGGGTAAGATTATGATTAGTCAATTTGAGGTTAAGATTAACTATCAAAAGAGGGACAAATACTTTTGTGTTACCGGAGTTTCTGCTGGAAAGAGCATGACCGAAGCAATAGAAAGAGTAGAAGAAGTTTTTGCTCAAGACCCCGAAGCGACTATTCTTTCTGTTGAAATTATGGATACTCTTGAAGGGTTCTATCAAATTTCTGATGAAGAAGTTATTATTTGAGAGGGGATAACCGAATGGAAAGAAAGATTACTACTAAAGCGGAGTTTGTCGCGGCAATTCAAAGAGAGAAAGAACGCCGCAAGAGAGCAAACGAAGCTGAGCAGAAAAAACTTGCCGCTCTCGAAATTGAGAAGAAAAAGAAAATGACTTTCATTGAAAGGGGGTTTTAATTGTGAGACTATCAAACGAAGAAGCTTATGAGATTATCTGCGCAATCAAAAGGCATTGCGAAGAATTTAATGATTGCTCCGATTGCCCGTTCTTCTCTTCTGATGGAGATTGCGCCGTTTCAGCAGAAGATGTTTCTCCTATAGATTGGGTTCCCACTCCTCCTACTAAATATAAGGTTTTAGCTTAAAAGAAGGGGAGAGCATTGCTCTCCCCTTATTGTAAAGTTATGCCGCCCTAATAATATTACAGTATGCAAATACCGCATAAAGAATATTATTGTTCGACTTTTTCTATAATTATTTTCCCGCCAGCACAAACAATTTTTAGGGGCGTATCTTCATCAATATCTAAATCGCGGCGAGTAGCAATAGGTAAAGTTATTCGACCCAAACTATCGCATTTTCTTATTACGCCTTTTTCGTTAGTAACAAAGTTTTGATTGTTAAGTTTCTCTTCAATCCGGCGCAAAGTCTTCAAAATTTCTTCTTCCATTCTTTATCACACCCCTTTATATTAGTATTATAATTTAAAACTAGAGAATTGTCAAATTTTTAACAAGTCAAATGCCGGCATTTGTTAAAAACTTAGCAAAGAAAATTCTTAAAAAGGCATTGACAATCCGCGCGCAGTCTGATATAATATAGATGTTGAAAGGAGAGATATAAAAATGAAATGTGAAGATTGTATTTACTATTATCCGGGGCCAGGAGATGAACTTCCAAGTTGTCAAGTCAGATGGCGTGACGAACCCGCTCCGTATGAACAAAAGAACGAAGAAAGGAAAGATGAAGAATGAAAGCAACCGGTATTATTAGGAGAATTGACGACCTTGGCCGTGTTGTTATCCCAAAAGAAATTCGCAGATATCTCAGTATTAAGGAAGGAGACGCTTTTGAGATTTACACCGTTGAGGGTGGCGTTTGTTTTGTTCCATATCGTTCTGATATGGACTTGAAGGATAGGATAAAAAGAATCATTGACGATTTTGAATTTGACGAAAGAGACAATGAAAAATTTCAGGAAGCAATTTCTGAATTGAAGAGAATTGAAAAGGAGTTAAGGTAAGTGCGGACAACCGCACTTTCTTTTTTATTTTTCTTTGTTAAAAATTTCACATTCTCGTAGGTGCCGGCACTTTAGCACATTAAAGCGTTAAAGTCAAGATTTCAATATTGCTCTTTCCGGCACCCGACCTAGTCGCCTTTGTCAATAGGGCCGCCTTTGTCAATAGGAGCTGTGAGCTGCATCTAACGCCTCTGTGAGCTGCGTCTGTGAGCTGGGTAAGCCCGCTCGTGAGCTGCGTTTGCGCTTTCTCTAGTTAAAGTCAAGATTAGTGAGCTGCAAAATTATCCCAAAGATAAATTTTTATATTACAAATTAGATTATTTTGCTTTAAAATTAAATTAAAAATATCTTTTCTGGAAGAACTCTCCGCGAAGACTATTTTTATAAGAAAATCGTAGCAAATTTTTAGCCGCGCCGCAAGTAAATACTATTGACAAAAATTATATATTGTGGTATAATATAATTAGAAAGAAAAGGAGAGATAGATATGAAGAATATTGTACCAAACAAGATCGGAGAAGCTATATTCACAATTAAGAAGTATTGCGAAAGCTTCCAGAACTGCGAAGGATGCCCACTCTACTCAACTAAACATAACGAATGCTTTTTTGGATCTGGCGCTCCTTACAATAGCTGGTTCAATCTTAAAAGGGAAGTATTATACTCACTAGGAGATGATAGTAAAGATGAATGATTTTGATATTCTTACTGAAGAATTAGATATAATTTCTGATAAGTGGGCGCAACGACTTAATTACCAAGGGCGGCAAGGAAAGGACACTTTTGATTGCTTGCTTTGTAGTACAGTTATGTACGAAATCGAGAGAGCAAAACAGAAAGCAAACTTGAGGATAGCAAAAGAGAGACAAAATAAAATGGATGCGAAAAGAGAAGAAGTTACTAAGAAAGGAGATAAGTGATGGCGAGTATTACTGAGCAAAGAAACGAATTATCTATGAAGAAAGTAAAAGAGTTAGAAGAAATATTCTATAAAGCCGGAATTGAATTTTATAGAACCGGATCAAATTTCAATACTCTAACATATGAGTGTGGCGAAATAGACGGGAAGCCAGTATACGGCTCTATCAAATTTACTCTCCATAAAGACGATTATGATCTTGATGATAAGATAGAGGAATTCGAAATGTTCTTTGAGGAGAGGAAACAAAAAGCTAAGGAGAAAGAAAGAAAAAAGGCTTCTCTGGAAAAGAAAGAAGCTATTAAGAAGTCTAAAGCCGCAGAAAGAAAAACAATAGAAGAAAGAGAAAAAGAGCGGCGTCGAGAATATCTGGCTTCTTTAAAAGAAAATGAATCGAGCGGGCAATAAGCCCGCTCTTTTATTATCTATTTTAAAATAGAAGAAAGAGGTAGGCTAATTAGCCTACCCCTATTTTATATACCCCTCATAAGTTTAGCTTCTTTACCTATTCCCGAATAATCAAAAATAACTGGCGCGCCATTATCATATCCATAATTACCGCTATGAATATCATTAATCCAATATTCTGAGCAAAATTCTAAAAGCCTATCAATCTCTCCGTTAGGATAAGCCCGCAGCAACTCATCTATAATCTTGCCGCACAAATTAAGAGTTTCCACGCTCTCTATTGAAAGATTACTTAGTCTACTCCAATCTTCCTCCGGCTCATATAGCTCATCATCTTCAACAAAGTTATTCGTCTTTATCCTCTTTTGAAGATAAGCTTTGCACCATGAGCATTCTCTAAAACGAGAAATTTCTGAGAAGAATTTTTCTACTCCATAATTAAGAGCATCCCTATAGGCAGACACTTCGGCTTCACACCAGTTGAAATTATCCGCTTCTGCCATAGGCATTTTAATAACGTATCTTGCGCCTCTATTCTTAGGAACTAGCACTACTTTAGTTACACCATAAAAAATTCTATAATTTACGCCATAAAATAGAGAAAAATCAATATCTTCTAGCGAAATGCCGCCCCTATTAGGAACTTTCGAGAAAAAATCATCAAGAATTTGCATATAAAACTTTTTTTCTTTCTTTTTTAGCTCAATCATAATAGATTTTTCTCCTAAAACTCATCATAATCATCAATATTTTTATAAAAATTCTTTATTTTAGAAGTCTTTTCAAGCTCATCACAATAATCTTCGAAAGTTTCTCCATACCAGTTTAAAAAGGCTTCCTCTTCATGTCCTCTATCTTCGCAGTTTACTTTTAAATCGAAATCATCAAACATTCAAATGACCTCCTTCGATTACGAGAACCCTTCCTTACCTTCTATAAATATTATACCATACTATATTAAAAAAGTCAATATTATCGACTCGTAATTCCACTAAAAATTCGCTACGATTTTTTAGTGAAAATTTTGGTTCTGATCTCTCCGAAGGAAACCCTATTTTTCATTACAAATTTGCTTCAAAATAGATTAAAAAATAATATAAAAATCTTGATTTTCCTGAGATTTTGTTCGCAGTAACCTCCCCACTTTTCCTAAGTTTCAGGGCATAAACGAGATAGGGAAATTTTTAGAGCAAGCTCCAACGTAGCGACGAGAACTAAGTAAAGCTTCGCTTTACTTAGTTCTCTCATTAGTTTTATTAAAAGTAATAATAGTAAAAATACTAAGAAAATACTTATTATATAGTTATCTACTACTACTACTACTATTCTATATAGTATAATTATTACTATTGCTTTATTATATACTTCTAATTATTCATAACTATTATTATTTTTATTTATAATTTTATTATCTTATTAATACTATCTTATAATACTATTAATATCCCCTTATTTATCTTTATTATATTACTTTATATCATTTCTTATACTAATTATTATTATTATTATTATTATTATTATTATTATTATTATTATTATTATTATTATTA